CCGCCGAATCACCCGAAGACCCGTTTCTCTAAAATTTAGTTAGCTCAATAAAAATACCAAATAGGGGGCTTGAAATACAGCCTCCTAATTTAAATTTAAAAATATGAAAATACTAACCGAAGGTTATAAATACGAATTGGAAAATCACGAACATCCAATTAATGTTCCAAACCAAACTTTACAATTCATAGAGAAACAACCCGCTCCAGAAATGTTCCCTAGCGGTTCTCTTATAACAGTTAATGAAGGTACTACAAATGAAGATATTCTTGCTGTTTTAATTGACCGTATGAATTATTTGCAGAATAAATTCTCGTGTCGCGAAAATGCTATTGTTTTAACTCACCTTGAAACGGCTTTGCTTTGGTTAGGAAAGCGTACTGCCGACCGAAAAGCCTGAAAGGTAGAAGGAATGAATTTAAAATAATTTATGCAAAAAATAGCATTTGAACTACCGTTAAATTCCGTTTCATTTGGAGATGTAAGTATCTTAATTTTAAGGACAATCTTTGAACAAGAAAGGATTAATGGCCAGAAATATGATATTTCTCTGTTTCCTATTGGTCATGTAGATTTTAGTGCTCAAACTCAAAACTTAGAATTCCAAAAATGGATTAATTCTAAAATCCAAAATGGACTTGAAAACCATTCTAAGGATACTAATATTTTCAAATTGTGGCATTTATCCAATGGAATTCAATCTTACTCAAAAAACCAGACTCTACTTTCATTCTATGAATTAGACGAGCCAACAAAGATTGAACTTAATGCCGCCAAAAATAACAAAACCCTCTTTTCGTCCAAATATACCTGCGAAATTTTCCGACAATTTGGGGTGGAAACGGGTCATATAAATTTAGCGTTTGACTCTTACAATTTTAATCAAAAACTTAAAAAGATTCACTCTGACGGGAGAATCGTTTTTAATGTTTTGGGAAAATTCGAAAAGAGAAAAGGTCATGAAAAGGTTATTAAGGCTTGGATTCGTAAATACGGAAATAATCCAAAATATGCACTCCAATGTGCTATCTTCAACCCATTTCTAGGGCGTACATCAGAAGAAATTAATAATAATAACCAACAAATAGCCTCCAGATTGGTTGATGGTAAAAAACCCTACAATGTATCTTTTTATCCTAAAATGCAAGAAACTAGCGTCTATAATGAGTTTCTAAATTCCTCTGATATAGTTTTAGGACTCTCAGGTGGTGAGGGGTGGGGTCTTGGTGAGTTTCAAAGCGTTGCATTAGGCAAACACGCCGTTTTATTAAAGGCTCACTCTTATAAAGACTGGGCAACTGACGAAATGGTAACTTGGGTAAATCCGAGTGGTAAAATACCCGCTTACGATGGATTATTCTTTCAAAAGGGTCAGTCTATTAATCAAGGTAATATCTTTAACTTTAATGAGGAAGAGTTTTTGGCGGCATGTGATACTGCCGTTCGTAAAGTCGAAAATAATAGAGTCAACCAATCTGGTTTGACGCTTCAAACTACTTATACTAAAGAAAAATTAGTGGATAATATAATTTCTCACTTAACTTAGAATGCTCCCAGAAATAACAACCCGCTCTTTTTCCAACGATTCTCAAATCTTTGACGAGGTTTTTTTTGCTAATAAGTATAAAATCAAAGGAAACAAAGACCCAAATTCACCTCAAAAGGTGTTTTTAGACATCGGTGCTCACGCAGGATTTTTCTCTTTTTTAGCTTTAAACCTCAACGTTCGTGTGTATGCCTTTGAACCTTTTGTTGATAACTTTAACCTTCTTTTAAAGAATTGCTATAATCATAATTTCGCGGCAAACTTCACCCCCTATAACGTCGGCGTATATACCGAAAAACTACTTGGAAAGTTTAGTTCCCCCGAACTTATTGGTAATGCTTATCTGGATTTCGCATATATCGGTTTATCGACTAATAGCCATAATAAAAGAGAATATCCATGTAACTGTGAAAGACTAGACGAAATATTAGCCACTTTTTGCTTCGGTGATAAAATCGACGTGCTGAAAATTTCAATAGGATATTCTGAAAGAGAGATTTTAACAGGCTCACTACTTCTAAGAGACCAAGTTAACTCAATTTGCGGTGAGATAACCGCTAATGATGTTCAGCTTTCTGAATTCAAAAAATCAATTGGAATTGCCGGTTTTGCGAGTTTTTTCTCTGAACCAGTGAAAAACGAACGTGTTGTATTTTGGGCATCTAAAACGAATTTGTCAGATAACTTTATAATATAATATGAACAAGATATTACTTTTATTATTAAGAAAATGGTGGAATCCTATTTCTATCAAAAGAATTGAAAGAACGAGTTGTTTTACAATACCAGTTTCTGATAAAAACATTATTAAAGACGCACAACAAAAAGTTTATTATATTAGAGATTTTGAAGACTTTATGAAGACTTTAAAAATTTGTATTTCTTTCCAGAATTAGCTTTAAAATTAATATTGGCTAATAAAAAAGAATTAGATATAGATATTAAAAATATAAAATCTTATAAAGTAGAATCCTTTGAAGATGTTATTAAAGGAAGAAATTAAAAATTTATGAACATTAAAATAACTGCCGAAACCACGGGCGATGAAATCTCCCAAACTATCGTAAATCAATTGGCTGCTAACCAACCTCCAATAACAGCCTCCGCTACTGATATTAAAGCTTTTGTCCTTAATAAGGATAATAAGTGGATTGAAGTAGATTATAATAAAGTTAAATTTGTATATAATAAGTAAATGCCCATTTATCTTTTCATAGATAACCGCACTGGAAAAGTTAGTGAAATTGTCCAAAAAATGGACGACAAACATGAAGCTTTTGCCGAAGACGGTTATAAATTAGATAGAATTTTTACGAAGCCGAGAGCGTCCGTGGATACTCAGGTAGACCCCAATTCTTCAAAAGACTTCATACGTAGAACCGCCAAAAATGGAATGACAATAGGCGAAATGATGGATTTATCGGCGGAATTAAGTGAAAAACGTTCAGGAACTTCCGGTCAAGACGAAATTAGACACAAAGCCGAAACTTCGTACTCGAAACGCTGCGGCGGTAAAAAGCATCCACACGCCAAGAAGCAAAAGACTTTTTTTGCTTGAAATAGTTTGAATTTTAGTCATAAATAAGCATCTAACTTTAAATGACTAAACCACGCGTCTCTATAATTACATCTTTATATAAAAGTGAATCTTTTATCGAGCACTTTCTTAATGATGTTGCGCGTCAGTCAATCTTTCCTGAGTGCGAAATTTTGCTTCTAAATGCTCAATCGCCGGAAAATGAGGAAAAATATATTTTAGATTTTCAAAAAGTTTTCCCAAATAACGTTGTTTATAAAAAACTAGACAAAAGGTATTCTGTAAATGAAACTTGTAATATGGGTATAGATTTGGCATCGTCTGATATTTTGACTATTTGGAATGTTGACGATAGAAGAGTTTTTAATTCTCTTGAATTTCAGGTTGATGAATTCGAAAAAGACCCTGCTCTTGATGTTTGTTATGGTCCGACCCTAACCACCAATATACCCAACGAATTAGTTGAAAATTGTACTTCTAATACTGGTTTTGGATGTTTTGATGCCACCTTAACTTCAATGCTGGAAAATAACTCCCCGCATTGTTTGCCAATGTGGAGAAAAGACCTTAATAAGCGTTTTGGTTATTTCAACACATCGTATACTATTGCGGCTGACTACGAAATGTGGTTAAGGGCTTTAGTTGGTGGTGCCAAATTTAAAATGATAAAAAGACTTGTGGGTTCATATTATAGAAACCCAACGGGATTATCTTCTGACCCACAGCACCTTGAAAGAGCTTGGAAAGAGATAACTGAGATTAGAAATATATACAAAAGTCCTATAGTACATCAAACTGATTTAAGAAACGAATTAGTATGAACAAAAAAGAGTTAATGTCGTGTATTTTGACTACCGCCTTTAAAAATAAAGAAGGGCATATTGCTAGTGCATTTTCAATTTTGGATTTTATGCTTAGTCTCTATAATGGTGTTATCACCAATGATGACGAATTTATCTTAAGTAAAGGACATTCCAGCCTAGCATTATACGCTATTATGTTGGCAAAAAAACAAATTTCTATTGAAGATTTTTTTTTATTTTGTGAATTTGATTCTAAACTAGGAGGACATCCATCTTCTAAGAAACTACCTAATGTAAAAATATCAACAGGCTCATTGGGTCATGGATTTCCATATGCTGTTGGAGTAGCAATGGCAAAAAAAATGAAAAAAGAAAAGGGTATCGTTTATTGTCTAATAGGAGATGGAGAAGCGAACGAAGGAACTATTTGGGAATCCGCTTTATTGGCGGGTTCTCAAAAATTAGATAATTTAGTATGTGTTATGGATTTTAATGGTTCTGGGGAAAGAGCTATTAAATTAGTTTCTTGTGTAGAGAAATTTAGGTCTTTTTTTTGGAATTCTATCGCGGTTGACGGCCATAAAGAATCAGAAATAAAAAATAGTCTTTTATTTAAAAGTAATATTCCAAAATTTATTGAACTAAGAACTATAAAAGGAAAAGGTTGTCCAATTATGGAAAATAATCCTGAATGGCATCACAAGCAGCCGTCATCTGAACAAGAACTATCTACTCTAATAGAGTCGCTATACTAATGAGAAAACAATTCTATAAACACTTATCTAATCTGTTTGTTTCAAATCCAAAGGTCGCTATTATTTTGGGTGATATTGGAGTATTTTCTTTTCAAGGGTGCTTTTCTCATGATAGTAAGCGTATTTTTAATCTTGGGATTATGGAGCAGACCATGATTGGTGTTTCTAGTGCTCTATCCGCCAATGGATTTATACCATTTGTCCATTCCATTGCTCCATTTGTAACTGAACGTTGCTATGAACAGTTGAAATTGGATTTAGGATATGAAAGCCAAAATGTGTTTGTTGTAAGCGTCGGTAATTCATATGACTATTCTGCGCTTGGTTCTACTCATCATTGCCCAAATGATTTATTAATCACTAGCGCCATTCCCAATTTTAAGACATTTTGCCCCGGAAATTCATTCGATGTAGAACAAATTATTGAAGAAAATTTAAACATCAGTCAACCAAAATATATTAGATTATCTGAACAGGAAAATAATCTAGGTAGAAGAACGGAAGATTTGGAAATATTAGACAGTTGTTCTTTTAATGGTCTTGTTATTATTGTTGGAAACGCAATTAAAGATATAAATAAATTTATTAAAAGCGATATTGATGCTTGTATATTGTACACTTATAATATATCGGATTTTAATATTGATAAATTAAATAAAATTATTTTAGAATTGGCTGTTAGGAAAAATATCATAGTTGTAGAACCATCGGCTGATTCAGGTATTATAACTAAAATAAGCCTTGGCGTTAGAAATATTTCTAAGTTAAGTCATATTGGATTTCCAAAAATCTTTCTTGATAAGTATGGTTCTAAACAAGAATTAGACAGACACTTGGGACTAGACGACGAATCAATAATCCAAAAAATCAAAAAAATATTATGAATATAAGCGCCTACATGTCCTCTGTCAAAACCTACAGATGGCTTCCCATTCATGAGCAGTTAAAAAAGACGGGTCTTTCATTTGAAATATCTGTTATTGGCCCTATTGAACCCGACTTCGCGTTACCGCCTGAAATAAAGTTTTTAAAGAGTGACGTAAAACCATCTCAATGTTTTCAAATTGCTGGTCAGAATTGTTCTGGCGAGGTGATGTTTCAATTAGTTGATGATTTAGAGTATTCGGACGGTGCTATTAAAAATATGTTTGAGGCTGTTATTTCAGCAGATAACGTTATGTCAACCTCCCACCATTTTGAGGATTCAGCAGACCTGACTCTTCAACAAAATATCGCCGGTGTTTCAGCCAATCACCTTCCTCTTTTGCCTGTTTGCGGCATGTTTCCACGCAAGGCATGGTTGGACAATAGGGGTCTAGATGTAAGATTTGATGGTATAATGAGCGAACTCGACTTTTATATGAGGCTATCAATTAATGGATATCAAACTCAATTTATAAATGGAATCGTAACAGAAATGTCATCTCACAGAAAATCTGATACTAATGGCCGTCTTAGTCATAGGTATTGGGAAAAAGACAGGGGTTCCTTTGTTAAATTATGGTCTAGTAATGGAAAATTATATCCAATTCGTAAAGATATTATGAGGCCATACAAAAACGAAGATTTGTTAACAGTTAATCAATATTATGGATAATTTTTTTAATGGAAAGAAAATCCTAATTACAGGAGCTACTGGAGTAGTTGGAGCCAACCTATATCTTGCTCTAAAAAATAGTGGCGCGATAATACATCTTAATCACCTTCATGATATAGATGAAAGATTATACACTGCTTTCGATGGATTTACTTCTATAAAATTTGATATTTGTGATGTCAAGGCTATATCAAAACTTGATGAATACGATATTATTTTCCATTGTGCTGGGTATGGCCAGCCCCAAAAATTCATTAAAAATCCAGAAAAAACTTTCTTACTTAATACTTCGTCGCTAGTGGCTTTAGCCAACAAAGTCAAAGTTGGAGGTTATTTTCTATTTATTAGCACTAGCGAAATTTACATTAATAATACTACCACCGAAGAGGACGTGTTTATTAATATAAACCCAAATAACATTAGAAATTGTTATATACTTGGTAAATTGTGTGGTGAAAATCTTCTGGAATGGACATCAAAATCGCGGGGTATAAATTTCAAAAATATTAGGCTCTGTCTTGCTTTTGGACCTTATTTCCGCCGTTCTGATACTAGAGTATTAAACGAATTGATTTTTAAGGCGATTACCCATAAAAGAATCTCTCTTATTGATGATGGTTCGGCTATACGTCAATATATCTACGTAGACGATGCTATAAAAATGATGTTAAATATCCTCATAAATGGCAAACAAAATACCTATAATATAGGTGGAAAAGAAGTGGTATCTATTTTGGATTTAGCAAAAATTATATCCAAAAAAATAAACTGTGAAATTATAGTCGGCAATTCTAAAAATAAATTAAAAAACAGTCCATCTTTCGCTGGAGTTTGTATAAAAAGATACGAGCAAGAATTTGGAGAAGTATCACTTACTAAAATTGAAGAAGGAATTGATAAATGTATCAATTGGGCTAATAAAATAATATGAAAATAGTAACAATATCAGACATAGAAAGTAATGTTGGATTCGAGATAAATCCGCTGGTTAAATCAAGGATTCTTAAAGATAGACTCCTTTATTATCCGCTTGAAGGTCAGGAGTATGACTCTTATATTTTAGAGTACCTCAAAGTATTGTCTCTAGACTTATCAAAAACCGGCGAACACCGTAAGGGAGAATGGGAAAAAGGATGGAAGGAGAACTTAGATATATTCCGCTCCAATGGTAATATTGAATCTCTAGTTCCTAAATACCACGTAAAATCAAACATTGCCAGACTTAACAATCGAATCGTGAAGAGCATTCATCCCCAATTCGATTTTAAATTACACTCTTATTTTGTTGACGCCGTTTTAACAAAATATATTCCAGACTACCAAAAAGTATGCGAATTTGGATGCGGAACAGGATACCATCTTTTTCGTTTGGAAAAATATTTTCCATTAGTTACTTTTTTAGGGTTGGATTGGTCCAAAACATCTCAAGAAATTATAAAAGAAGTGGCTCAATTTACTAAAGCTGATGTTTTTGGTCTTAATTTCGATTACTATAATCCCGATTACTCTTTTGATATAGAAGGAAACTTAATTTATACCGTCGCCTCTCTTGAACAGGTTGGAGAAAGACACGAAGAATTTTTGAAGTATCTTATTGAGAAGAAACCGGGTCTATGTGTTCATTTTGAACCCATCTCCGAAGTTTTCGATAAAGATAACAATTTATTAGATTTCCTTACAGCAAAATATTTTGAAAAACGAAATTACCTAAAAAAGTTTCTGTCTAGACTTGAAGAACTCGAACGACTTAATAAAATTAAGATTTTAGAAGTTCGCCGTCTTAATTATGGAAGCAAGTTCATTGAAGGACATACTCTAATTATATGGAAGCCTCTTTAAACGACATTCAAGAATTTTCACTTTACTCTACCGAAGATTTTCGTGGAGAAATTTACACCATCTACAAAGATGGGTCTTTGCCGATTAAATTTAACCATGATAAGATTTGTATTAGATACAAGGATGTTCTTGTTGGAATTCATGGAGACGCCAATACTTGGAAATTAATTAATTGTCTTTACGGTAGAGTTTTCTGTGTTTTGGTTGATAATCGCAAAGAGTCCAAAGATTACCTTAAGCATAAGACATATATTTTAAGTCACGAAAATAAAAAGCAACTCCTAATACCGCCGAATGTTGGTAATAGTTTCTTGGTTTTGTCTGACTTTTGTGTTTATAGTTATAAATTAAGTTATGTGGGCGAATATACTGACTGCGACAAACAATTTACTCTTCCATGGAATTCCTCAACTTTGAATATAAAATGGCCAATAACAAATCCTATTCTAAGCGAAAGAGATGCTTAAATAAATACTTTGGTTTAATTTACACATTTAACATATAATAAGTATATGGGTAGAAAATCGACATTTGAAAATTATCGTGGTAAAATTATAAATGGAGTTCAACTTTTAGATAAAAAAGGAATTATTAATGGTAGATTAATAGTAAATTGTAAATGTATCCCATGTGGGAAAATATTTGAAGAACAATTTCATAATGTCTATCATGGCGGCAGAAGAAGCTGTGGTTGTTTGGTCGGAGCCAAAAAATCAAAAAGTGTCAGGTGGAAGGGTTTTGGAGAAATAGGAAAAAGTTATTTTACCTCTCTTAAGAGGGGTGCGAAATCACGCAATTTAATTTTCGATATCTCTTTAGAATATATGTGGGAACTTTTTTTACAACAAAATAGAAAATGTATCATGACAGGAGAAGTGTTAAAATTTTCTGATTCGAGGATAAGCTGTAATGGAACGGCATCTTTAGATAGAAAAGACCCAAAAATTGGATATGTAAAAGGAAACATCCAGTGGATTAGGAAAGATATAAATTTCATGAAACAAACCAAGAATGATTTAGAATTTTTAGATATAGTGGGAAAAATATCAAAATATAGAAATTTATGAGTAAAATAAAAAATGTTATCATCACTGGCGTCTCTGGTCAGGATGGTTCTTATATGTCGGACTACTTATTGGAAAATACAGACTGTAAAGTTTTTGGCATGATTCGTCGTTCATCTAAACCCGACTATTCTAATCTTCAAAAAGCACTAAAAAATCCAAGATTTGAGTTTGTAATTGGAGATTTATCCGATTCAAACTCAATTGAAAATCTTGTAAGGGAAATTCAGCCTGATTATTTTATTAATTTTGCCGCTCAGTCTTTTGTAGGTGCTAGTTGGCAAATTTCAGAACAAACTTTTGACGTTACTGCCACTGGAGTTTTAAGAATTCTTGAGTCTATTCGTAAACACACACCACACTGCCGCTTCTATAGCGCCGGGAGTTCGGAAGAGATGGGGGACGTAATTTACTCACCACAAGATATAAATCATCCAATACGACCTCGCAGCCCCTACGCCGCCGCCAAAGCAGCCAGTCGATTTCTTACCAAGGTCTATAGAGAGTCTTATAATCTTTATGCTGTTCACTGCATTCTTTACAATCATGAATCAGAAAGACGTGGAGAAGAGTTTGTTACCCGCAAAATAACAAAAAATGTAGCCAGAATCAAGTATGCTATCGATAATAGAATTAATTTTGGTCCACTCGAATTAGGAAACATTGATTCAAAGAGGGATTGGTCACATGCTAAAGATTTTGTAGAGGGTATTTGGCTTATGATGAATCAACCAATCCTTATTGAGACTGATGGCGTCAAGCATCAAAAAGGAACTTGCTGCGGCACAATCATTGACCACAAGCCAAAAGAATACATCCTTTCCTCTGGAGAAACCCATTCTATTAGGGAGTTTGTTGAAAAGGCTTTTAAAGTAGCAGGGATTAATGGTACTTGGATTGGCAAAGGCCAAGAAGAGGTATTTATTAGAACATTAAATTATCCTAATGCTACTTTAGGTGGTGGCTGTTTAGTGAAAATTAATCCTAAATTTTATCGTCCTGCTGAAGTTGACATTCTTTTAGGTGATTCAGCTCCCGCTCGTGAAGAATTAGGCTGGAAACCAAAGATTTCGTTTGACAAACTTGTGTCTGGTATGGTATTATCAGATATAGATGAGTTCCGAAAAGCCCAAAAAGCCGCGCAAACCCAGTAATCAACAGGTACTGATTGGTAAATTTGTTGACCCATCATCATTTTCTAATAAGTACTTCTGGCCAAGGGAGATGAAAATGGCCAACAAACTCGTTGCGGAGTATAATTTGGAGTTTCTCCTCTGGGTAATCCCACCATACGGCAAGAAAGTACCTTCATTGGCATATTTTATGGCTGATTATGGTAAACAATATTTAAGTGAACAATATTTTAATTATTTAAAACAAACCACCGACCTTTCACCAAAAAACGAAAAGATTGTGCTATCTGACACTAAAATAGGAGAGGACGCGCCAATTATCAGTAGTGGGCCTAAAACATTAAAAGAATTTCTAAGTTTATTTACAAATAAAACAACATAAAATTATGGCAAAAAAAGAAAAAGAAGAGTTTATTGATTCCGTAAAAATTGCAGCAGAGAACTTTTTTAAGGCAAATAAAGATAATATTTATAGCCCCGACCAAGTATCAGAACCATTTACCGTCTCTACTGGCGTAATTGGACTTGATACTATGCTGGGAGGAGGCGTCCCTAGTGGTATTTTATGTCGTTTACTTGGGCCTCCTTCTACCGGAAAATCGTCCGAAGGTCTTTTGATTATAAAGAATTTCTTGGAAACTCGCAAGAAATCTCGTGGTTTGATTATACCTACTGAAGCTCGTCTTACCGAAAAACTTCAAAATCGTTCTGGCGTAAAATTTGTTCATAGTCCAGAGGAATGGGTTAATGGAACCTGTTTGATTTTGCCAATGAATATTTACGAAAAAATTGCTAATTTTATTTGGACTTTGGTAAAAACCAATGAACTTCATAAAAAAGAAGATAGAGAAAATTTTATTATCATGATTGATTGTATGGACTATTTAGTTCTTGCAGATGATATGAAAAAAGAACTAGGCGAATCTAATAAAGTAGCTGGTCCTCAATATTTAACCAAAATGATGTGGACAAAAATAGCTCTTCCTTTTAACGCTGGACAACATATTTTATTGGCTACTTCTCAACAAAGTGCCGCTCCTAAGATAGACAAATATGCAAAAGACCCGCTTCGTCAAGGTGGTTCTAGTGGTGGTACGAATGTCCAGTATCAAGCTTCTTTGGTGTTAGATTTTAGTTTGCGTTATGAAGGAGACTATATTCTTGCTGATGAAAATCTTGAAAAATATGACGAAAAGAAAAACCCAAAAATTGGTCATATTGTTAAGGGATTTATTCGTAAATCTGACAATGAAAAGTATGATGCAAAATTTGAATATGCCGTAAAATATGGACGTAATAATGGTAACAGTATTTGGGTCGAAAAAGATGTGCTTGACCAATTACTTACTTGGGGTCTCTTAAAAAGAGAGGGTAACAAGGAAAAAGGTTCTTTATTATTTGATGAATCCTTAATAAAAGAATTAGAATCTATAGATAAAGACATTCCTAATAAATTCAGAGGAATAAATGCTGCTTTGAAATATTTAGAATCAAACGCTGCTATTACCAACTTTTTAAATGAAAAGCTAAAAGCTAGTCTTTGCTAATGAGACTTTATGATGTAAATGGCCGACTTGTTAATAGAAATGTTAGCAAGTATTCGATAAAATGGGACGGCAAGTGTCGTTCTAATATACAATTTACTGTAAAGAAATTTCTGCGTCCTTACTGGGAGCCACACATTATGTTCGAAGAGTTTCCGGTATTTGGCACCAAATTAAAGGTAGATATCTTAAATTTGACCATGAAAATAGCCATTGAAGTTAATGGCAATCAACACGAATCTTATAATTCTTTTTTTCATAAAGGTAATCCGGCTAATTTCTTAAAAGGATTTAAGAATGATGATAAAAAAATAAAATGGCTGGAATTAAATGGATTCAAAGTAATAGAAATATACGAAAATGAAGTCCCACACCTATCCCGCGAATTCTTCAAAGAGAAATTTGACATTACACTTTAATTTTTTTTATATAAAAAATATTATTTAATAAGTGATTAAATATCCCTTATAATAAAGAAGGTGTAATTATGCTTAAGATGTCAAACACAAAAAAAATTGAACCATCAGATGGCACGATACCATTACCTGTTATTAATCAACTTAATGAACATACTGCCGGTGGATTTATATTATTTTATTTTAATAGCAAGGATGGAACCCCAGAAGAATTTATTACATTCGATTCTCCCGCTCATTGTTTAGCCCTTGAACAACATGTAGGAAACTGGTCTACAGCCATCAAAGAAATAAATATTGATATGGAAAAACACCATATTATAAGTTCCTGTCAATCTGAAAAAAAACAAGATGGTGAAGGTCAGGAAGTTTAATCTTGACATTTTTGGAAGTATTAGGCATACTATAAAGGAATATGCCCTTACAATCTCTTCAAATAGAAAAACATGTTATAGGTGGTCTAATAAATAATCAAGACGTAATCGCTGAAATTGATGGATTCGTTAAGGGAAATGACTTCGTTGCACAGCCTCATTCGACTATTTTTAATATTTTAGTTTCTTCTTATCTTGCAAAAGAGACTATTGACAAGGTTATTCTTGCTCAAAAGATTAAAAATTTAGGTATTTCATTTAAAGATAACATAAATATTTATGATTATATTGAAAGTATTTCGTTTGCTCCTATTACTAAAGAAGCTACAATTCGAGCCTGTAAAGAGTTAGTTAGGTACCGAGTTCTTAGAGATATTGATTCTACTCTTTCTGTTATGAAAGAGAAGATAAATAATAGCGGTAATGATGATTTAACCGAAACCATTTCTTCTATTGACGCTGTATATGGCCACAGAATGAATGCTTTCGAGGCCACAGACGAACCAAAAATTCTTTTTGAGGGATTTTATGATGAAGTAGAAGAACGAGGTAATAATCCAGTTAATGAAACTGGTCTAGCTACTCCATATGCGGAATTCAATCGTTTTTATGGAGGTTTTAGAAGGAAAAATCTTTATATTATAGCTGCTAGGGCCAAGGCTGGCAAAGCCCTTGAAGAAAATACTCCAATCCCAACTCCGAAAGGATTTACAAAAATAAAAGACCTTGTTATTGGAGATGAAGTGTTTGCTGTTGATGGCAGTATTACTACAGTTACAAACATAGCGAAATGGAATAATAGAAATTTATTTAAAGTAAATACTTGTGATAATCAACATGTAATTTGCGATGAAGAACACGAGTGGACTATCAAAAAACGAGTTGATTATAAATGGGAAACAATAAACACAAAATTATTATATCAATACAACAAATCACAAGAAAATAAAAAACGTCCACAAACTCCATCTTTACCTATTTCTGGTGCATTACGTCTTCCAGAAATATCTTTACCAATTGACCCATATATTTTAGGTATATGGTTGGGAGACGGAACTTCTGCTACAACACATATTACGACATCCGACAAATTTATTGTAAATAAATTAAAGGAATTTGCTGTAAAAAATAATTTAACCGTTAAAAATCCAGAAAAATATAAATATACTCTATCAAATAATTGGAAGGGAAATGTTTTTCTTGATAATCTTAAAAATCTTAATTTAATAAACAACAAACATATCCCTAGTATCTATCTAAGGGCATCCATCGACCAAAGAAAATCCCTGCTTCAAGGGCTAATTGATAGCGATGGATGTACCTCTAAAAGAAATGGCAGAGTAGAATTCTGTAATAAAAATGAAATATTATCCATTCAAACACTAGAATTAGTACATTCTATTGGTATTAAGGCTTCTATGCGAGCCAATAAATCCTCTTTATATGGAAAGGATTGTGGAATACGATATAGAATATGTTTCTTTTATAATGAAGCGTGTCTTTTACCCAGAAAAAAGATTAATTTTTCAAAAAGGAAAGAAAAATTTTCTAATAGACACATAAAGGCGGTTCCTTATGGTACCGGAAATACCGTATGTATTGAAATTAAACATAACTCTCATTTGTATCTATGCGGAAACGCCATGATTCCTACCCATAATAGTACTCTCTTAGCCGAAATGGGATGTGAAATGAGTCGTATTCATGATTGTCCTGTTTTAATATTAGATACAGAAATGTCCCGTGAAGAAGTAAAGTATCGTTCTGGTGCAGCCAAATCAGAAGTCCCACTCTGGTATCTTAAAACTGGAAATTGGCGTAAGAATCCAGAGTATGTCAGAAAAGTCAGAGAAGGGTCGGTTAAGGGTCTGCATAATAAATACCCCAAAGTATATCACATGTCGGTTGGTAATAAGTCTATTGAAGAAATAGCCTCTATCTGCCGCCGTTGGTACTTGAGAATAGTTGGTCGTGGCAAAGATTGCTTGGTTATTTATGACTATGTAAAAATGGTAGGTAATGACGAAAGACAGCGTAAGGAATATCAGGAAATGGGCGATAAAGTTGATTTCTTAAAGAAGTTGGCTGAAGAATTAGATTTGCCTATTGTAACTGCATGTCAAAATAATAGAGAGGGTGTGGTCGGTGGTCGTGAAGCCTCAGAAATCTCTGATGACGAAAGGTCAATTGGTATTTCCGACCGTATTACCCATTTCGCTTCTGGTGTGTGGATTTTCAGAAGAAGAACTCCAGAAGAAATTATTCTAGACACAGTGGAAAGTGGAACTCACAAATTAATTGAAGTAGTCTGTCGCGAACAAGGAAAGGATGCGGCTGGACACCAAGATAATATTAGACGAGTTTTTCCTGATGATAAAGTGAAATATGTTAAGAATTTCATTAATTTCAATATCAATAACTTTAGCGTTGAAGAGAGAGGGTCATTGTTAGATTCTATAGCTAGACAAAATGCCCAGTTTCGAGTAGCCAATCCCGAACCCGCCGAATTAACCTTATGAGTGTTTTAGAAGTATTAAATAACATTGGTTACGTCCAACTTAATGACTTCGGTCTTCATTGGCGTTGCGACCCCTTGTACCGTCAGTGTCGCAGTCGTAATTCTTTAGCCATTAAAAAAGACACCGGACAGTGGTTTGACCATTCAGAACGTATTGGAGGTAGTCTCGCCCAGTTAATTCAGACTACTCTTAATTTGCCTTCAATTGAAGCCACTAAACAATATTTGGGAGACTTACCTATTACCGTAGATACCAGAGAGTTGGTTGAACTTAGTGATATAAAGAAGTTCCCAATAGATATCTTAGTAAAACTCCAAAAAGACAACTCTTATTGGCGTTCTCGTGGTATTAGTGATGCTACCTTAGACCTATTTAAAGGTGGAGTGGTTAATACCAAAGGAAGGATGATAGGAAGATATGTCTTTCCTATTTTTGACGAACGAAAAGACCTCATAGGTTTTGCAGGAAGATTACTCTATAAAAGTGATACGGCTCCTAAATGGAAGTTATTGGGTCAGAAAAAGAACTTTATTTTTCCATTAGATAATGATTCCGATATTCGCAAACAGAATTCCGTTATTCTAGTTGAATCCATTGGAGATTGTTTAAAAATTATGGATTGTGGAATTTTTAATGTCTTAGTTACCTTTGGAGTTAGTCTTAGTACCAAAGTTATTCAACATCTTTTAAAACTCGACGTGGGGAAGATACTTATATCTCTTAATAATGACGAAGACGCGGGATTTGTCGGAAATCAGGCTTCAGAAGAATATAGGGCTGAATTACATAAATATTTTGATGCAAACCAAATCATTGTAGCACTGCCTACAGCCAAAGATTTCGGAGAGATGTCCTGCGAAGAAATTAAAGTCTGGAAGGAAAAGTATTTGGCATGAAAATAGAAACAGATGCAACATTTTACAAGTCTGACGAAATTTTCCAGAGAAGTTCGGCTTTAAAGACGTTTGACTCCTGTAGTTGGTCATACTACTGCAATTACGTCCTTAAATTGCCTCATATGGATAATCAGGGGGCATTAATGGGTAATTGTTGTCATTCATTCTTTGAATGTATGTTGCATCCAAGGCACAAGAAGTCATTTAAGCCAATAATTAGGGAGGAAACCGTTTGCGCCGTTCCAGCCGCAGAAAGATACGTAAGGAAATTAATAATTAAAAATAAGCTCCCCCAAACCGATACCATCTTTAATAAGATAAATGCAATGATACTTGTGGGTTTAAAGACTGATTTTTATGTAAAAGGTGGTAAAATAGTAGGAAACGAATTTAGATTTAAATGGAAAAATGAATCTCCTAGATATTCTATTTATGGTACAATTGATAAGGTTTCGCTTATTGAGAAGGGAAAAATTGTTCAAATTGATGATTTTAAGTCTTCTAAGATGAAATATTCAGGTGAAGATAAAGATTCTGGCGTCCAAGCTCTTCTATATTCATTAGCTTGCAAAAAACTATGGCCCGAATATAAACCAAAAGTTAGGTTCTTTTTCTTGCAGTTTCCTGAAGACCCAATTCAATATGCTGAATTTAGTGATGATGTTTTAAAAGGATTCGAATATTATCTAGAAAATACTCAAAAAAAGTTCGAACAATTTACCGAACGAGACGCTTATTTAAATTTCGCAGCCGACCAAGGTATGCCTTCAGATGGCTCATTCGGCGGTAAATTGTCTTGTGGATTTGCAAAAAAACCCGGCCAATTAAAGAAAGATGGGACTTCAATGTACCACTGTCCGTTTAAATTTAAATACAATTACTATGTTTTGGTTAGAGATGGAAAAGATATCAAATCTTCATTAAAAAAAGAAGAACTAATTCCTCAAGATGAAGAAACGATAGAAACTAGGTATTACGATGGCTGTCCGCGTTTTAGGGACAAATTAGATAGTATGACTGCCCCCAAAATAATTAGACCAGTACAGGTGTGTTTGTTGGACGACTTCTAATTGGGTTTTGAGAAATAAAAACTTGACAATTAAAGAAAAAACCTTTACTATATAGAGAATGATATGCAAAAGATTGCTCTATACAAATCCCATTATAGCCTCGGAAAATCAATTTTAACTCTCAACAAACCAGTCGGGGATATCGAGAAGCATCCAGTCTCAATTATCGACCTTGTTGTGCATTCTAAGCAAGATAGTTTGACGTTAGTAGAGAATAATATGACTAGTTTCTTGGAGGCTAGTTCTCGTTGTCAAGAAAAGAAAATAAAACTCATTTATGGATTGAGACTTGAATTCACGCAGGACATCTCTGCTCAGGACGAGGCTTCGCTTAAAAAGCGGGCAAAATACATAATATTTGCCAAAAATAATTTGGGGTACAAGGCTCTCATAAAAATTTGGAGCACAGCCGCAAAAGAAGGATTCTACTACAATAGCTGTATCGATTTCAAAAATCTAAAGCGTTTTTGGTGTGAAGGTTTAGTGCTTGTGGTGCCATTTTATGATTCCTTCCTGCATCTTAATTCTCTGGAAGGACACTCTCATGTGCCAGAATTTGATGGTATAAAGCCCATACTCTTTTTAGAAGATAACCAACTTCCATTTGACCCACTACTGCGTTCTAAAGCATTATTCTATGCGGAACAGAATGGATTGGATACGCTAGAAGTACAGAGTATTTTTTACAAATCTAAACTTGACTTTATTGCTTACAATACCTTCCGCTGTATTAGCGATAGAACTAATATAGAGAAACCCGAGCTAAACAATTTTGGTAGCGATTTATTCTCCTATGATAGATGGTTACAAAATAATTTATGAACAAAACTTTAAAATTAAATCTGGGGTGCGGAAAAGACATCAAAGAGAATTATATCAATGTTGACGATAATTCCATGTGGCCAGATAAATTACCCGCCAATGTTGTACCACATAATCTTAGCGTTTTTCCTTGGCCATTCAAAGATTACAGTTCCGAAGAAATCTATATGAGTCACGTACTAGAACATCTTCCAGACACCACTCGCACTTTAAAGGAAATTAAACGAATCCTAAAAATAGGAGGAATATTTTGGGGAGTAGTTCCCGTAGGTAATTCTTTAAACGGCCAAACTCATTGGCAACATTGTCGTTATTTTAACAAGTGGTCTTTCTGTGATATATCAAAAGATTTTGGTATGGAATTAATTTATTCTAAATTTGATGTCTTGCACGATACCACATTTAAACGAATTAGGAATTTAGTTCCTTTTAAAGAAGTTCTCTACAAAGCAGGATGGAATAATGCTTATGATTTGGTTCATTTTAAACTAAAGAAAATATGAAGGCATTTAAAGAAGAAAAAAATGCTGTTATTTTTACGATTACTTTTATAATAGTAATTTTTACAATTATCCGATTACTTGGACTATATGCCTCTTATCATTTATGAAAACTCATTATACTCTTGGTTTCTTATTTAGCAATGATTTTAAAAAGGTGGTGCTCATTAAGAAAAAGCGTCCAACTTGGCAAGCTGGACGACTTAATGGTGTCGGAGGACATATGGAAGAAGGAGAACGTCCTGAATTTTGTATGTATCGAGAATTCCATGAGGAAATTTGGTATAATTATCTTTCCGCTCCTACGTGGAAAGAATACGCTAGATTAGAGGCAGAAGATTTCGTTGTTGACTGTTTTGCGACCACTGGTCAGGTAGATGCATGTAATGCTAGAACCGACGAAGAAATAGTAATTATAGATACCGAATTAATTCATTCCATGAGGATTTATGACATGGTAGAAAATGTACCTTGGTTGGTTTCAATGGCAATAGATTTTCTTAAGGACGGACGCCCTTCATTTGCAACAATAAAATATGAGTAAAAAAACATTCAATAAAATCTTTAACTTCCAAACTCAGATGGCGGTTGGAGACGTGGGAGAACAGGCTTTTATAAAAGCTTATTCTAATCTAGGTCCAGTAAAAAGCAAAGACCGCGCTTTTGACTTTCACTTAAAAGATGGTAAAACCGTAGAATTAAAGAGTGATTCATATGCCATGGAAGATACCGAAAATTTCTTTATGGAAATAAGCGCCCACGGAGGACTTGGAGGACCATATAGAGCCTTAAATGATAATGTAGATTTTTTTATTTATTATTTTCTTAAAAATAAAACGTTTTTTTGGTTTGATACCAAGAAGTTATGCGCGAAACTAGACGAGTTAATATTAACTAAAAAATACAAAATAAAATCCATTCGTAGCACTTCTTGGGTGGTTGAAGGTTATACTATTCCTCGTTCTGACTTAGAGTGTGTCTTACAGAGAAAAGACGTTTTTTCTTGACTTTAAAGTAAAAGTATGGTAATCTATATAAAATGAGTGAAGAAAATTGGCTAAGATTTAGCAAAACCACCAAATATGCAGTTATTGACACAGAAACCTTTAATTTAGGTCTGACGTTTCAAACTAATAGACCTTGGCAGGTAGCAGCACTTCAGGTAGTTGGAGAAACTATTCAAAAGGAAGTTAACTGTTTTGTTAAATGGGAAGATTGTAAATTTAAAATTGGTGATGGAGCGGCTTTTGTTAATCATTTCAATCAACACGAGTTCGATAGTAAATGTATTTCTCCAGATGACGCATTCCCACAATTCTGGCCCCTATTAAAATGGGCTGACCGTATTATCTGGCATAATGGTTTACGTTTCGATATGTATATGCTGAAGGGCTATGCTGAATTTATGGGTGAGGACTGGTCATTTATTCTTCCAAAAGTCATTGATACTAAAGCCGTAGCTCAAGGAATCAAACTTGGCCGTCCGTATCAACCAAGTCAAGATAATTGGATTGATTATCAATATCGAATGGCCTCTGACCATACGAAGGGGATTAAAACCAATCTCACCACTCTTGGAAAAGAATTTGCCATCCCTTTTGATTACGAAACCTTGCACGATGGGGTCAATGACTGCCGCCTAAATCTTCTGGTTTGGAACAAATTAAAATATCAATTAGAACTTTAGTTCACGAAGGCGTATAATATGTATATGAAACCATATACCAAAACAGAAGAAAATATCCTAAAAGAACATTATAGTCTTACGGGCGTTAGTGGCGTCCAAAAATATATTAAACGCTCTGCTGATTCCATAAGGCACAAAGCAAAATCTTTAGGTATTACTAGAAAAGTCGGATTTAGACACTCCAACCTTAATTTAGACGAATTTTATGTAAAAATTACACCTAATGGAGCATACTTTCTTGGACTATTGTGGGGAGATGGGAACTTAAAGATTAACAAAAGACACAATTCTATTTCTATCACTTTGCAAGAGAAAGACTTTAATAATTTAAGATATATTTTTAATAAATTTCATATTCATAAAGTTAAAAAGAAAAAACAGAGTTGGCAACAATGTTTCAAGGCTTATATTGGTCATTTTGATTTTGCCACATTCCTTTTTGAGAACGACTATGTTGAAAAAAGCACCCTTTCTCCTTACAAGATACTATCTTTTATTAAAGATAAATACCATCATTATTTTTTAAGAGGCTGGTTTGATGCAGATGGGGCATGCAATGAACTTCCAAAAGGAAAATATCATATTTCCTTATCTGGCTCGTTCAATCAAGATTGGACGGCCTTTACAAGATTGTGCGAAAATTTAGATATAAAAACTAGAATTTATTTTGCAAATGCAAAAAACGGAAATAAGTCTTCGCACGTTTCAATAATTGGATTTAACAATATCATTCGTTTTAGAGATTTCTTATATTCGGGCAAGAAGATTGGACTTGACAGAAAAAGAAATAAATTTTACTCTATAAGACCTCCTTTGAGAGAAGGAGCGTTGAATCCATGAGCTACATCATTATCAACCATACAATGCGTCAAATAGAACGCGCCAAGCGCGGTGAAATTTCGTGGAACTCTCTCAAACAAACCAGTGGAGAAAGATGGTTCTGTCTAATTTTTGGAACCTTTTTCCTTACATTATTCGTTCTATCAATCGTAAAACAAATAATTTGCGCCAATTAACATCATGCTAATAGAACAATTTACATCACAATTTTCTGGTATAGAAAACCCTATTCGCGGGGTAAGATTGCCTCAAATTACCTTTGAAGAACGTCATCGTAAGGAATTAAAACTCGCTGACGATTGTAGTAACTTCGAATTCCTACGGGCCTTGTGTTTAAAAGGTTTCGCTAACCTAAAACTAGACAAGGGTTCAAATAAATACAAAGAATATTCTGCTCGCGTTAAATCAGAGTTAGATACCCTTAATGAACTGGGGTTTGTGGATTATATCCTTCTAGTTTGGGATGTAGTTAACTTCTGCCGCGAAAACAATATTCCAACAGGTCCGGGGCGTGGTTCCGCTGCTGGTAGCCTAGTACTTTACCTTATTGGGGTTACAAAGATTGATTCCGTCAAATATGGCCTCTATTTTGAGCGTTTTGTGTCCAAGACTCGCGCCAAAAAAACGGTTATTGATGGAATCACCTATCTTGATGGTTCTCTTATGCCTGACATCGACGTTGACTTTGATTATTACCAGCGGCAGAAGGTATTGGAGTACGTAGATTTAAAATATAAAGGTAGAACAGCTAAGATTTTAACGCTAAATAGTCTCTCTTCTAAGCTTTGTATCAAAGAAGTAGGCAAAGTACTCGGAATGAAATCTGAGGACGAAATGAGCATGGTTACAAGTATGATTCCCAAGACCCACGGAATTGTTGTTGGAATTAAAGAGTCCATTAATGGTCTCAAAGATGAAAAAACTGGTAAATGGAAAATTCAACCAACAGTCGAACTTCAGGACTGGTTTCAAGAAAATCCAATGATATTGGATAACGCTTATAAATTAGAAGACCTTGTTAAAAATAAGGGCGTCCATCCTTCAGGTATCCTAATTTCCTATGACCCGCTAGATGAATGCTGCCCAATTGAAATGTCTTCTGACAAGGAAGCGGTTTCGGGTTATGATATGAATTGGGTGTCTCTTTTCTCGGTTAAATTGGACGCCTTGGGACTCAGAAGCGTGTCTGTGGTTGATGACTGTTGTAAGTCTATTGGCATTAAAGCTGAGGATATTGATATTGATGACCCAATGATTTATCGTCAACTTCAAGATTTGAAAAATCCTCACGGACTATTTCAAATTGAAGCAGATGTCAATTATAAGGTAACTCAAAAGGTAAAACCAAGGAATCTAGAAGAATTATCAGCGGTTTTAAGTTTGGGTAGGCCCGGAGCCATTCAATTCGTTGACCAATACGCCACATTTACTAATACGGGAGTTATTAAAATGTCCAGTGGTTCCGACGCGCTTGATAAAATACTTGCTGAAACGGGAGGATGTTGTTTGTTTCAAGAAACGATGATGCGTTGTTGTAAAGAAGTGTTTGGTCTATCTCTTGAAGAGGCTGAATTAGTTCGTCGTGCCTGTGGAAAGAAGAAAAAAGAAGACATGATGAAGTTTGAAAAAATCATCAAAGAAAGCGCCAAACAAAAGAATATTGAATCTGCGGGTGAGTTTTTCTGGCAATTAATGCTTGATTCGGCTGATTATAGTTTTAACAAATCTCACGCTGTTTCGTATGCTGTTCTATCTGCCCAGACAATTTATCTCAAATTTAAATATCCTGTCCAATTTTACTTGTCATTACTTAAGATGACAAGACATGAACCAGACCCAATTGGAGAAATATCCAAGATTCACAAGGAAATGCTGGCTTTAGGAGTACAGTTACTACCGCCTAGTTTAACTGAATCAGAGGTGGGTTTCTCTATTCAGAATGGTAATATTCGTTTTGGACTTTCTTCCATAAAGGGTATTAGTGAAAAGACTATGGAGAAATTGAATGATTTTGAAAGAGTCCAATCAGATAAATTAACTCTATTTATATCTGCCAAAGCAGCGGGAATTGGTATTGGGGTTCTATCTGCGCTAATTCAAGCTGGTACTTTGGATTCTATATCTAAGAATCGTGTATTTTTGGTTTATGAAGCTCAAATCTGGAATGAGTTAACTGACCGAGAAAAAAAATATGTGCTAAATTACGCCAAGGATTATAACGGTAGTGTCGTAAAAACTGTAAAAGCACTAGTAGAAACTATTAAGGATGATAAGAGCAAACCCATTATCAAAGCTTCCAGACTCGAAACTATTAGGCGTGATACAGACCGTTTTAAAAAGATTTACGAACAAAATAGTATTAGTCAACCGTTTGCCAACTGGTGGTACGAAAATAAGTTACTTGGCTATACCCATCAACAAACATTAATGGAAATATTCCATGACAAAATTGACTCTTTAGAAAGCGTTTCTCAAATTAAAACATATCCCGCAAAAACAGAATGTGATTTTATTGGTATCGTAGATGAAGCCGGAAAAACTTCTAAATCTAAAGCCGGAACTCCATACGCTAAATTCCAAATTTCTGATGAAACTGGTTCATTGAGGGTTATGATTTTTGGTATATCTGATAAACAGAAGACTTCAAAAGGAAGATTTAATAGAGATAAGTTACAGGAATGTAAGGACTTAAATGGCTCCCTTCCAAAAGAAGGCGACATAGTCATTGTCAAAGGACAAAAAATGGAAGATGATTGTTTGTTCGCAGATACAATCGCATGTCAGCAAAATAAAATCTATACCAAGCTATCTGAAATAAAATAACAATTTAAATAATTTTTGGGGGCGTAAGCAAAGTACATCCTACGAAAAAATTCGTATTGGCACTGCGTATCTTACGTTCCCCAACTTAAATTTATTTACACCTTGAAATTTTGCAAATTAACAGCCATTGTCAATGAGTTTCCCTCGCTCGTTAATATGCCAGAAAGATTTCCAGAATCCAGAATATTAGTCGTGCCTTCTCCAGAAAAAATACATACTCCAGTGTTATAAATCGAATTTGTGGATGTGGAATCTATAAAACCATATTGGGCAATCGCTTTATATGTAACATTTTCCGATAAATTAAAGCCAGTGGCGCTAATTTTTTGGCCTTGAGATGCGCTAAACGTTAAATAACTCCCCATAAAGACATTTCCATCATCAGGCGGCATTTGTTCATATATAAGTTCAGGATTTAATAGTCCTAAGTCACTCCAAGCTGGCCACAAGAAAGAATTATAACCAGAATCAAAATATGGCGAGGCGTTGGTATAAATATCTCCACCAGTAATATAAAAATAATTTTGACGAGACTTCATATATGATGGCGCTGGCAAAACCGGCTGATAACCACTTCCAGAAGGGATATTAAAAATACCAGTCGGTATTCTACTAAGAACATCTGAAACATAAATCGGTTGAAATAGTCCAGATAAAGACCTTGCTCCAGAAATACCGGAGAGACATATCCCGTCACTTATGACGGCACTTTCAGCTTGTCCCGTATATCCAAATATTCCACTAACAATACATTCACCAGAAGGTACAATTATTTGTTGACTTTGATAAGGAATTTGTCCTATTCCCGAAATTAACAAATTATTAATTGTGAAAGAAATCCTTGTAACATCCCTAATACCAGTAAAATATGCATTAGGTGTTTTTTTTGACCAATAATATGCCGTTGGATTTCTGGGATAAGTAGTGTTACCGAACGCATCTACACCAGTAGGAACAATGCTATAAAAATCAATATCTGGTTGAGGATAAAAAATAGTACTATTTATTGCTGTTTCGTATGTGAATGATTGTCCTACAAGACTTTGAAAATCAAAATTTTGGAATGGAACACTAAACTGACTTTCAGCATTATTATTAATAAATCTTGAAAAATCCAAATACCTAGAGTCACCAAATTGAGAAGAGTGCTCTTCTCCATTAACTGGGTCGTCAAAAGAATTAGAAGCAAAAATTTTTCTTGCCCTAATAGTAGCTAAAGATTTTGACGAAAATCCCATTAGTGTTCCAGTATTTCCTGAAATATTAATATTAGCTATAGTACCTTCTGGAATTAATCCAAAAGTAGTAATAACAGGACTTCTATTATTAATACCGGGGGCAATACCAGAGTCTAATACGAAATTTTGTGCAATTGTAGGGCAAACTCCAACAGAACCAGTTTGAGTTATTGGAATATTATTTAATAACAAAACTCCACTAGGAAATAATAAATTTCCTGTTGCTACACATAATTCTACATCTCTATCAAAAGGTCCAATATTTAGACCCCCACTAGAATATAAGACTCCGGTATTATAAAAAAGTGGAAATGACGTAGATAAATCAAAATCAAAATAATATTCTGTCCCAATCCACCTAGAATTAAAATTAATACCCTGAGACGAAATGATACTTGTGAACGGCTGAACATTATAATTGTAGTAATAAGGGTAATAATTTAAATTTTTAGAATAAATATTTAATCCAGAAGATGTTAATCCCAAGACAAACAGGTAGTTGTCGTTTTCTGGTGCTCTTACATGATAAAATGAATCGGAATTTGCTCCTATGAAACAAGGATTACAGTCTTCTGCTATTCTAGTCCCCCATTGAAAAATATTTACATCATACCAAGCGTCTCCGATTATTCCATGAGGATGATTTCCTCCTTCTGACTCGGCACCACTACCAATTCTGCCCCCAATATATTTATAAAAAATTGGGTCTTGTCCACTAAAAAACGTATTTCCATCTAAAAGTGCCCCACTGTCTCCATTTAATGATATTGTTTGATTTCCTTCAAAACACGATACACCAGCTCCATTTGTATAATTATTTATTCCTGAGTCAAGTACTAAAGAAGATATAAGTTCCCCAGATTCTAAATTAAAAATCGGAAACGTATAATTCATTGTGCCACTCATTGTTTTCCCAGTGTAACCCCAAAATAATGGCTTTTGGGCAGGACTTAAAATATAGATAGAACCACTTTTGTTTATTCCTGTCATTACAGTCTTTGTAGTTGTCCCTGAAATAGCTTTGACTCCGCAGTTCCATCTAGATGTTATATAATCAGTACCGAAATTTGAATTATATAAAAAAGAATTTAACGAAGGGTCTGAAGTAAAATTTATTGAAGGAACATAATTTGAATCCACCATATTAAAACCAAGATAAGCAGAATATTGGAAACCCCCATTTTGAAGGTAAAAACCAGTATTAGAGAAGGAATACGAGGAGTCAAAATTATGATTATCTGGAACAAAAGGCTCAGCCATACTACTTTTTAATTTTCCCGTTAAAGAATAGCCGGTCGCTCTTATTGCATTTGGATAAATGTATTGTCCGTATTGATTTTTTAAACAATAGACTTCGGTTACTGTTTCTTCGTTAACTTGTATATTGTAATTTACTGATGTAGGAAAACCGTTAATAGAAGCCGAATAGTCCTGAAATACCGCTTGAGCGTTAGGATAAAGAAATGTATTTTCATAACTTAAATAAGGCCCACTAGAGTAACGAGGAATAAAATTTTCTACTTTTTGGGTATTATATATTGCTCCATAATTAGAAGGATTTCCAATCACAGAACTAGGAATAGGAGCAAAAATAGACCAACCAGTATTGACCGCGCCCAATGTTCCATCTGGATAATAAGAATATAAAATAGGTTTGCCAAAATAATTAACACCAGTAGATGTATCTCCTGTAATAATAAATGCATATTGTTGAACCAAAGGATATACTATCCCACCAACGCCAGTAAATCCAGAAATATAGTTTATTTTTGAATAAGAAGAACCAATGGTGTTTGAATATTCTAATAATAGTTGATTCAAGGAAACTAAATTTCCACTTAAATAGTATTGATATCCAGTATATGAATAACCCGCATTTAATTCTAAACTTTGAGAACCAGAAACCCCACTCCCTCCAAAATTATCACCAATAGCTAAACATTTTTTTGTTACATCGTCGTAAGTTGAAATTCCAGAAGAAGTTATTATATTATAAATCGGTATGCTTGTCTGGGCTGAAAACACAGGATAATGAACGGAAGATTCTCCGGTAGATATTAGATTATAGTTGGAGATGTTATAACTACCCCCAGACAACATTGCGGCTCTCATTACTATAGAAGGATAACTAGGAAATGATATATTATCAAACGTTTGATAAAAGGCAAACCCCGGCAACGTAGGATTATTGTTACTTAATTGAGGAGGACCAACAACTCCAGTACAAGTTAAAGTCCCATCTCCTGTATCAGTTGCGTTATTATAAGGAGATGTATTTATATTTAATGCTCTTTTTGTTACTCTTCCAGTGTCCATTTCTGGATTCATTTGTAAAAACTCATAATTTTTTGCTAAAGAATCCTTTAATTCTAATGGTGCAAATTTCCAACCCGTCCAATTATTGAGCCAGCCAGTATATCCACAACCAGCAGAACAATGTCCCATTCCATCAGTTCCTAGACAATATTTATAAAGAACCCATTTAGGACTATTATCCCCTTGGTGCATACTCATAAAAGGTAAACCAGTTCCAGTATAATCCGCCCAAATAAATAACTCTTGATTGGTATTAGTAAAATCACCAAGTCCCCAAGAACAATAAAAATCATTAGTTAAAATATTCGTCCTTCCATTTCCATATTCATTATTCGAACTAAAAAATCCTTGTGAATCTACCTGACCACCACTAATAAGATATTGGAAATATCCACTAGAATTTCTTTCATTTGAATATAAAATATCGTTATTAGAGTGGTAGTCATTATAATTTAAAACAGCTTCATCAAAAGACACATATGCTGCTTCTGTAGCAGAATCAAAATAACCCGAACTATCAGGCCCGTCATTAAATTCTCTAAAAAATTTTATACCAGAAATTGGGCCTATATAGGTATCTGGATTGATACATGGAGAGTTTGTAATAACTGACAATACTAAAGTCCCAGTATTTGTCGTAATATTCTGGTTAAACTGAATACATGGAGTCAAACCCGATGGAATAGATGGATAAATAAATTCCCCAGATACAAAATAGTATTGGTTTTCAGAATCTTTTATATTCTGGGCTAAACTATTAAAATTAGGATTGGCAAAAAGTACTGATGAATCATACCAATTATAATTAATGGCTTTTTGAATATCTCCCGAACTTCCTGATATTTGTGCTAATGCACCGTTGACCCCAGATAAACTAAAACTTTCTATCGCGGCTGAAACGCCAGAATTTGTTACCGAATAAAACGGACCTCCATAATAATAATTAAGAACACCACAAAAAGAATTAATATATCCAACCACCATCGACTCTTCAATATTTGGGAAATTAGCGTAAGAATAGATTATTGCAGCAGTGCCAATTAATGCATTTCCATTCATCCCCAAAATATTCCCTACTGAATCTTCTAATAAACTGGTATAAGCATCAGAAGAACCAAATCCAGAAGTTGTAAATCCTGTTTGGGCGTTAAATATGTTATAAACGTAAATTCCGTCGCCAGTCGTTGCACCAAAACCCGATGCCAGAGACGATAATACCGCCAAAGCATTATTCCCAGAACCACCACAACGAGCATACGCTGCCGCACTCGCTACCCCAAACATTTGACTGACTATACTCATATGTTATATTATAGATTAACCGACGCCGATGCCAAAACCGAATTAGACATGAAACTTGAGCGTTGTGATTCCTGATACATCGATGAACCATAATTTAGAGTCGGTGTAATATAATTACAGTGGTCAGCCCCACCATCAAAACATGGAGAAAAACCATTCAATTCAACCCCCGAAAGACTATATCCCCCAGCAAAAAGTGCCCCTGTTAAATATTGTAAGTGAGGAGTTCCAAAAGCTCCTCTAAAATATGTTCCAGATGCATCTATTAAAGTCATATTTTGGGTTGTATTACCAATTACTGGACTATTTGCTACAATTCGATATCCATGACCACTGGGATAATTAGTTGTTAATTCTTGTTGTTTTCCTCCTGCTAAAAAACCAAATTGATATCTCATACTTAAACATGGGTCGAAACAGTCTCCATTTTTTAAATCAGAATCTGAACATCCATATAATTGAAATTCTTGATTTTGAGCAAAATAAATTCCAGACTGAACATACTCTGATGTTATTCCTGAATTATCTGGTAAATACCCCAAAAATACATCACCATAAGCCCTACCTTCTTGTCCAGAATCGGCGATTACACCAAATCGCGTTGTTTTAACTCCCTGTAGATTTTCAGGACCAAATACTTGTAATCTGGCATTGTTCATTGTTGCGATGTCTTTTGTCGATTGGCCATATTTAATACTTAAACCATAAATTGCCGGAGCATCATATTGTTGTGAATAATTCTGGTTCCATCCATAAGAATAGAAACCTTGTGATACTCCATTTCCATTTCTGTCTCTATTCTGAGGGCGAGTCTTCCAATGATAAGCATATGGTCCAAACAAAGGATATCTTTCTAAGTAAGTATTATTAGGCTTACCAAGCCAAAAATACTGCATTGAACTATTAGTACTTCTTAGCCCCGGACTCATATAATTTAAATTAACTACGTTTTTCTTTTTAAGCGTATCGCAATAATCATAAAAAGAACTAAAACCCTCAATCCAATAAATCATATTTCTTCCAAGGCCATTTTTATGCCAACCACAGTTATCTCCCGCTAAAACCCCATCACTAAGAAGATTTTTCTTAAGCGTTTCAAAATCTGATGCAGATAATTGATAAGGAGTCTGAGAAAGTATGGATTGTGGAGAGTTCCAACCAAATAAATGAATGGTGCCTAAGTTATTACCCCATTGCCATTGGCCAATTCCCGGTGATATTGTTACTTGTCCAGCGTTTGTAATTTCCACAGAAGGGACATATAATTCACCAGCGTTTCCTAATTGGTTCCATTCGACTCCATATTTTCCATCGGTATCAACTATCGGATATTGCATATTAGCCCAATGAACAACACCATTTATGACTACCCTTATACCATCCTGCATAGAAGCCATTTCATAATTCGTACATACCGGCAAATGATTTCTTCCATAAAGGAAATCTCCATCTGTTTGAGTTAACGTCTTTGTATACTTTGCTAAAGAACCATAATGTAACATTCTTCCCCAATCTTCAATAAGTCCCCTTGTATCATATAAAGTTCCGGGTGTATAACTTTGACCCGCTCCTCTATATCCCCACAAACCCAAAAATTTATAAGAATATACATCTCCCCATCCAGCGTTAGGAGGAGGTAATTGTTCTTCTACCACATCTTCTGGAATAGCGTATGGGTCATTGACAAAACCGGCATAATTTTCAACACCTGAAGATTCCATATTAACTGAATAACTATTAGTACTATCTTGGAATGAAACCGTTGGAGCCGCTCCGACATTACCACCATTTAAAATACTTAAATCAAATTTTAACCAATTTTCAATAAATAATTTTGATGGTTCACTAATTCTAATTCCAAACCTACCTTTAACCATACAAAAGTAATAATATTGGTCGTCTATCCCTTTTTCAGCCCCTTTAATAAAGGTCATGTAAAAATTATTCTGTTTGGCCGTTTGATAATTCGAATCATTAATAAATTCATAAGACCAAGCGGGATTGTATGAATTATAGGGTGGTATACATGCTTGAGGATGAATTAATGTACAAACTGGTCCATTACCCTCTAATGGGCACCAATTTCCAGTAGGACTAGCTGGGTCAAGAGCACCCCAATTAGGATTAAGAAGAAAATTTCTAAAATCATTTCCAGCGAATGTTCCTATACACGAACTAATTGGAATACGATACCACTGATAAGATAGCGGGTAAAGATTGTTGTAATTTTCATCAACCATTTTGAGTTTGGTAGTCCAATAAACAATTTCGGGATAGCGAATATTTATCTTATCTTCGGGGATAGTGTGATAATCTACTGCTAAAGCACGAAAAGTGGGTGATTGACCTATTTTACAGTATGTTGTATTAAATGGCTGTTGAATAAAAATTGGAGTAAAGCACGAAAAATTTCCCTGAAGTTTCCCAATGCCATTATATCCCATAGCCAACCATCCATTACCCACATATCCTTCTCCCATGACTGTTCCTGTAACAACTGGTTCATAAGTTGGGATTGGTAACTCTGCGCTGATATTAGAATTGAAATATCCGGGATAGAATGATGAATTATTTATATTTGCCACTTCTCCGATAAAACTACTTAGTCCAGATACGTTTTGCCCATTACCATAAGTACCCAAAAAGAATGACCTTGTTAAACCGCTATCTGCAAAGTAATGATTCAAACCAAAACCACCGTAAGCTTTCCCCCAATTAATACTGTTAATAAAATTACCAGCTTTGTCGTAACTAAAGGCTATTTTATTAGTAGGGTATAGGTCTATTGGATTTCCTTTAATATAATTTTCCAAATATCTCGACGACATTCTTTGTTGTTTCGCCGACGCCAAACCACTATAAAAATTTGTGTCAATATTCCCAACGGATTGCAATACTACATATCCATATGTATTTTCTATATTAGTCCAATGATAATTATCACCGGCTCCGGTTAAAATTCCATTTAAACTTTGTTTAAAATTCATGTATACATCATTATTACTTAGAATAGGATATATCATCCCGGTAGCGTATAGCACAGAGGCCGCGCCACTTTCAAATAATGGTTGGCCATTTAACAAAGAGTAAATTCCACTAGGGAAAACAGCACTTAATCCATTAAATAAATTATTATACAACACTAAGAAACTCTGATTACCAGTTAACGCATTATAATCAGAAGATTGAGCTATTAAACCTGAATTAGCCCATAGAAATAATGCCATATTCAAACTATAGAAATCAGAACTATCTTGTTCGGCTTGTGCAACATTAAGTAGATTGGCGTATGCGGCAAAACTCCAATTAATTCCTGCGTCACCATTTAAAACGGTGTCAGTGGTTCCATCCGTAGAGGTATAAGTCACTCCTGTATCTATTTCCACGGCATCTGGATAAGCTGGATTACCACTAACCGCATAATCAAAAGGTAAACTAACACAGCCATTAAAAAACCTTGTTCCATAAAAGCCAAATTTGTTTAATGCGGCATAATAGGGAATATCAAAGTAATAGGACGGACAAGCATAAATTGAAGCACCAAATGTATGTGGGAGAAAATTTACTGTTTCTGGACATTGACGCCTAGCCCAATAATCATCAGAATCAGCTAAGGTATAATTAAACAATTCGCTTCCAAATGCTGGTTGATTAGAAGTGGCTGCGATACCTACATTACCTCCATTATTATCTTGTCCATTACTAAATGGAAAACCGTCAGAGTTTTCTTTATAGAGTAGGTGCCATATATTCCACCAATTAAAAAAATCAAAATTAGAAGTCGAATCTGTATTATCAACATCAGGAGCGTCTAACAGAAAACTTTCTACAGAAGTTCCAACACCATTTAAGGAACCTTCTGCTACTAATCCCGGACACGTAGGCATAACATTAAAAATAGAATACTGTTGAGATATAGTATAATAAGGAACTGGTCTACCTGAGATATAGGAAACTATATTTTCGTTTTGAGCAGAAGTAGTACCATCGCCATTTGGTACATTAGGAAGACCGCTAGAAGTAAAAGCATAACGATACACCGTGTTAATAGCAAAATTATCTAACGATGTTGGAATTGGGTTGGTATTGTAATAAGTATTACCGGCGACTGAAGATGCTGTTCCGCCAATTATGTTATATTGAACTTCGTCCCAATAAAACGCCACACTTAAATCTTGTGGACACGCAATAGCAGGAGAATTGATAAAAGCGGTTGCACTAGTAGAAGACGCACTAATACCGGGGTCAAGTTGGGTGTTAATTCCGAATAAATCATTATATTCGCTATTCGTTAATGTCGAACAAGAACCGTTTTCGGCTAAAGCATCTGTACCGTCTTGGTTCATTTGATAAATACTGGCGTTTTGACCAAAAGGTGGGGCGAAATATCCGTCTTGACAAAAGGCGTTGTAGAAGTTGTAACCTGAATACCAACAATTTGAATCTGAGCCGACTCCATGGCAAACGCCTATTAATGGCTGAGAGATTCGATAGTAGAGGTATCCGCTTAGGTCAGAAGCATTTGCTGTCGCACCAGAAATTACACCCGTTGGACTTTGCAGGTACCCTGAATCGATGTTAGCGTTCCCAGATTGGAAGAATACTAAAATTCCGGTAACACCTGTTGCGTTAAGGCCGTTTGCGATTAAACTCGGAGCTATATTATCATCAAGAATTGAATTACCTGTGGACAACCCACTTTGGGATAACCATAAAGAGTAATTTCCATCGAAAATATTATTAACGATGACGCCTGAACCTGTGATATTCATCCATTATTAATACACTTTTTTGACTTTAAAGAGGTTTTTTTGAATTATTTGTTTCTAAAACACTCTAATCTAGTATAATAAATAAAACTAAAATTATTAAAAATATGCAAAAAATTCTCGCCTTTTACAAACCAAATTCAAAAAACAGCGGCCACTGCGCCAGCTTTAGTCAATCCCCCAAAGACGGAACCATTTTTGCGTCAATCCTCAAACAATCAGGGTGGAATGACGAAAAGAAAATTGGTTCTTTCTTGGAAAGTCGTAATGACCCCCTTAAAAACGTTAACGTTAAACTCTCTCAAACTGAAGCCGCTGCTATTTTAGACTGCTTAGAAAGAAATAGACCGCTATCTACCGTCCATGATTCGGACACATCACTTAAGACAATTCAGTTCACGCCTTGGATGAATAAACCCTTAAATCCAGAAGATAAGGCTACTCAAAAAGGTTTCTCTTTTTCAATATCAATAACAAACAAGCAGGATTCTACTTCACCAAAATTAGCTTTTTATATTGGTTTTTCATTTTCTGAGGGCAGACTTATTCGCTCATACTTAGACGAATCCTTAAGAAGGTCGTTTGAAAGTGTGGAAGTAGTTGATTCAATTTAAATATGGAAACTTCTAGAAAAAAAAGAGTGATGATTCACTCAGATTTTCCGCTCGCACTCACTGGCTTCGGAAAACATTGCCGCAACATAATGGAATATCTCCATGCAACAAATAAATATGAACTTTGTAATCTGGCGGTTGGTAGTATGGCAAATGCTCCTGACCTAACTAGAACCCCTTGGAAAACAATGGGTACAGTTGAACCACAAAAAATCGAAGCATTAAGAAGTCAAAATGACCCAAAAAATTGGGACGGTATTTTGAGGATGGCTGGTTATGGCCAATTTATAATTCAAGACGCGGTAAAAGAATTTAAGCCAGATGTTCTATTTAGTATTCAGGATATTTGGGGTATTGATTTTTGTCTTCAAGCTCCTTGGTTTGATAAAATAACATGTGTTCAATGGACCACTCTTGACTCACTTCCTATTTTAGACAAAGCTATTCTAGCTGCAAAGAAATCCAAAAACTTTTGGTCTTGGGCAGAATTCGCCACTAAAGCTCTTCACGACGTAAACCATAAACACGTTAAAACTGTTCGTGGTTCACTAAATGTAAAGAATTTTTTTAAGTTAGATAATTCCAAAAGACTTTCTTTGCGTGAAAAATTTGGTATTTCTCCTGATACTTTTGTGATTGGATTTGTATTTAGAAATCAACTAAGAAAAAGCGTCCCAAATCTTATTAAAGGATTCAAGTTATTTAGGCAAAATAATCCTACAACCAAAACCAAGTTACTACTTCACACGCATTGGAATGAAGGTTGGAATATCAAGAAACTCTGCGAGGAACATCAGGTTCCTTTATCTGACATTTTAACAACTTATGTTTGTCGTGGATGCCGTAAATATGAAATTAAAAACTTCAGCAATAATGAAGTAGATTGTAAATTTTGTAATGGTAAAAATACCCAAATAACTACAGGACCGGGATTTGGGGTATCAGAAGAACAATTAAATGAAGTCTATAATCTAATGGATTGTTATGCTCACCCGTTTACTAGTGGAGGAATGGAAATTCCATGTTTTGAAGCTAAGTTAGTGGAATTAGTGACTCTCGTTACTAATTATAGTTGTGGAGAAGATTTGTGTGAAGACCCCGCTGGTTCATTACCATTGGAGTGGAACGAATATCGAGAACCAGACACGATGTTTATTAAAGCGAGTACGAATCCTAATTCTATCTGCAAACAACTAACCAAAGTACTCAATATGAAACCTGAGACTAAAAAAGAATTTGGGAAAAAGGGTCGTCAATGGGTGATTGACAATTTTTCAATTGAAGTAATAGGAAAGTTTCTTGAAGAATTTATTGATAATGCTCCTGCGATTACTGACGAATCGATATTCGAACCAATAAAAATAAACCCCAATCCGTATTATGTCATGCCAGCTAATATTTTGGATGACTCTCAATGGATAACCCACCTTTATCATAATATCTTAGACCGTAAAGAAATTGACGCTATAGACGAGGGTCACAAACACTGGATGGGTAGAATAAACAAGGAATTAAGTAGAGAACATATTGAAAAATATTTCCGCGAAGTTGCATTTAAAACTTTGCAAGAGCAAAAAGCTGGTGGGGTAAAATTCGAAGACTTACTTAATCCCAATGATAAAGGGCGCGTATTAGTTGTTATTAATGGCGATGACAAAGACGTTTTTAATGCTACTTCTATTTTCGAGTCCATAAAATCCAGATATCCAGACTGGAAATTATATGTATCGACTCACGCACAATATGGTCCTATTTTGGATGGAAATTTGCTTGTAGATAAATGGATTCCTCACAATCCAATCCTTGAGAATTATATTTTCACAGAAGGCAATAATCAAAGTAAGGGATTTTTTAATGTTTGCTATAATTTACCCTGCCAGCCAACTCCTCATAATGACTTAGATAAAATAGATTCAAATCTTATAACTACCACACCCCCTCTAGGTAGTATTAATTATTCCTCAACTCAGATTGAAAAGTCTCTAGAAGACCCTTCTGTGAGAATTTTTCCTTATATTCCACAAATTCAAATGACGGGTATTCCACCCAAAATTTCTGATTTGAGAAAAAATGGAACTGCCGGATTAGGAACAATAGGTTATTTCTATGATGATTCTGGTAATTTAATAAATGCCAGTAAAATAAATTCGTTTCTTTAATATATGAATAAATTAACTAAAATTTCTCTATCTACTGGTTCTAAAATTAGCAAGCCATATATTTATACTCAGTTTTTCCCACTGCCATTTGACAAGTATATTACTTTTCATTCTGATAACGTAGGAACTGCTAAGAATTATGATTATATTCAAGATGTTATTAATATTTTATTACCCGTTTTAAATAAAGAAAACATTAAAATCGTTCAACTCGGTGCGGCGACCGATAGACAGTTCTCTAATTGTGTTTCTTTACGTGGTAATACTAGCGTCAATCAAACCGCTTATATCATTCAAAATTCCATGTTGCATTTTGGGGTAGATGGATTTTCTACCCATATCGCGGCTAGTTTTGATATTCCACTAGTTAGTTTATTTTCTAATAATTTTGTAGGTTGTGATAAACCTTATTTTGGTTCTCCAGAAAAACAAGTTCTGATAACGTCGTATGACCGAACCGAAAGTAAGAAACCTTCATTTGCCAATGACGAAATGCCTAAGAGTATTAATCTTATAAAGCCAGAAGAAATTGCGGCTGCGGTTTTTAAATTACTTAAAATTAATTTCGAAATTCCTTTTGAAACTGTTTTTACAGGTAAAAAATATTCTAATATGATGATTCAGGAATCTTATCCAAATCACCGCCGCTCCCTATTTAAAGATGATTTATTGGTTGAAATTAGGGCTGATAAGGGTCAATTCAACGAGGAAGATATGTTTTATCAGTTAGCTCAGTACAAGAAATCCATCCTTGTTCTGGACAAACCCATTAATTTAAATGTCGTTCGTCAATTCCGCCCGCATGTTCAGATGATTGCTTTTAAAATCACCGAGATTGATTATAGGCCATTTCTTTCAGAACTAGAGGCGTTGGGATGTAAATTGATGTTAATTTCAGACCTTCCCACCGAAACCATTAACTCACTCAAGATAAAATACTACGATATTGGTATGATTCAGCCATTTAATAATGTTTTGGATGACAAAATTAACGAATTAAAAAAAGATGCGGATAATCTTTATTACCGCTCTTGTAAAATCACAGCCTCCAAGGATAAATTGTTTTCAAGCCAAGCGGGGGAAGAGAGTGATTTGCCCATGCAGAATCTTGATTCGTATCAAAAAGTTATTGATTTACCCGTGTTTTGGAAAGAATTGGATTTTTATACCATCATTCGTAAGAAATAAATACTTGACTTTTTCCGAAAAGTGTTATATTCTTAATTCATGAGTGAAATTGTTTCTGAAACCGTTGCCGAAATTAAACCAGAAGAAGTCGCAACAGATTTTGCCTCGACAGCCATGCCACCAAGATTATTTGCCCGAAATGGTCATGGTCTTATAAGAGATGGTAGTATTAAATATGTTTATGATTCTGATGGGTTAGTTAACTGGAGGGCTATGATTGACCCAAAATATCTCGCTATTAACAAATCAAATTTCGAGAAAAGACAACGCCCCATTCCTGATTCTATTATTGGTCTTGAAGACAAAGACCTTCTTATACTTTTGCCCGGAGTAAAAAAACTCTCTCAGGTCAGGGGATATGACTCAGTTACTTATTCTGTTGTTTCTCCATCAAAAGATTATGTTGTGGCAACGTGTGAAATAAATTGGATTCCTAATTACGAGACAGAAAACAAGTCAATAAAATTTAGTGCAATTGGTGATGCTAGTCCCGAAAATACCACAAGTTTTGGTAAGAATTATCTTGGCCCTATTGCTGAAAATCGTGCTTTTGTCCGCGCCGTGAGGAACTTTTTGAAGATTAATATTGTTTCACAAGAAGAATTAGGCCAAAACGCCATGTCCTCAGACTCCAACACTATCGACCCAAGTCTTGAAAGTATGTTGGCTGTAATGGACGCATTTGGAATTACGTTCGAGAAGATTAAGGCAACTTTAATTAAAGACGGATTCCCTGATGCAGATAAATTAGAGAGACTATCTGATATTCCTGCTATAACTAGATTTTCCTTGGTCGGTCGCATTAAGAAGAAAGCTAAAGAGAAGGCGGTAAGTTAATCATAATCTTTCTGCGCTGCGTAAATATACGTTGGTAGAAGTGTGTTTCTAAAACACTCACAGAAAGAAAATATAAATTTACAAAACATACTTTACGCATAGATAATTACGCACAAAATTATGTTTGTGAATTAAGATTTTACGAAATATGTCGGGGAATAGTTTATCAAACTCGAAGCTCTTGAAGCTGGAACAGTGACTGGATTCGAGAGTACAATGAGCGGAATGCAGTTCGTTATACTTTCACGGGCCTTCAACCCAAAGTTTACATCCTCATACTTACAGAAATTAAACGGCAAAGTTGTATTGTTATAGAAAGCGTAACCACCGTTCGAGGAATAATAAAACTTGAAATTTGACGACCCATTAAATAAACTAATTAGTGAAGTTGCTTGGTCTGGGAAAATTGAAAGTTCGAACGCCTCATATTGCAATTTATTTAACTGAATTGAATAATTAGTATTTGTCCCATCTGTCGGTAAAATTGTTTTAATTTCCAACACGCTGGCTCCGTTGCTGTTTACGATGTAAGGATTACTGTTCAAGCCTTGATTATGCCATCCTTGATAATATCCAATGGCGGAACTATTAGCATCCCAAATATTGCATTGCGAACTAAAAAATGCGTTCTGATTCAATAAATAATAAAAATCATCATCCTTAATTAATTTAACCTTAATTTTCTCACCGAGTTGGTATGGATTATTGATTGGTGCGATGGCGTTGACCGAGTAGTTGACCGCTGTTCCAACATTAGTGTTTAGGTTTGCGTCTACCCTCTGTTGTGTCGCTGGGTTATTCTGCCAACCGCCCTGATAATTTATCCAAAGTGATTCTGGCCTCTTCACAACGATAACCATGTTTTTGTACTTATCACTCGTTAAAACGCGGTTGGAGGATTCCAATTTGCAGATAACATATCTACTTAACAAATCCGCCTGATAGTCTTCTTGAAGACCGGGGTCGCCGTAATTAGCAATAACGGTTGCGTCATAAATAGCGTCTTTGGATTCCAAATTTCTATTCGTTGTAGTAAGATAATTAAATGTTGTATCGGTTGCCATAATTAAAATGTAATAATATTATCTACAGTGCCTCCGTCATAACTTCCTTGATAGGTTGAGTCTAATGGGTCTGTGTTCAAGATGTATGATAGGTCTGTCAAAGGAAAATACGAAATAACAGGAGAGGAATAAGGTAGCAATGCCCCAGTATTTAAATTAAATGACCTAGTTTGGTAAATGACTTGTTGGTTTGTGATTGTTTGAGAACCTCCAGAAATGATAACTGTTAATAGTCCAGAAACAGCCGATGTATTATCAAGACCAGAACAGTTTATTTGAATCCCCATGTTTCCGTCCCCATAAAGACCAATTCCAGTTCCTGAGTAATATCCGGTATAATCAGTTAATACTTGATTTCCGCTTCCTAGATTAAAAGAAATGTCCCAAAATTGGTCAAACTGATAAAGCCCAGTTGTTTTATATAAAAATAAACCACTAGCATCATTTTCACTACCTTCAACATAAATAATTCCACCCATTAAATCATATACTATACCTCCAGTGAGGTCATAAAGAGGCTGAAGACCCAAACTATCTCCAGTCGCCCTCAGAAAACTAACATTAGGAGGGTATCCCGTTGAATATCCAAACCCTATATTTGTTATTTCAAGACCCGTCACATAATAAAGGGTACCATCAAAATAAGTCTGGACAAGACCCGTAAGCCCTGCTGCTTGAGCATAAACAGCCCCAAGACCGTTTGCGAATTTGAATTGCGCGGTTTGATATCCCGATAAATCAGGAACGCTGTAGCAGCCTCCTCCGGTTCCAAGAATAAAATTTGGGGGTTGTTGATACCCTTTTCCGCTAGAAATCCCAAAAAAGCCGCTTACGACCATAAAATTTGCTATACCAGTATTATAAATACCGCTTAAAAGAACAGGTTTTAGATATAAAATACCACTTGCTCCTGAAATTGGGCTTCCTCCAGTAAAAGAAACCGGAATTGTACCCGTACACCCAGAACTGAAAAGAAAACTCTGTAATTGATTTTGAATACCCGTTACATAATAATATTGTGAAAATTCTGCCGTCGGTGGAACAGCGTATTCTCCAGAAGCCATTATATTAACTCCAGTTATATATTGAGATAAATATACACCAGTTTCAATTGGGTTAAGGGGTTGAAATACAATACTTAATAACGAATTATTAGATATTCCAATATAGGTATGATTGCTGTATTTATAACCCAAATTATAGTTCAACGGATTATCTACATAAACAAATTGATTGCCGCTCCAATATCCATTAAATAAAGACGTTTGAGTATAAACGTTTTCGGTAGACGGCGTTAATAATAAAATAGATTGGCTAAGTACGCCTCCGCGATAAGAACTTGAATTAACCCCAATATTACCAAAAGTTGTTGGTAAAGAAATGTAAAAATTATTTTGGTATTCAAATAAAGATGGGTCAGCATCTGGCAAAAGGAGATAATTATTACCGGAATTCGCCACAAGCCCAGTATTATAATTATTGGTTAGCAATGTCTGATTAGAACTTAAAAACTGCAAACTAGGAGGATTTATTGGGAAAACCGTATCGGAAATGAGAGTCCCAGTTAAAGTCTGGTAATATTCATAGACTGGGTTAAAAGTTAAAGAATAATTTATTTGTTGTGAAGATAAACTCAAATCACATACGACATTTGAAGAATTAGCTTGTATAGTTACCTGATTTAACTTTGTAAATGATATATTTTCTTGACCAAAAATACCATTAACTAAATAATTTAAAACTCCACTTTGATAATACCCAGAGATAGAATTTGCATCTATGGTATTATATGTGCAGACTGGACTTTTTGCAGATAATATACCACCAGAAAAGATAAAAGAAAACACTCCGCTACCTGTATCATAAAAATTAAAATTTATAATACCAGTATCTGAGACCCTTATCCCAGTGAGACAAAAACTAAAATGACTCACTTGAGGTAAAAATACCGAACTTGTTCCCGTAAACTGCATTTTAGTTGTATGTTCCTTTGATTCTTGCCCCAATTTTATTAAGGATAGTCTCTGGTTTTGGTAAAACTTTCGGTCTATCTGCAAAAATCAAGTCTGTTTTTACTCCATTATCAGATACACTTAACGTAAGGGACTGTAGTCCAGCAGCCGGTGTTAAATAATTAATAAATGCCCCAAACTGACTAGGAGGACCAGCCAAAGTTAAACTAACCTCCTTAGTGGGTGTAGTTAAATTGTAGTTGTTGAGATTTTTAACATATTCATAATATGCATCTGGCGTATTAATAATACTACTTCCTGTCCCATCCAAAACCGTTATATAGGGTCTGATTTGACTAGTTAATGGGTCAAGAATTGGGTCTAGTAGATTATCTACGGTATTTTGGACAAACTTAAACGAAGAAGTATTATTTCCTGTTTGGTTAACTGGTGTACCAAATACTTGAGCAAAAGCTGGAATACGAAATTCAGTTGTTATATCTGATGTCATAATCCCAGAATAATTAGCAATACCACTTGGAAAAGATTGTATCGGATATACGATTTGATTAAAAACAGTAGTATTATCTAACACTAAATTACCCAAATTCAAATCGGCATAATAATAGTCTCCATTTTCATCAAAAGTCGGATAGATGTTTCGATTAGGATTTTTGGTTATTGTAATGTCAAGGCATCTCGAATTTATACCATAAATAACACCAGTATTAAAACCTTCTAACATTATGTTATTTTTATCTTCTATAATAACGCATCCAGTTTGTTGGGTTGTTAAAGGAGGATTAAATATCTGACTAAATCCAGAAGCCCCAGATTGAATATTTCTACACATTTCATCTAATAAAGAAATAGAACAAATACTTGGTGTTTCTGTTGTATCTTTCCTATATTGGGCCTCAAATAATTTCTGGGTATAAGCCTGAAGCACCTGATTGTTATTTACGCTAACTGGTTGGGGGGCAAAAACTAATTCTATGTTAGGGTGATTTAATGTATCTGGAATAATTATGAGATGTAATTTCTTACATTCTTTTTTCTCAATAAAATGAAGGGTAGTATAAGTTGTCCAAATTTGGTCTGCGATGCCAGAAAAATTAACCGCATCACTTTGAATAAATTCTGCTACACTGGATAGGTCTGCAATAACTTTTGGTTTAAAATAATCTAGTTTCCAATCTTGTAATGTAGCATTGGTATCTGTTAAAATTTTAGAAACGCTCGGGTCCAAAGAATAATTATCAGCACATGGGTCTCCTAAATTATAAGATAAACCAGCTTGAAAATAAATAGGTAAAGTTCCCCAACGATTATCTAATGTCGAACTCCATAATCCGGTTGGTAATCTACCGGGATAATCAGAATATCCCGGTGGAATAAATGGAAAATATTTATTGCTTCCACTATAATAAACACCTGATGAACCCGGAGTGACAACATAGCCAGAGTATAACATTACATCAACGTATGGAGTATGTCTAACATCCAAATAGCGTTGGGTTTCTGGAATAAAAGAACTCTGTATCCTATTGTAAACTAGTCCACTTGCGCCATAAAATCCAGCCGTAGGAGAAATATCGGTTAAAGTATCTATTGATGAAAATGGAGCTTCTATTAGTGGTCCCTGTGTAATAACTCCGTATTTATACATAGCTTCAGCAGCTATTTTTTCCCAAGTAGTTATATCGGATTTCAAATCCTCGTAATAATACCCCAAAAATACACGGAAATATTTCTGGTCACTATTGATATTAGCAATTCCATCGTGTTCTGCGTCTTTAAAATTTTCAAGGACAATATTTGTTTTAAGTTCTGAATCTGTGATTTCCATTATTGGGAACAGACCCAAGGCTGCAAAGTTCGCACGACAATATGCATTTTCCAAAGGCCAAAAAGTGTCGGCGGTATTATCGGATGGTGTCCAGTTAATTTGGGTAGTAGCAACCCCGTCTAAATCCCAAGCATTAAATAAACATCTTTGAGCAACAAATAATTCCCTTAATGTTTCATCAAAGTTACTTAAAGCAATCGCTGCGTCCAAATCACTATAACTTCTACCATCCAATCTAGCAAAATTGGCAAAATATCCATCAGTGAACCAACTTGAGCCTTGTGCATCTACCCCAGAATCAAACCATGGAATTTCTAATCCAGTTCTTTGAAATGGTGTTCCATAAATATTAATATCATTAACCATCCCGGTATAAATCTGATTTAATGAACAAGGATGAAGAGGAGTAATACCCACAAATTTTTTAACGCTTTTCTCTACCGTCTTTTCTGTTACCGGATAACTATTGTCACAAATAACAGACTGAATAAAAGTATTATCCAGAGATGTTTTTGATTTAAAATTTAATATAGCTGTATTGCCTCCACTAGTTATACTGCCAGAAGAATTAATTTCAAAATATTGACCAACCGAACTAGTCGGGTCGGCGATTTGAGTTATAGCCGTTATATCAATTGGATTTTGAAGATTTATACCCACAAAAGTTCTTCCGCTGGTATAGAAGGTGTATGCTAAGTCAGACATCCAACTTTGTAAAACTTCTCTCAGGCTACCATTATAACTAGTTCTATAAACATAATCTGAATCTCCCGTGCCCGATGGAAAACTTCCCGCGAATTGAATGCCGTTTAATCTCAACGCCGAAATAAGTTCAATAAAACTATAATTAATATTTGGAGCCGAATTACATCTTTCTTCCGTGGCGGCATCTGTTCCTAAAATAAGATATCCTCCATTTAAGTCAAATTGATTTAATACTTGTCCATTTTGAGCCGGTATAATAATGTTTTGTTCCCACGTATTAAAAACATTGGTCGGAGTGTAATAAACGTTTTGCATTAAGTCAAAAGTATTTCCATTATTACCAGCATAACACGCGAAATTAATGTCTCGATAAGCAAATCCCGTTCCGGTGAATGCAGAACCAGTATATTCACAACTTAAACAGGATACTGGAAGTTGTAATTGACAACTAACGGAATGTGGATATGTATAACCCTGTTTCCTAAAAAGACCCACATATATTTTATCCAAAAGAACAGAATAATCTTTAAAAGTTACATTAAGAATCTTCTGTCCGGCCTCTATTGCAAAGTCATATGAGTATAGAAGGAAGTTCTTCAACTCAAACCCATCTAAATTAATATCAAACCATATTTCATTAGACAATCCTCCTACACCTCCGTCGCAATGCAAATCCGTCTCTCGGATATCAAAGTATGCTGCCGATTGAGAAAATGTGGAGGTTTCTAAAACACAACTTATCGTAATTTCTGTGGGTTTCTGGTCGAATCCAAGAGTTGTAGATGCGTTATAAATCCAAGAATTAAAGGCTTGGGATGGTACCCAGTTCTGTGCGACAAATCTGTTATTACCACCTTGTGGTGTTATAGTTATTCCTTTTAATATTTGAATGGACATAAATTTTATTTATATATTATTATATAAAAAAACCAACAGAATCAGTTGCTGTATTATATAGACTGAAAGCAAATTGCGGGTCAACGTAATTCCCGCTGCACGTTCTGCATCTTGGGTATTGAAAATAATCTAATCCTTTATATTGTCTTAAGCCGTTTATCCACACTTGAGAACTAAAACCCGACACCCCGCTAATATAAGAACCACTTCCAGAAAATTCAACAAAAGTTCTAATTAAACCTAAATATTGAGGAATGAACTTGATTTCCAAAAAATCTCCTGAAGGGTCATTTATATCGCCTAAATCATTGCCAGAAACTGAAATATAAGATGAATTTGTGAAAAAGGTATATATTGGACCATTAAATTCAAATCCTGTTTCTGTCCATTGACCCGTCGGAACAGAACTTGGTACTCCAGAAGCTGTATAAAGTGTTGAAAATGCAGTATAAATCCATTCAGAACCATTATAAGTTATACTTCCAGCGTTATTAGAAGCTTCATATTCCAATGAACCACCAACTCCTGTTCCGTTTATATAGTAAGTTCCATTAAACGCTGCTGAACCACCAACGCCTCCGCTTACATTTAGAATATTTTGACTCTGGACTGAATAGTTCAATCCACTAGCCATTTTTTGCCCATTTAAATATATATCTGAAGCAAAATTAGCAAGAGACATACCACTAACGCCCGTTATATTAACAAAATTACTACCTGTAGTACCAGTTTGGATATATCCGGTATTATACGGCATGGTGTAAGTGGCTGGATAAATATCATACTGTAAAATATCATTTCCATCAAACCCTATAATTAAATTATTAAATGCCACACTAAAATCTACTCCGCTTGTTTCTGCCAAGCCGTTGCCATAAATTTGGACCACTGAATTCGAACTGGGATATTGAAGATTAGTTGGTTGGAAACCGACATTAGTGTTAAATGGAGAATAGGTATAAATTTCTACTATATCACCAGAAGTAAAACCTTGAGGGAAATAATAATCAAATAAAATTCCACTTGCTGCTTGAGTAGAATTATATCCAAAAGAAATTCCGCTATTATATACCGTCCCACTTATTATTTCAGATAATGGAATTAATACTTTACCCACTTGTATTAAACCAGAAATACCAGAATCTACATAAACATATCCTGTCCCACCACCAACCAATGGATAAGGAGTTTGGACTTGAGTTGTTGAAATTAACCCACTTTCATAAATTCCTGACCAAATTGAGCCAGTAATTTGGGTTTCTGTGTAATTAATAGGCGTGGAAGTGGTAACATAGCCAGTGACAAAAGCGCAATTAATACAACCACCCATGAAACTGTTATTTAATAAACCGCTAAATAAGTAGGCTTCGTTTATTTTACCAGAATAACCAGTAAGACTTGTGGAATAAGATAATGCTCCTCCAATTGTCAAATCAACAACATTTATAATTTGACTTCCTTCGTCATAGCCCTTAGAATAAAAAATATTGTCAGCGACACTAAATAATCCAAAATTTACAAATCTATTTCCTAAAACACTAAAATAAGCGAAATCTCCAAACCCAATCTCTTTTGTAATCGTGTAAGCATAATCTGGTGTTTGTAAAAATAATCTATTAGATGGCGTTATGCCTAATATGGCACCAGAAACAGAACTTGTTTGAATTAATAATTGATTTTTGGTTCCGGTATAATTACATCCACTATAACCGAGATAAAGAATTATCGAAAAATCCTCGGTAAAAATATCGGAAATTTGGTAAAAGTAATTTCCGGTTAGGTTTCCGCTTGTTTGAGAACCCACTCCATTGTATATCATTGGCAGGGCATCATTGTAAGGGAAAGATGTGGAAGATGAAGATGAGTCATCTAAAACACTTCCACCAGCATCAGTAATAGGAGAATCTTCTGGGTCGTAAATTTGATTGCCGCTACTAAACACAAAATAATGATAGCCCGTTGGATAAATTTGGTTCCAGACAATCAAACTATCTCCGCTAGAAAAGTCGTATAGACCCAACGCTGTGCCAGTGTTGATTCCTGTAGCCCCTAAACAATTTATAAATGGGAGAAATTTCATTTACCGTTTTCCTACTGTAATTACACATTAATAACCAAAGAAAAATCCCGAATTTCTTGTTGGGACGCTTATAGTGTTACTACCAACAGCCTGTAGTGATAATAGACCCGCGCTAATACCATTATCCTGACCAATCCAAGTTTGAGTATGTGAAACATCAAATACTCCAGTGGTGATTTCAGCATTAACTAAAAATGCGGTCACATTACTTTCAGAACCGGATTGAACGTAAGTAGAAGATATTCCCTGTAAATATCCACTCAAAATACTAAGTCCACTGGCGGTATTATAGGTATTTCCTTCAAATGTAAATTTTTGTTTAGGTCTGGTTGCTGCTTGTAAATTTTGCACAACGTAGTCGCCTTCTATTGTAGCTCCAGCTAATAATTCATAAATCCATCTAGAAGGTTCTGAATCCATCGCATATTTCAAACTATCAAGACCCATAGGTTCAAATCCGTCTTCCATATTTAAGGATAATTTTAGTTCTGCCAATTGACTATTCTCGGTGACTTCTACATCACAATTAGGAGAAAAGTTAACAGCATTATTGTGATTACCCGAAAAAACAGGTGAACTTATAATTAAACCTGTTAAAAAGGTTCTCCAATTATTCCCACCGTTGGTATTTTTGAAGATTTGGATTTGATTTAGGCGATAGTCGAGAGGGCCGAACGTTCGAAAATCACCTTCTATCTTCCAATTTTCTGTATTGTTTAGAAAGTTTTGTGTGCAAGTCACGCTGTAATCTAGGAAACCTGAAGGATTAGCTCCAGACACATATCCGACTTTAATATCAATAGTTGCCGCGCCAGAATCTACACTTGCATTATAAGTGTTCTTAATCCAATTCGTAGTGTTATATCCAAACTCATTCTGTATGTCCGCCAACATTCCATAATTCAGATTATTAGTAATAATAGAATTAAGATTATTGTTTATGGGAGAACCTTGAATTTTTAAATTATAATCCACCACCCTAAATTCTTCAGTTATACCGTCAGAAATTTCTAATGAAGTTTTTTTGACGAAAGGAGAAATAACTCCAGTATTATAAAGATAGTTCTCTGTAACTGAATAAATTGCTTCTGCACGATTAATATTTTCAGAGACAGATAATAATACCCCGGAACCCGAAGGGACAAGATAAGGAATACACGAGCCAAAAGCATCCTGACCCGTAAAAGTTTGAACAAATGAGATAGCGTTTTGAAAAGCGGGATTGGAATTTCTTACTCCTTGAGCACTGATTGAATGCAAAACTGAAACTGAACCATCTTCTCGTTCGGTGAAACTATAGGCGTTGCTAGGTTGTAAAATTCCTGATGGCATCGCCCATGATTTTAGTTTTATATTATACTTAACGAATGAGCCTTGGAAATAAGTATTTTGGTCTAAACTAATAGACTCTACTGTAATTCCAGACCAGTTATATAGAACATTATTTTGGTCGTCTTGGACTAATAAATCTTGGAACTGATTAGAAAAAATTCCGGTTAGATAATTTATTACTTGTCCTGTGTTTGTAATTCCTGTTACAAAACCTTGTAAATCAATGGCGGTTTCGTAAGAATATAAATATCCAAATTGTATAGGAATTTGTGAAAAATTACATAGGGGTGTCGGTGGCCCTAGGGTCACGCCGCCATAACTGATATAAATTCCAGTAGTCATTCCTAATCATTAATTACACTATTTTGTTATTTTTTTCTATTTTATGTGTATAATATTATGTACAGATAATATGAGATTAGTTAGACCATTTTGGGCTTTTCGTGAGCGTTTTGGAAACGCACTTCTTCTCATAGAACTGTACAGCACGAAAGGCTTTTATGAATAAAATATCGGGGATATACCAAATAATAAATACAAAAAATGGCAAATTTTACGTTGGAAGCTTAAAGGATTGTTACGCAAGAAAAGGGAGGCATTTTAGGCACTTAAAAAATAGAACTCATTATAATGATTATTTACAAAGGTCTTTTGATAAATACGGGGAATCTTCGTTTGTATTTTTAGTCTTGGAAGAAGATATACCTGAAAATAGTTTGCTTTCTATAGAGCAATTATATTTAGACGAAATATCTAAAGATAAACAACATTCTATGAATGCTGGTTTTATAGCTGGTAGAGTAGAAATGACAGACGAAATTAAACAAAAAATAAGAATAACAAGGATAGGGAAGAAAATGAGTGAAGTTACAAAAAAGAAACTTTCTGAATTGGGGTTGGGGGAAAAGAATCACTTTTTTGGGAAACACCATACACAAGAATCAAAAAAGAAAATTGGTAAAAAGGGAGAAAAACATCCATTTTTTGGTAAACGTCATTCTGAAGCAAGTAAAAGAAAAATATCCAAAGCTAATAAGGGAAGAGTCCTGTCGGTCTTGACTAGAAAAAATATATCTCTTGCTAAAAAAGGAGTTCCTCGTTCAAAAGAGGCTATAAGGAAAACACAATTAGCGATAATGATTCCAATAAAACAATTAGACAAAATAACTGGAAATATTATTAAAATTTGGCCGTCTATGAAGGATGCATCAATATCATTAGGAATTAGCAATGGTTATACTGGCAATATTAGTAGAGCATGTTCAAAAATAAAACCATCTGCCTACGGTTTCAAATGGGAATACGCTTAAGGATTATTTGCCGAAAGCCGCTTTTTCCAAGTATATACGTAATTGATTTCTACGACCAATTTTCCATCTGAGTTAAACGAGTAACGAGAAGATTCTAGAAACCAGTTTAACGTTAGATTAGGAGTATTCAATTGATTTAAAAAAGTTGTCCCTCCGTACTGATATAGAGCCGTCAAGTAATTCGCCAAAGGAATCCCGTTTATAGTAGAAAAATTTCCAGATGGAAGAGCGAATTGATTACTCTGTTTTCCTAACTGAGTATTAAAACTGATGGAGATTTCCCCTTTCTCTGTTTGATAAGCGTAAGATAGGACTGATAAATTGTTTGGCCTATTTACAATTTTAAATTCATTTACAATATCCACGGGTTTTTTATTTGAAATTTTCACATCCAACACATTAAACTCCAACCCATTTACGGTAACAAAATAAGAAGGGTTGTTTGAATATTCGAACTTACAAGACCCCCTAGTTTTTATATTGGGCCACGTAAATTCCCGTGAAACCATGTTCATTTCTGGCAACTCCGAGTCAATAACAGAAAAATTATTAGTGTAGTAGTTACTAATAGTTGTTGGACTAATCCCGGTTGTGTTATTCATTAGTGTCTGAAAATATCCCGAATTATTTATAATACGGTTTACTGTATAATCAAAAGTATGTGATGCCTCAATAAGATTGTAAGTTCCTATCTTAAATTCTATCAATTGGGCAGTAATTGTTCCGTCTCCAGAAAATGTTGGATTGTTGGTAAACGATGTTTCGTAAGAGGCCGACAGACTTCTAGCATCATAAGTCTTAATGGTCTTCACTGGCGTATTTATTAGTGGGAGTAAACCAGAATTACTTATAACTAAATATTGACTATCTTGGTTAATCACGCCGCTATTATAAAATCCACTATAAATATTAACACATCTGCCATAAGAGTTAGATAGGTAATAATCTAATGTAGTTTCTGCCACCGCGAAATTGATTTTCCCAAAGGTAGAAGTTCTCTCTGAAACTTGGATAACACCATCCGTGCCCATCTCCAGAGAGTTAGTCAGGTTATAGATTATACCAGAACCATCGAAAGGTAGTTCCTCTCTCTTACGCGAAAAGGAATATTGGTTTTTAAATAGGTCTACTGACTCAGTATAGTAGTTTCTGAATATACCAGTATTTCCTACTCCACTTATCTGGTTGACCATAGTATATAGGCCGAATGAAGTTCCAGTATCTCCAGCGAAAATCCCGCTGGCTATCTGAGCCGCCAAAGCCCTTCTTCCCGTGGCTGTATTCGTACCAGAAATACCCGTTCTAATTCCGAAAGATAAAGCATGATTAAAGTTTCTATTTCCATCAGCATTAGTAGCAAACGAAAAATCTTCCTTGAAGTCTAGAATCGTTGTTCCAAAATTTATGAAAAAACCCGTATCCAAACCTTCATAATAATTCCCTGTTAGTTCAGGAAACATTGATACAATATTAGTTACTGGGGAATGTACTTCCACCGTAACATTAAATTTAGATGCCTTTAAAGAGTCCGACGGGAAAGCGTATGTGTTTTGTGTTTGGAATACGGTAGTATTAATATCCCCGCTATAAACTTGCAAAAATTGCTGTTGTATTTGACTTTGAATTGTCTGAGCAGAAACCAGATAATCCGTGCTATAAATTTCAAAACTATAAACAGAGACATCCTTTAAAGCAATAGAATTAGCTAAAAATTGCCTCGAAACTTGCACTCCCAAAGAACCCGTTACCAAGCCAGAAATATTCATATATTATTGTACCTTTGCTGGCAGCGGCTGATTACTAGTTACACTCTTAATTAAATCCAGTATCCCTGCCGCATTTGGAGTAACTGTAATATTAATTGGTGCCAAACCTTTAGACAATATCTCTGCCGCTGCCGTCATCAATTTTGCGGCTGTCATTAAATCAACTGCTCCCGTTTGCAAATTCTTAAATCCTTCCTGATTTTTCTGGAGTTCATCCTGTCTATTATCTTTCGTGGCAGTAAGATTTTGTTTATCCAAAATACTTTGTGGAGTTTGATTTCCAAATTGTTTCTGAGTAAGACTAGAAGCAGATTTTGATGCCAAGTCGTCGTTATATTTTAGATATGCCAATCCCGCACTACTCTTAGTTAAATTGCGCTCAATCATCTGCCTCTGGGCTTCTCTGTCCTTCTGATACTTAGCCTCTAATTCTGGAGAATCTTTACCCAAGGCAGAATAACTTTGGTTTCCTAATCCTCCTTTATAACCATATAAATAGCCGTTTCTATTAATGGTGTGTTCAGGTAAAATTCTGTTTTGGAAAATATTACTTTTTGTTTGGTTAAAATAGTTATTGGCGTCCTTATCGGTTAGGGCTTTTTCTATTCTGGCACTTTTTGAATGCATACCCGTCGCGTGTTCGTAATTTTGATTAAATACTTCGTCGGTAGAAGTCCTATATTTGTCTCCATACTTTTTGATAAAATTCATTCTATCATCAAGTCTTTTGCCGCGAACTTCTTCTGTTTCAATTTGGGAACCGTATTGCATCCTTTCACTATTTTTATCAACCAAATATCTTCCCGCCATAGCTACATAGCTTAATGGACTCTTGCTAACCCCTAATAAGCCAAGACCCATATTACCAATTCCTTCTGAATAGTGTCCTTGTTTAAAATCGTCATATGATTCCTTAGCAGCAAATCCGACTCCTACCGCTCCTAACGCAGTACCTCCCACTCTGGCAAATTTACCAAGTTTACCAGCGTTTTTCCATCCAGAAAGTGGGTTTAGAGAATCTGCTAATGAGCCAAATTTAAGTGAAAAAGCCTCCTTTACTCCACTAGAGGTTGAAGAAACGTTTTTTGCTAATGAATCACGTAAAGAAACTCTTCTTGCTATTTCAGTGTCATAAGCTGTTCCACTGCCATAACGTAAAGGTTCTACTTTAAGTGATTTTCCAATTTTTTGAGATTCTTGACTATTTATGGTTGAAATTCTATCATTCAAAACTCCTTCACGAGCAGAATTTCCTAATAATAAATTCCTAGCTCTTGTATATTCCCTTAAGGCTGTTTTTCCTCCCTTTAGAGAAGAGGTATTAACTTGACCAGCGAGTATATCATAATGTTCTGGAAGAAGACCTTTTTCTTGACCACCAAGATATGTTTGTTTAATATATTCCGGCATTCTTTCCTGACGAACCTTAAGAATCTTATCATAGGCATCCTGCATTCTTTTTTCATAAATAGCTTTATTTGACGCTAAAGTTTTAAGTTCTGCTTTGGCGTCTTCAATAGGACTAAAAGCGGTTCCTGTTGGTGCGGCAAGTTTAGAATTCGAATTTATAGCGAAATTAGATTGTTTCTCTAATGTTGGAATACCAAAATTTCCTTTAATTTCTTGAGCTACTTTTGAGGCAGCTTTTTCTCCAGCAGCAATCGCAGACTCACCAGCTTGAGCCGTTTTAGGATTTATAATTGCTTCTTTAAGTCCTTTAAATTCTGTTACTAATTCCTTTGTGGCTTCTCCCCCTCCACGACCCTTGAACATTGCCCCAATAGATAAAATTAATGCACCCGCAGATAACATAGCCCCACCAGACGGAATGGCGTTCATTCCCAATGTTTGATACCACTTAGCAGGGGGTGGTGTCGGAGGAGGTGTAGAATTATCTGTTCCGTTAGGAGTATATTTATTAGACTCGGCGGTTTTAGCGTCTTCTGACTTTTGAATTAAGTCCTGAAAAGTTTTAAAATTAGTACCTAGTGTTTCAAGACTATGAGAAAAAATATCCAAATCACCAGAAGCGCGTTTTACTGAGGTATCCAATGGACTAATATCCAAACCACTTTGTCCTCCGGGTATAGGGCTATTAATATCCAAAGATGGCGTATTAACCCCCTTATACTTTCCAAAAGTTCTATCGAATGACCTTTCATCACTATTAGCAAATTGCTGTAAACCAGAACCAGCGTAAATATAATTATAAGCCGCTCTTGAACCAGCTTGAGCAGTGTCATACAAACCTCGTATTTGAGGATTATTATAATCTCTCTCGTCAGAAGGTATGAAATTAAGCAAATCTCTAGCTGCCTCACCTCGGCGTATGGTGCTGCGACTGTGAGTCATTGTATATTCATCTCGGCGAAGTTCTATACGAGCACTTCTAGCACCCCCACGAGCCAATTCATCAATACCTTTAATACCATCCGCTAGTTCGCTAAATCTGGCAGTCTTAATCTCAGCAAGTAAGTCATACAAAGCCTTAGTTTGTTCTTCGGCGTTCTTTTCTGCAATAGTCTTGGATTCAAGAAGGATATTACCGATATCTTCGGTTTTGCTTGAAAGTGCGCTGCTTAAAGAACTCTGTAAACCACTAAATTGAACGGGTTTAAACATCTCATTTCCCGTTTCTCCAACAGTAGCTCCAGCCCCCAAAAAGTTCTTAATAAAAGAATCTTTGTCCGTTACTCCACTGAGAATATTTTGTGGGTTTTTGGAAAACTCAGATAACCTCGAAGCAAGATATTCATTTTGTCTTTGTTTGTCTGGTAATAACGTAGCAAGACCGGAGGCGTCTGTTGAATTTGTCAAAGTTGGACGAATAAATTCTTGAGTAACCTTTTGTAGACTTTCGCTAATAGATTTTTTGCCAGCAATATTATTTAATGACGAATCTCTCTGAAATTGGTCATTTAAGTCTTGGATTTTCAACGCATAACGCTGTTGAATTGTTGACGAGTCAGAAGTAGTTAAAGATGATAATTCGTTTTGTTTTCCACCTTTGTAAGTAGCCAAGGAAGCGGTTCTATAAGTTGACTCCGCGCCCGCCACACCAGATGCTAAATTGAAATTGGATATTAATGCACCTTTGGAAATAACATTTTGAAGTTCTTGGTTGTACTTTTGGCGGATTGCCATTTCTTGAATGTTAATTTCATTAAGAGCCTTGATATGTCTATCCCATTCGTCAACTCCAACACCTTTTGGAATTTTAAATTTATTAATCTCGTAAGAAAGTTGTTTAAATAATTGAGCGGCAGATTGGGTTCCTAAATCTGTATAGATAGGATTTTTAACCGCTTCACTCATATAAGAACTTATGTCATTATCATTCAAAGCCCCTTTCTTCATTCTGTCCGAAAACCCTTGAGGCATTAAATCAGAGTCCATAACCCTTTGACCAATTGCTACTGCTGCTTGACTTAATGTATTCTGTTTCTCTAATATGTCTGTCGGGTTTGTTCCTCCAAAAAGACCAGTATCAGTAGCAAAAATTCCACCCGCCCTAGACTCAGCGAAACTATGACCGGCAATAGAATTATTAGCCACCATTTGGGCTAAATTCATTCGTATTTCAGTTTCGCTCTTGTCGGCGGATTGTGTGTTGATAGCCTGACTAAGAATATTCCTCTTTTCTTCCGATGTTCCTGCTCCTTCTAGTTTTTGAACGATTTCTGCACCGCCACCTTTTCCAGAGGCATCAGGATTTATTCCCGCTAAAGCTATTAGAGATTTGGAATACTTACTCTGAAGGGATTGGTATTCATCAAGGGTGACGGCTGTATCATTTGCTGCGGCTTTTAATTTATCAAAAGAATCAAGAACGTCATTACCCGCGCTTGATAGATTTTCAGCCCTCGTACTTGCCAAATCATAGGCTCTTTCAAAAGTCCCGAATTTAGAAGCAGTAATAGATAATGCATTTGACAAAGAATTTGCCGCTACTCCAGCGGCGGTGATTACTCCCAATTTATTTGGGAAAGTTAATAATAATTGACTAGCAGTTACTATTCCATTAGAAAACTCTTCTAAACCTTTTGAAGCATCAACGGCACCAAAGTTTTTTGAAAAACTAGCCGCCTGTTCTATTGCCATGGGCGCGGCAATCATACCATATATAGAACCGCTACTTATTTTTCCAGATATTCCAGAAACTCTTTGCCTATAGTTTTGGTATTCAGCATTTTGAGCAGCTTGAACGGTCGGGTCTTTTGAAAACGAACTGTTTTTAGATTTTATAGCATCAGCTAATTTATCTACGTCATTATATTCTTGACCATTATATTTAGTAGAACCTTCAACTTGAATATTCTTTTGAAGAATGGCAAATTGTTCGTTAGTTTTTCTAATTAACTCGATTTGTTTTTCGTATCCGAAAGAAAGGGAGTTTAATATTCCTCCCATCTTATTTCCTAAAACACCCTGTAAAGAACCTAAAATTAAAGAATCGGTAATACCGAAATTCGGAACAAATCCACCTCCCATGTTTTTAACATCTGTTTGTCCAATTGTAGCGTGTTGATTTATTGCATCCTGTGGGCTATTCTGATAAGATTTATCATATACCATGGCTCCTAATGGATTGTTGGTGGAAACGGCTTCTGGAGAAAATCCGATAGTAGCAGAAGAAGAATTTTCTCTTATTAATGCTTTTCTAACGGCTTCTCGTTCGTAAAACCACTCTAAAATTTCTTTTCCTGCCAGTCTCTTATCCCCCACAACAATTTGTGCATTTGGATTTTTTGACATTGCAAGATAACTTGATAGTTCTATATCAGAACCCAATTTAGTAGTATATCTATATGCTCCATAATTTTGATTTTTTCTTTCTGCTGAAGCTTGCAATCCCCTTTTGTTGGCATAAACTCCCCTCTTAACAATATTTTGATTTTGGGTGTCCCAAATATGATATGGTTCGCTTGGGTCTGGCATTGCTGCATTTGGAACAGAAAAACCACCAGCAGGAGTTACCGATATATTTGCACCAATTTCTTTTCCAACAGCACTTACTATATTAGCTGAGAAAGCTTGATTAACATTTCCTTCATATACCCTTTGCATTACTCCACTAGAAAGTTCTGTTAGAGCTTGTCTTTTTAATTGTACTCCTTTAGCTCCACCAATAGAATTAGCCTCATTAAGAAGGGCGATATATTTTTCCATCAATCCATTATTCTGAGAAAGAACTTGTCCAATTCCCTGTTGAATCATTTTCTGTTTTTCGGCTGGTTCGTTATAACCTAATTCAGTTTTTCCAGAAGCGATAGCGAACGCCCCGAATCCTTTTGTAATTTTAGCAATCAAAGCCGCTGCTATTTGAATACCGGGACCAGAAATAATATCTCCAAGACCTTTCGCAAAACCTTGACCAATACTTTTACTAATCTTATCCCCCGTGTCGGATTTTTCAGTAATTGAATCTAGACTGTCTGCGATTTTTTGTATTTGACTATTAAAAGAGTCTAACTGACTTTTTGCTCCACTACCCATACTTACATTTCCTAAAGACGAAACTAGTTTTGTGAATGTTAAAACTGTGGTATTAAGTTTGGAAGCGATAGTATCATTAAGAGATACCATACGTTGTTCGATAAGACCAGTTGATTGACCGGCAGCAATTACAGCCTTGTCGTAAATAGAAAATCCATGTCCCAAATCATTTAAAGAAGCCTTTAAAATGTTAACTTGATAAACACCACCAACAGCTTCTGTGACGAATGACTTTTGAGCATAATTAAGGTTATTGTATTGAGACGCGAGATTCTTTAAAATACTAATTAAAGGAAGAACTTGTCCTGCCGCATTTTTTGTTTGCACTCCAACGGCTTCCAAATCGTTTATAACTTCTGGTCTTCCTAACCTTGTAAAAATAGACTTGAAAGCGTTACCAATAACGGCACCACCACGAGCCGTAGCGGTCTGGACAGCGGTAACTAATCCCAATAATTGATTAAACTGAACTCCAGCTTCTGTTGCAGTAGAACCGACACGACCAATGGCTTTTGCCAAGTCTTGTGCGCTAACAGCAAATTTAGTATCAACGGCGGTTAATCTGCTAACAATATCATTAGCAGAAAGTCCTTCTTTACTAAAGGCGTTAATAGCCGCCGTAATTGCATTAACGGAATCAGCAGCGTCTAATCCTGAAATTCTCATTAACTGCATGGCTGCGGTCATACGATTAGCTGTCTCGGTAGCACTAACACCGTGACGAGCAAATTCCAACGCCACCTTACTAGCTGTTTGGAATGTCTGTCCAGTTTGTGCGGCGGCTTTAAACATATTAGCCGAAAACTGGTTAAGCCCGCTAGAACCAAGTTTTAAGATTGTATTTATATTTGCTAGACTCTGTTCAACCTCAATGGTAGAAGATACCATTTTTTTGAAGGCGTTATATACCAAATAAATACTTCCTGCTGATGCTCCGAAGGCTAACACACGAGCATTAGCGGCTGACATGGACTTTTGGAAATCTGAAGATTGGCCAGTTATCTTGCCCAATGGTTGCGAAGCCGCGTTCATCCCAGCACTAATATTCTGGGATAAACTTGCTCCTATCTTTTTTGCACTTGCATTAGCTGTAGCTTCATCAAAATGAGGCACAACCAACACGCCCAATTGCATTAAATCTGCCATAAACTCTTATTCCTGTGTGTTGTTACCACTAATTACACAGTTTCTTGTTGATTTCTCTTACCAATATTTAAAGAATAATGAAGGTCATACCAAGCAGCTACGTCTTTGATTTTTGCATCAAGGTTCAAATCTGGAGGACTTCCCTTGGTATTTTCACGGACGTTTAGATTACGTGTGCCCAAAGAAAACAGATAACTCTGATGATGGGACATTGAAGATATGGACTTATTTAAGAACTTACTTATATCGTTTTTTACATAAGTTAATTTATTGAGAAACATTGGTAAAGATGCTATACCTTTAAGATTGTCTTCTGAAAACTTTTTGTATTGTTCGGATAAAGAAGCGCCTAATTCATTGATATTAGTAGGCTCCCATAGTTGAAAATCTTCATATGTTTTTTCAACATGTTCGGTTAATTCTGAATCCTTGTAAAAGGACAGGTAAATTACATAATCATTTACGTCATCATCAATTAAGTCTTCGATATTCCTTCCCAGAACCTGCTTTCTCTCAAATAAGATTTCTGAAAGTTGTTTTTTTCTTTCGTTGATGATTTTTTCAATAATAGGACGCTGTTGGTAAATAAGATTGGGAAGATTTCTCTCGTTATCTGAAATTTCGTATTTTAATTGAAGGATTTGTTCTTCTTTATCTTTAGACCACTCCTCATTATCAATGGCTGTTTTTAGTAAGTAGGATTCGTGAGGAACACCTTCTTTTTCGTAATAATAGAATAGTTCAGTTCTTTTTTTTAAAATTGAATGGCTGTCTTTATCCGAAAAGTGTTTGATGTATAAAGAAGACTTAGGGTCATAACTAAAACCATCAAGAATTTCAAAATAAATTAATTTTAAAACGTCAATTTCTGAGATATTGATGACCTGAGACACATTTAAGCAGCCTTGGCTTCAACCACTTCGGTCGTTACTGGCGGAATTTCTTTTTCTTCCTTAATTGCATACTCGGTTACGCTAAGATTATAGTTTTCTTCAGCAGATTTAAAGTCGTCAAGTTTGACTTCTGTTCCTACGGTTTGCCAAAAAGATACAAAATATGAGAGTTTCTTTATAACTTCATTCATAAATGGGTCACTTTTTTCCTCAATTTCATCAAGAGTTTTCATTCTAGCATCGAAGTCACCCTCACCGAAAACCGGCTTATATCCCTTATCATCCAAATCGACTAAACTAATATTCAATATCCAAAATTCTATCGTTTCAGCCCTACTCTTAGCTTCGGCGGTATTAGAGAAAATTTCCGAATAGTTGTTTTGAATATCGCGGATGGTTTTGTTAATTTCATTTAACTCAAAAATAATAGCCGCTCGACGTTCAGTTTGAAAGTCGGTAAGTGGAGATTTCATGGCAAAGTACTCTTCCTGAAGTTTTACGTAAGTATCTCGTAATGATTGCATTAACCGCTTCTCATCTTCACTCAATGGACCACCATCATTAAGATAACGCTTCGACACTAGAGAATGAGGTAGGAGTCCTTCTTTGAGAAAATAACTTAGTCTTTTGGCGTAAAATATTTCAGCCTCTTTATACTTTTTGCGGTCGGGTTTAAGAACGGCAATTTTAAAAGGTTTATTTTTTTTGACAGTCTTGATAACTTCGATAGTCTCGCCATTTTCAATGCGGGTTTCTGGGACTTTTTCCTCGATTTCCTTTAGTACTGTCGATTCGTAGATGTATTTTTGAACTTTTTCCATAGTAGTAGTATTATAGTATAATTGGGGTTGATGTGATAGTCTTTCGATAGATAATTCTTTTAGACGCTTCCTCTACGCGTTGCGCGTTGATAACGAAATCAAAATAACTTAAAAATTGAAGTATTTCTCTGAGGGTGTCGTTGGAAGAATCTAGAACTTTCTTGCGAATAGCAGCGTGTTTTTCATCGTCTAATTTTAAGTCCTCTACTAAACCAAGGTAGTATTTAAATAAAGCCTTAATTTCCTTTTCCATCTGTAATTTAATAATACAATCTTCAACCATAATTATTCCTTTATCCTATATTATTATACACATTAAAACAAAAAAACCCCGCCGAAGCGGGGTTGTAAATTTCACTATTACGATTAAGCACCGTATGCAGGACCGAATCCAGTAATATTGATACCAGTCTGAACATATCCACTGATAACTATATCAGTAAGGGTGGCAGAAACGTCTTCGGCGGAATAACTAAAGGACGCACTAACCTGACCAGCGGCGTTGCTGAACGAACGAGAATTAACCTTACCGTGAGGAAGGATGATGTTAATAGTTCCAATAGAAACACCTTGAGCCAAAACAGCATCAAGAATTGTTGGGTCAACGCCGTAACCTTCTACGGTCATACTTGTCTTGTAAGGAGCTTTAGTAGCGATAATGCTAATCAAATTACCCTGAGTAGCATTAGGGTTGTCACCCAAAGCGGAAAGATTTTCTGTTGGTAAATCATAGGAAAATTTAACAGATGTCGCAGCGACACCACTCAATAAGCCAGAACTTCCAACAGACATTGTAGTAATAGGCGAAATAGCAAGAGGAGCAGCGCCAGCTACCAATCCAGTAGCTCCACTAGGCTGCACGATATAAGGATTACCAACACCAGCGAATCCAAGGTCAAACATACCAAGAGCACCCATTGAAATATCAAGACCCAAATTTGTAAGAACACCAGTCATTGAAAAACCATCAGGAGCCACGGTAATAACAATACCACCCGCACCAGTGCCGGTTTGAGTAGCAGAAATTAAAGCGTTAATAACAGCAGCAGAAAGGGTTGTGATACCGGAACCTGAACCCAAATAACCCTTTAAACTAGATTTACAAGTGGTTAATGCGGTTTGAGCTAAGTTTAATGAATTAAACGAACCGAATGAAGTAATAGCTTCAACCGGACGATTAACTTCGATGTTTGCGTGGTTGATTGGGAGAACAACTGTTGTCCCACCATAAGTAAGACTACCACTTTGAGCGAAATATGCGATTCTATTTATTGCCATAATGAAATTTTCCTATTTTAGTATCTAGGTTTATTTACAGTAAAATTGTCGTCTTGGGAAATCATTATTTGATTTTTTATTGGTGTGTGGCCCATAGGGAGATAGAAAAATCTACGGTACTAAATTGGCGAGTTGAATCGGTATATGACTCGCTATTTGGCATGTCAGTAATTGTTACCTTACGAACAAATGGGGAATACGCACCATAATAAGACGAACCAAAGTAATTATAATTAATTCCTGTATAATTTCCAAGGTAATCAAAACTTGTGCTCGCAATAAGGGGGAATTGTTTTAGTTTGAGGTTTTTTAATATATTACTTATACCCACTCGTTGGTAGGCGTTTTGACATACTATGACGCCGCGAATCCTCATAAAATTATCATCTAGCCCAGCAAACGCAAGGTCTTTTGCTTCTTGTGTTTTTGGAATTAGAAATATAGCTGGCATGACTTTTTCACCTAATGGTACACCCGTCGCTTGTTGTGAATATTTTGGATTTGATGAAAATTTTGTATCCATAACTACCTTGTAATCAAGTGAATCTGATAAATACACGTTAAAATCTTTTATAGAAAAATTTCCACTAATAATGGTTCCACTTGGTAAAGGATTACTAAAACTTACATTTCCATCGTAATGGTTGATTTTAGAAAGCCCGCTGGTTCCAATACCCACAAATGTATTATTAAGATAAACACCGGACATAATATTAGCCCCCGAAATCGAAGTATCATTTACAAGTTGTAAATAACTACAAGAATAAGTATAATCTCCTATAAATTCATCATTATCAGGGAAAAAAAGTCCACTCTGGTTTGAGAAAGAGCTTCCTTGGGTAAGTATCTGATTATCAAGAAATAACATAAAACTTGATACGAGAAGGTTATCTAACATTGGTATCATAATCAATTATACTTACACTTATGCAAGGAATTTACTGGATGAATTATTAATTCTATTTCTGAAATTTTTTAGAATTTCCGTAATATAAGGTGTCGGAGAAAAATTTTCCTCAGAATACTGGTCTTTAATTTGAAATCCCGACTGAGACCTACTTCCCGACCAAGCCCTAACTATAAAATGGCTTAGAGCCGCTCCACCACCAAAATCACCATTTTCGACTGCAAAAGCCCACCCTACTCCATTATCACCCCAATTTAATTCAGTGGCTTCCGAAATTTCAGATTTAGTAGGATAATTGGTTATTTTGTAATCAATTATATTTCTTTTGGTTGAACTTTTTTCGTAATCAATTTCTCCTAATAATTTTTCCAATTCTTCTGTTGGGTCTTGTCCCTGCCAAAATCCCAAAAATCCAAATAAATTACCTTCTCCATTTGTTGTTCCGCTGATATTGGCAGTATCTGGGTCTGACGCCCCGGCTTTAAGTTCTTGTGTCACGGGATGCTCTAAGAAGTTTTTCATTAGGCTTTGTGACGCTCTACCAAATAAGTTTGCTACGATTAAGTTAGCCTTAACTTGGACTTGTGGCGCAAAAGCGACCCTTTCTTCTAAGGCTTTTTGAATGGCATTGCGGTCTATGCGGAAGTAGAGAAGGCTCATTTTAGATTTTGGGCTTGAGTTGGTACATTGTATAAGTACTTCCAAGAAAAATTCTAGCCTCGGAAATCCCCTCAAAAACAAAGTCTCTTCCATCAAAACTAAATTTATCAGTTATACCGCTTTCTATAAAAGCCTGAGCATCAGGTCTAACCTTTATCCTCACTGCTCCTTCTGGTATAAAAACATTCGTTTCTTTTAATAGGTCGGCTTCACCTATTTTGGTTCTTTCATAATAACGAATAACTGCTGGATATATACCGCTGACAGGCGTATATTGATATTGTTGTTCTTCTGGTGCGTTTCCAAATCCGAACAGTCCAGATGGCTGTTGTGATGCGGGAATGGGTACTTTAATAGGTGTCTTCCATACCACGACATTTCTTGTAAAAGTTTGAAAGACATTATCGAATAAACCTGTAAGAATACCCTGTTCAGTTGATGTTACGAGACTTGACATACGTTTTCCTTAAATCGGACCCGGCCTTATATACCCATTCCATTCTACTCCTTCAAAATGTCCCGGAATACAATCATCTGATGCAACCTGTTGAGGCTGACCATGATATGAGCGATAAAAATGAATTTGCATTTGTAATTCTTGAAGTGTGTCTTTTTTAAGAGCGGTAAGTGTTTTTAACAATTCCGATTTATTAACTTTTTCAATACTGAATTCTTGGTCAGTAGCCTTTAAGACCGAGTCAGTTATGACAGAATTCAACATATTCCTGATGTCTAAATTCGCCTGATATACAAGGTACATCAACTTAAAAATCGACGCCGCATTACGTCCTATATACTTAGGATTTCCATTGTTATCAAGGCAGTTTCCGTGTCTGATTTCTAGAGTGGTTGGTTCGACCCAGAAATCTTCGTAGAGTAACAGGTTTAATTTTGAAACATTAGCCCTCAGAAAAAACGCAATCGCCGCAATAGAAGTCGTCGTAGGCATTCCCTGCTCAATCCAAATTTCATTTGCTAAATCTACAATCTTCATATATTTATACTAAATTAATTATTTATTCGCTTATTCCACTACTACCGGATTGCCAACTATTAGCATATTCCCAAGCGTTACCATATTGCCCACTGGCACCCGACCAAATAGAGTATCCTAATCCCGGAGAAATAAAAACATAACCTTCACTAACGACATAAGAAAAACCGCTATTATTTACTGAAACGTTATATATTGCTTGAGTAACGGGTAGTTTTGCTGAACCAGAAGAGGTTAGGTTAACATACATCAGACCACTAACAAAAGATGGGTCAATTGTAACATTTAATGGCATCAAAGATACATCAGAACCATAACCATAAAATATTTGACCTGTGGTATTATATCCCGATAAATTTATCACATTTCCACTTTGGTCTGTGGCGATAACGGTTAGATTTAATGTCGTCCCCTGCTCTATTGAAATATCAAATGGATTTGCCATATTATGTGTTAGACGTTAAAAGACCATTGGTAAAAGTCATTGTTCCAGTTGCTCCACCCGTTTTAATATATGATATAGTAGTCGATTTACCAGAAACTCCCCCAATAGAATAACTGTTAGCATTTAATGAGGTAACGTTCCAACTACCCGAAATTATACCATTAAACCAATCAATTAAAACCAAAGAACCAGCTTTTAATTGTCTATTTTGCCAATCAATTGATTGATTACCAGATGAATCATAAGTTAAACGACTTTTCCAATCCAATGTCGTTTGTGTGCCAGTCTGTAGTCCAAAAGAAGATGATGTAGTAATACCGCTGTATGCATTAATTGAAGAATCAATATTTAGTGGAAAATTAAAATATTGAGTTGCATTAAAGACTTTGGAACCACCAATGGATTCAAATCCATTTAAGTGAACAACAGTCGAGTCTTGAGCAACAATATTTCCATTTATATAAATTCCGCTAGTAAAATTTCCATCGCCGCTCACATCCAATGTATATTGAGGACTGTCATTAAAAAAACCAATATTATCATTATTACTTCCATCAATAGTTAATATATTAGTTAATGTTTGATAATCATAAAGTTGAAATTGGTTAGAAGAACCCCTAGCAACGAATGTATAGCCATTATTTCCGTTTGCAGATATGGTATAATTAGTGTCTCCTCCAGCGACGTTGTTGTTATACATAGCCCAACAACTATTACCAGCTTGATACATATTCATACTGCCTCCAGTATATGAAGACGCTAAAAATAAAAATCCGCTATTTATATTGAAACGATTAAAATAACCATTTGCATGATTATCAGCAATTTGTGTCGAATTAATATAATATCCCGTTGTACTATTAACCGAACCACTTACAGTTAAATTACCAGAAAGTGTTTGATTTCCTGTATTTAAAAGAAAACCGCTTGTTTCTATTATGGGTATTTGACTTAAAACGTAGGAGGTAGCTTGGTTAATTGCACTATCTAAAGTATTTTGACTAACAAAAACACCTGATTCTTGATAATCATTTGGGTTAGTATTAAGCGGGTAAAAAGACCCAGTTAGAACACCCGTATTACCAGATAAATAACTCTGAACCAAAGAAATAATAAAACCAGAAAGTTCAGATTGGTTTAGTTGTTTTAGCCTAATTGTCGAATCGAATGCCATAATAAATGTAATTACACATATACGGCATCAAAAACAGAATTATCTAAAACTTAAATATTTTTACCTTCATTTAAGATTCTTTGAACTGCTTCAGAGACTTTTGTATTAGAAGTTTGGGGTCTAGTAGGTGGTTTTTGCAACAAAGAAACATAATTGCGGAAAACTTTCATTAGTTCGTTACGAATACGTTCCGAACTTTCGACAATAATACTACCGTGTTGACGTGCGAAATTTTCCAAGTCAGAACGAGTCATATCTTTAAGTTTAGCTTCGAATTCAGCAATATCAGTAGTGCCGAATGGTGTGTTATCGCTGCTACCCCAAATTTGGTCTAGGGTCGTGACTTCAAAGTTATTAACTTTGCCGTGGGTTTGTTTTAATGTTTCGAGTTTTTTTGTTTTTGGCATATAACTTATTATAGGGGAACTTGGGTATTTGTATATGATTTTTCAAATTTTATTAAGCCGCAGTCGTAGATGCGTTGCCATCCATGGCTGCTCATATTCTCCCATTCAGTTTTACTAGCGTCGTAATTTAACAACTTATTAATTAAATACTTATGCCTAAATCCAAACTTATGATGGAGTTTCTTTTCCGGGGGGTGGAAATAAAAATAACTTGGTTCATTTTCTTTGGTTAATTGAAAGCCTAATTGGTAATAAAGATTCCCGACAGACCATCTTTTATCAGCAAAGGAGAAAACGTGATGTGGATGGTAATTTTTCTCAAAAAAAGATAATAATTTAGATGCCCCGCCGCAGACATTAAAATGATTTATCCCCGAAAAGCGGGATAGTTCATAGTCGTTATCTCTAACCGAGAATGTCATTACGTTAACCAGCCGGTTTTTATAGAAAAGTCCCAAGAATATTCCCGAACCATAATCCTGTCCTTGGATATGGTATTTATCTAGAAATTTGTTTTTGGTATTAAAATCAATTAGTCGGACTTCACATTTACGCGCAAAAATACGTCTTTTGACTAGCCCCAAGTAGTGTTTGAGGCGACTGAAGACGATTTTAGGTTTGTCTAAGAGTTCATTCTCGAAGATTTGTATAACTCGTTTATCAACAGATTGTTTTAAAAAATTTAATTGGCCATTTGGTTCTTTAGAATTATATAGTTCTACGACCTTAATAATTATATTTTTACTCGGTATATTAAATATTTTATCTTCTTGTGTAAATTCCACTTCACATTGATTAAGTAATTGATTTATTGAAAGTATTTTATTTTTTAATGGCTCATTAAATAATGAGGGATATTTATTTTTTAATATTTCAATAATTTCTAATACTTCTGGTTTTTCCCATTTGCGAGCCAATTTTAGTACTTCCATGGAATTAATTTTATGAATGATTCTAGCGGCGTTGATGCCATTTATATTAAAGGTATATAGGTTCTTGTTTTTATGTTCTGGATGAATACTAGCTTTAATTTTGTCATTAAGAAAAGCTTCTACCGTTGACTTTATCCAAATGAGGAGTTTCTCCGTTCCTAAAATAGATATTCTAATACAATTTTCGGCTTGAGGACCGTTTACAAAAATAGAACCATCTCCAGTAATAATCCCCGAAATATAAGCAAGATAATTGTCTAGGTTGTTTGATTCTTTTGGCGGTTCGAGATTATGACTCTTTTTGCCGGAATGGATATTCCAATTTTTATATAAGTCTTCTAACCATTTATCGGCTGAAGAAATTTCCAATCTAGATTTTTTATCTAAATAATGGTAGGTTTTTCCGCTTCTTTTGTCAAGAAATATTGCTTGTTTTTCAGTAGAGGAAATCATATAATTGGATTTGGCTAAACGATTAAATTCTTGCAGCAAAAATATGTCTTTCGTGTTAATGCCGAGGCATACTCTTCCAGCCCTGTTTCCTTTCTTGGGTGATAAATGCCCATCGCTTGCTATAATTCCACTAATACTACTATTAACCGTATTTGGTACTTCAAAGAATAATTCGTCTTTTTGGTATTTCTTACAAACGCCCAAAAATGTTTGCCTTGCTTTTACGGCGTTATAATTTCTACCGGGGAGCAGTTTTACTATCTCCAGCAACGGAATAGTCTCATACTTATCAATAATAATCTTATCTTCTTCTGGTTTCCAAATGTTTCTCATACCTATCATTATTATAGGTCAAGTTTCTTGTTTCGTCAAGTAAAAATAATAAAAAAACGGTGGGCTATAAAACCCACCGTTACATTGAAAACATTGACGATTATATCACGATGCCAACGACCGAGCGGGCGTCGAGACACACGCGACCCTCTTCGAGAAATCCATAGAATCCAACTTTCTGGACTCTGGAACCGTACATGTCGAATTGACCATCGGGAAGAACTGAGAACGTTCCACCGGATTCAGCTTGAACTGCGACCGGGCGAACAAACGCACCGCGAGTATTATCAATACCAACAGCGATTTGCTGAGTGGTCGATGAAGTCCAAGAAGCGGAACCAGTTGCGCTGTAGGTCGATGAACCTTGAACCTGAGTAGCAGCATTGCTAGAAGCAGCGAATTGGTTGAACAAAACGTTGTATTTCTGACTGTTACCGAATTCGACGAGTTCTACGAGGTTAACGCCGTAAATACTCTGCATACCAGCGTTTCTAAAAATCTCGTCGCGGAGGTTTTCGGAAAGGAATTGACCACGGATACCACCAATAGCGGTTGAATCGCTGGAAGTGGTGTTAATTGGGTTGTAAGCAAACGCACGAACCATCGCTTTGATTTCAGGAGCAACATACAGGTCAGTAATACCGTGTGAGTAAGGCTGAACTGGAGTGTTTGCGCTGTACGATTCGTTGATTCTCTTGATACGGAGAATAAGATTGTTTAAGTCAGCCAAAAGGAACTGACCGGCGTTAGTAGCCGCAATCGTGTGACCATAGGTACTGGTAGAAGACTGACCGGGACCAAGAATTGGGGTGTAGGCTTCAGCGAGAGACTTCAAAACGACAGCCCAAGCATTACGCTCCTGCTTAACCAAAACTTCGTTGACCATACGTTCAATGGCCTTGGAAACAACGTCCAAACGGCTCTTGCGGGCGTATTTCTTGTTGAAAGATACAGCAGAGTCAAGGCGGTAAGTACCAATCTTGATTTCAGCCATACCAGAAACTTGTGAAGTAGGAAGACCACCAGCTTGTGACTGACTCCAAATAGATACGTATCCAGTACCTTCATTGTAGAACAAATCGAGTGGAATAGATGGGTCTGAATCTTCGTCATATTCCATATCACGATAGATTGTTGACGCCGTACCCGCAGTCATCAAGACTTTCTTAAGGACGGGGGCCAAGAAAGCAGCAATAGCTTCTGTGGCTTCACGGGCAACCGACTGCTTGGAAGAACCCATGGCCTTGATAAGCTCAATTTGTTCTGGAGTGTTTTTAAGTTGGATTTGCATAAATGTTTTTCCTTTTTTTTATTTAATTATTAATCTTAGTAAAGTCCCAATCTGATAAGAGCAGAACCATCTGCACCTGTTCCACCGAGAGCGATACCAATTTGTGGAAGAACTCCAGTATTTTGTAGCGCAACAATCGTTCCGCTCGTGCTACCATAAAGAGCCTGACCTCCTTGAACGTTACCAGTAAGACCAGAATAAAGGAAGGTACCACGGGTAACGATAGGAACCGTTTGACCGGAAATACAAGCTTCCAACTCAGCAGCCTTGCGAGGGTTATACTTAAGAGGAATGTTGTTTTCGTCCAATTCGCGGATATCAAACAGGGTAATACCGATTGGGTATTCGCCGACGAAACCAGAAGTATAACTGCCAGTACCATAATATGTAACATAAGCAGAAGTCCCGTAACGCAAAGCTTGAACGTTGTTCACGCTAAAATCACCATATTGGCCAAGAATATTCAATGGCTCTAGGTCATTTCTCCAACCCCCGCTGGCTGGAATAGCAACAAGAGTTCCCTTGTTAACAATTTGGCCTGAACTTGTCTGGCCCGAAAACGTGTAAAGATTCAATACATCTTTCTCGTTATAATCTCTCAATGGTCTTAGTAATGGCATATTTTTTTTCTCCTGTTGTTTCTGTTAATTTATTTCGTTGGTGTGATAATAAAACCTTCTTCCGCAAATGCGGTCTTAAATTTTTCTTTTAGTCCCTGTGCTACGGCACTTGAACTATTTGGCAAACCGCCCTTCGTGACATTAGCATTATCCAAAGCACCTTCTACGGCTGATGCAATCGCTTCCGTTGAGGCATTGGCACCCTTTTTACCGTCTTTGTCATTAGCAGCCTTGTCAGCAGCATCTTTATCAGCCTTAACCTTAGCTTCGGCGTCTTCCATATCTTTCTTTTTCTTGGATGCTTCTGCTTCATCCATATCAGCTTTAGCTTTCTTAGCAGCAGCAATAGCGGACTTAGAATATGGCTTCAAAAGAGTCTCAGCCTTGGTTTTCCATGAAGCATAAGCTTCGGCAGTTGAAATATTCTTCAAATCATCAGCAACAATCGTAGCTACTTCATCAGGCAATTCATAAGAAGCGACCGTTTCGCTCATACGAGTATTAAAGGCATCAACTTTATCACGGTCGGCCTTTTCCTTAGCCATCGCATCCAAAGATGCCTTCATTTCGTCAAGTTTCTTATTAAGTTCTTGAGCAGTAGCCTGAACTTGTTGTGCCGCTTGAGCTTGTTGCGCCTTTTCTTCAGTAAAGGTCTTACTAGCCTTTGAAAGTTCTGACTGAATGAACTCAGCGACAGCCGAAGCCGAACACTGTTTTAAATTTTCATCCGTAATGTCTGTGATTGAATTAATTTTCATAATAGCTGTTCTTTCTCTTTTTACATTGATTTGTTGTGTTTGTGAAATACTTTCTGCAATTGTTGTGATATTTTTTTTATTTAGGTCTTCAGAGGCAACAGATTCCGCCTTTGCTTCAGGTTCTTTTTGGTCAACATTAGTTGCAATACCCTTAACTTCTGCGGCTGGTTTTTCAGTTAAACCAATACCCATGGCTATTACATTTTCATTAGGCATACGATAATAGTTTTTATTATCTTTACAACCAGAACCACCAGAAGACTTTAGGTATTTGTCAATTTTCTTTAAAAATTCTGGGTCTTTAATGATTTTTCCTTCTGATAAGTTTTTGTCTCCCGGTTCTAATTCTACAACATCATAACCAGAGAATCCAAGTTCCCAACTAGCCGATACTTTGCGATAATTATCTGAGTCTTGGTCACTTGAATCTTCTACAAGGTCACACAAATCGCCATTTACCGCTCTCCATAAAACACCACCCAAAGTTATATTAAAAGGAATATCTTTACCTCTTACGTCGTCTTCTGTAAGAATTTTGTTAGTATGAAACTCACTTAAAGAAGCAGTTAAAATAACACCAATGACCTTCTGTCTATTATGTTCTGTGTCGATAAATTTGTTGATAAATGTCTTGTAGGTGGCAAGAGCAATCTCAGTATTAATGATATCGCCGTTCTTGTTTCCACGGTTAACAACACAAGCATCGAAAGCGACAGGAAGAAGGTCTATGTTACGAAGTGTATCAATATTAGGAACAAATTTAGAAAGTTCATCCATTGAAGCAATAGCGAGTAGTTTGTCCTTTTCTTCGGAAACTACGGGACGAATTACTGACGCAAATATATTATGAAATGGTAACTCTTTTGGTGACATAATCCTTTGTAATTACACAAATTTTTGATATTTGGTATTAACAACCTATCACTCCCGAAGGACACGCTGCCGTCCAAGTAAGTATACTATTAAATATTGGAAATAAACTACCACCCTGTCCAGTTAGATAATTATATTCTAAAGAACTTGAATTAATAATTTTAGTAGTTGGAGAGTTGTTGCTGCCACCAGTTTGTATGGTTGGGATGAAATATCCTGAACCACTTAATCCAGATAACAGACAATCAAAAAATGGTACTACATTTATATAATCAGCATTAGGACCAACGCTATAAGTAGTTGAAATTGTCACTGGGTCAATATATCCAAGAATATAACTTCGAACGTATTGTATGGCTCCAATCCCTAAATTAATATAAAACTGTGGAAATTGATAAGACGTTGTAATAGAACCCCCACGATAACCACTCGAAAAATAAGAACGGGATTGTACACCACTATAAACTTTCGGTGTTGGAGTTGAAGATGTAGAAACGTCTCCTGTGTTTGGATATTCGACGGAACTTGTGGAACTTCTTATATTATATGGATTTTGATACCAATAATTAGAGTTTTGATAATACGCTCCAGAAGTACTATTTCCGCTAACTAGGATATTAAAAGGTAAAATACCAGAATTCTGAGGTAGTGTTTTCCCAGCAGTATTCCAAGGTTTATATAGTCCAGTTGGACATTCTCCTCCGGTTGTACTTACTAAAAATTGAGTATTATCATCAGAAACATAAGCAGAAAAAGAACCACCAATATCATAAATACAAGAAGGTTCTAATGGAATGCCTAACGATGGGATAAAAGATTCCCCATATAAATTAGAAGTAGTAAAAGAACCATAAACGTAATCATATTGCTGTAATCTCCAATTATTATTTGGAGCAGAAATGGTTTGATTGTTTTGGGCCATTGTGCTATCTATAATTAATTTTATTCCCGGATTAGTGATATTAGAAACAAATCCCAAAGTACTCCAATTTGCATCTGGAGGATGAGGAATTCCAGTATAAATTCCAGTTTGTATCCCGGTGTTAAAAGTTATATTTAATTGATAAGTTACCGTCATCACATCTCCAGAATTTACAGAAAAGTTTCCGGTGATTCTTGCGAAAGCCGCAGACGCATCACACAGTTTTAGTCTTGTCCTTGTACCAGCACTACTTCCATATTGATTATTTATTTGTTCTGGGAGACCTTGTAAAAGTGAATAATAGCTAGCTATCTGAGAACAATCCTTGCCAGTTACGTGGGAACCATCTTCAGCCAAGGAATACGCTATTTCTGAGCAACTACATAATCCAGTTAGCGTAGTATAAGAAAGGTCTGTATAACCAGAAACATAAGGTCTACCGGGACTAACCATTATCTCTTTAAAATTATAAGTTGAATTAAAAATATCACCCGTTATATCTGGCAAACCCCATTGTCTAATTAAACTTATTGTGTTTGACGCCGGATTAGCGTAATTACCACAACCAGCAGCTAAAAATCCTCCTGTAGTATAAAACCCAGAATCTAAATATTGAAATCCAGAAACCCCACTCATTAATCCAGTAGTAGCTGGGTAAACGCCACTTCCAGTAGAATTGACTCCAGTTCCCGTTCCTAAACTTAAATATCTAAAGCAGTCAGCAAACGCAAAATAGTAAGGATATAGTGTTCCCGAATTTGTGATAAAATTATCAATATAGTTCGACGTTCTTAATAATTCCCCGCTTTTATTGTAAACATCGACTTTGAACTGACCGCCTAAATTTAAGTGATTAACAGGCATATTAAGCTGACCAAATAAAATCAAAATAAATCTGCATACCATTCTGGGAACTTAATCCCGGAAATGCTCCGCCCCGAATTGGAGAATAAGTGTTACCCCCGACTCCTGTAAAATTATTATTTCCCGAGGCGTAATTTGGGAGAAGTCTATAGCCGCCAGTAAAATTATTTCCTGTATAATATTCTAAGTGATGAATCTTTCCAGAAGGCGCACACAAATTAGTTGGTACGAAACCCGATGTTGCATTTGCTGCCGCAACAATACTCGCTATTCCTGTCACTGTTGAGGCTGTTATCTGATGAGAAGAATTCACGGTAATAGACACGCTTCCAATCGTATAAGTACCCGCGCCCGCCGAAGAAAGAATAGATGTTCCAACAGAACCCGTTACATTACCTACTAACTGAAAACCACTTTGACTAATATAATTATTTGTATCAGAATAAACGTAACCAGTGTAAAAAGTCGGATACCAATATTGAAGTCCTGTTATAGCCAAACCTATTTTGGAACCCGGATAAGGCCAGCAAAGTAATCCGGTTTCACCCGTTGGGTTCGGTAATGTTCTTATTCCTTGGTCGCCTGAAAAACCACTCCATACTGGATTATCAAGAAGACAACAATCATAAGGTAAACCAGTAAATCCAGAATAAGGAGTTATAATTCCGTAAACTGCTCCATATCCATATGTCCCCGTACTATAACTTCCAGTTAGATTAGACGGGATATTTACCCCGCTGAATATAATTCCCGATTGTGCTAAATTACCGTCTCCCGGAGCGGCTGGGTCTATATAGCCCGTCCAAGGATAGTTAGTATATAATCCAGTAGTATTACCGGCGTTGTAACCACCCATAAATCCAGTTACATTCAATAGTCTTTGAATAGGACTTCCAGATGCACCGCTTACGCCCTGTCCGGTTATACTAAATACGGCTTGATAAACTCCAGTACCACGATTTGTTAAATAAATTTCTGGGATAATACGATAATGTGGCATATTAGCTGCTCTTCCAGAGGTATCAAAAAACAAATATTCCATATAAGGATAATTTGGAATTGTTTGTAAAGAACCTATATTAGTTAATCCGTTTATATTAGCTAAAACCAACGAACCATAACGAGCATTCCATCCTAATGCTTGGATTGGAGATATTCTGGATGATTTTGTGGCCTTTTGAATTCTTCCCCCCGTAATTGTAGGAGGAATTCTGCGAAGTGCAGTAGAAAATACGGCTGGTTGTCCATAATTAGGAATAGTACTACTAAATAAACTACCACCGGGAGATGCGTAATCTATAGTCTGTCCAGTTGCATTAACGAAACTTTGACTATTATATTGAAATGTACTACTTATAACTAAACCCGTATATCCAGAAATATTTGGTAAATTAGATAAATGTAAATTTTCGTTTGTGGCGGTTAAAACAGGAGGGTTTACATAACTTAACTGAACTGACGAATTAGGTACTGAATCTCCCGAATAATAAAAAGTATTTTCATCTGCTGGTGCTCCCGGATTAGAGACGTTGGTAATTGCCGCACTTGGATTTGTGGCTCCGGTATAGGATGTATATTCTGAATAATTAGCGCATAGACCATAAGAATTATAACCATCGTATTCCGCCGAATTACCAAAATGTCCTATACTATCATATTTAGATACCGCATATTGAGAAATGTCAGGTGATAAATAGAAGTATAAATTATAAGCATTTACCAAATTTGGTTCAAGCATTGCTCCATGGTCAGTGACAACACAGCCGCCATAATTATCAACACACTGAATACCGGGAAATAATTGCCTATAAATTCCACTCAGGTTAGCCCAACCACTTACTAATGTTGTATCGACTCCTCCAACAATGGCGTTTCCTGTATTAAAGTAGCCATTACCACTTACGCCAGTTGGAAAATAAACATAAGGTTGAGCGTAATCATTAAAATTCAAAGAAAGCATGTAATAAATCGTCGCATTATATCCAGAAGCAATAAACACAGATTGATTTACGCAACTAAATGGATAACATCCTGTTGGGTCAGAACCACTCGAAGGGGAAACCATAAATGAGTCGATTTCTAATCCAGTTCCTCCAATTGCACCAGTTCCTGATGGGAGATTCCATGCCCTAAAAAGATTAACTCCACTTGGAGTAAACTGAGTTCCACAAGCCGAACTTCCAATTAATCCAGAAGCATAAAATGGCCATCCCATATAACTTCCTGTCTGATAATTCCCATCCTGTGTCTGGAAGGTATTTATTGGCGTTGCTCCGCTATAAAATCCAGTATAACTTTGAAGACCATTGGTTTGTTCTGTAAATTGACCGCTACCAATAGATAAAAACATAAAACATCTAGCGAATGGATAAGTAAAAGGGTAAAGAACTCCCGTGTTGGTAATGTCGTTATCAAACCAATCGGTTGTTTCCATTAGTGTTTTACCACTAAAGATTTCGACTTTATACCGACCCTTCATACTGCATTTTATATTGCTTTTCATTAAAATTCCTTTTACCTAGTTTATTATATGATATAATACACTTTTATGGACCGACACTATATCCCACCAATGAAAAGGAAAGGTTTCCGCTGTCATTACCGGAAAATGGAATTACATAAAGGCCGGTACCTATAGAATATCCCAAAAAAGAAAAAACTATTTGGCCAGAATCTTGGTTTAATGGCCAAAACCTTCCGCTTACCTCGTTATTAAAAGAAATACTTTCAATATCGTAATGATTAATATTTCCACTAAATTGGGTATTAAAATACATCGGGTCGGCATTGGAAGAAATATCTCCCGAAAATCCAACCAAACAAAAGATAATATCAAAAGATTCTCCAGTTAATTTTCCACTAAATAAATTATATTCTGAAATGCTGTCATAATGAACGCCGGTTTGCAATCCAGAAAATGAAGTATAATTAATTATATTATCTTTTAATTGTGGGTAAATTGTTCCATAGAATTTATCTCCAAAAAAGACACTATCACTATTAGCACCAAAATTTCCAGAAAAAGCTGTGGATACAGTCGTATAATGTAACCCCTCAACAACTGCTCCATATGAATCAGCCCAAATATAAAACCCAAATCTACTATGAGAATTTAATAAGGCGTCAAGAATTATTGTTCCACCATAGGGATAATACCAATTAAAATCCGCTATAGTACCAGAAGCTCCGTTTCCCGCATTTAAAATAGAAGAGTTTAAGGAGGTTGGAATTATTCCGGTATTAGGCTGTTGGAAAAAGGAAAAAAGGCTAAAAGCGCCGAAGGACATAGTTACGCCTCCTTATTTCTTACTCGCAAGAAGAAGTGCGGCCATATAATTTTCGACTTGATGAATAGACCCAATACTTAATACTTCTTTAACGCGTTCTGGATTTTTATCAACGGGGCTTTCGCAATATTCTTTAACTACGCTAGACCAATTATTACTTTCTTCGTTCGCGACAATCACCGTCAAGATTTCGTTGGCTACACTTTCTTGAAGTTCATTTAATTTTTTGACTTTATATTTCTTTTTAAGAAACGAACAAATATCTTTTTCGGCGGCTTGGGCTAAGAGCATGTTTTCAGCAAGTTTTTTAACACTAAATTGTATTGTTTCACTTGCTTTTGACCCCATTGGAGTTATTTTTTTTGAAGTTTGAGGCCCAGTGGAACCCTGTGGCCTACCTGCTGATGGCACATTACCTTTTGGACCACTATCGTCATCTCCACCTTGTTGTGGGGGTGGTATAAGTGGAATATAAAGTTGATTTGCTCGATTTTCTTTATAGACTTCTTGGGCGGGTACCATTTGGTCTACCTCTGGAAGTCTATTGTCATCGATGGCCGTAATCGCCTGTTCTGGTGTCAAAATCCCCATTGAAGCCAATTGAGTATAAATTTTCGCATAAGAAACGTCATCTCGGAATTGGTCATCGTCATAATATGGAGTAGGATAACTCTTGAAATTCAACGACTTAGCAATACGTTTAACTTCTGGAATTAAGAAATTTTCAAGGAATGCCTTTTTAGCCTGTTCCAACCTCTTAACAAACACTTCTACCTTCTTTTGCTGATTAGCAAATTTTTCTCCACCCAAGAATATGTTATTTAAGCCAATGTTAATATCCTTATCAATAATTTCATACTTCTTGGGGTCAAGTAATTCCGCAATGTTAGGAATAATGAACTTGGCCTCGGTCGTATAGTCGGCTACCAAAACTCTTCCAACTGATTGATTAGAAAATATTTTTTTAAGAGCTTCTTGATTTTTTTGATTAATACCACCCTTGTCTGGGTCAGTACCGCAAGTTACTAACAGAACAATTTGTTGCATTGTCCTAGTAATAGCCATATCAATACGGCGCATTTCTATTTTGGCGTTAATATCCTCCAGAACTGGAAAACCCATAGGAACGGCGAATGGTTCATAGTCTTGTTTCTTGTAGAAAACTATTTTAACCTTCTTGGTGTCTAATGGAATATAAACACTACGCACACCAGCCCTGATTTGGTCTTGAGTGAATTTAGGAAGTGAATTATAAACCTCAATGTCTTCTTCGGTCTGAAGATTTCTTAAGCGCGAGACTTCATATTCAGTCAAAACCTTATAGTAAATACCATACGAAAAATTAGCAGTACCCAACATATTTATGTCGGCGGGGTTTAGAATAATATATCGAGCGGGCATTTTCATCGGCTCAACCTCTAATTTAATGTCTCCTTCCTCAAGTAGCGGGTTATTATCTCCACTTTTATTCTTGGGATAACCAGTTGGATATCCCATGTGATTGTCGGGGGCTTCCATCGGAGCTTTCATCGGTTGGTTCTGGTCTAGCACTGGGTCTCCTACACTCGTCTTTTTGGTAGATGCTAGACTTTGAACAATTTTTTTAACGTCTCCGGGTTTGACATCAGCATCAAAACGATAGATAAAAACATTACCACTTCTGTAATATTCGCGATAAAAGCAGTCTTGAAGTTGCCAAATACCAATTTTGTTAAAAAGAGCTTCAAAGAACGCTCTTGATTGTTTGTTTCCGCCTGTCCATAAGATATCATCGATACTAAACTCACCCATTAAATCTATTATGTTTCGGAATAAGCTGAAATTCCAGTAACATTTTTGGCAAAGAATCACGGCATCGCGAATGTCAACAGCACTATTCCCATATATTGCGCTAGAATTCCTGTACGGGGTTAAACCATTTTCAATATTAGTAAATCTATTGGTTCTCTCTACAGAACCCGCAATGTCACGACGTACTGTTGTATTATTTGTCACCCCTTCCCAATCCGACGCGGTAGAAACCATCTCTGGTAGTGCGGATTTACTTTTTACGGGTTTGGCGACTTTTTTCGACTCCAATGAGGAAGGAGGTCCAACCGTCGCCCCAAGTTGATGAAGTTCCTTTAATTTTTTCTTTGCCATATTCTTATAATAGCGATAATTACACTAAATAAATGATATTAATTTTATTGATATGGATTAGCATATGTACCGTAAAATGCCGAATATCCAGTCTCATCAGGGAATCTTATTATCGAATAGACATTGGCTGTTCCAGAATTTGGAAAGGAATACGCGTTAGATGGCCATTTTATTTGTTTTAAAACTCCCGTTACCGTAACAGAACTTAAATTAAAAAGCTGTGATGAAGTTCCATTATTCTGTGGTACGTTTATATTTCGCACCTTTATTATTAATGATTGTCCAGTGGCGAAATTGTCGCCCGAAATAGTTATGGAAACTGGGTTAACTCCAGCCGCTGCACCAGATGACCCACTTGATATCTGTAGTGAGTACATGTCGTAATTCGCGGGGTCCAATAAAACTCCACTACTAGCAGAACCAATACCGTTCCCATATACCAAACTAAAGAAATTTTCAGGTCTCAAAGTCGTTGGCACACCCGCCGCTCCTTGAGGGCCAGTAGCTCCACCCGACGCTAAAATTTGCCATGGTACACTCGGAGGCGCGATACCACTTATATTAGATACGCCGGTATTAATATAACTTGAACCTGACTGTACAACTATTGAATTAGGAATATACACATTCGGTAGTCCAGAATAAGTTCCCGAAAAATGATTGGATATCGAACCCGCTGCTCCAGTTGCCCCCGTTGGCCCTACAGGACCAGTTGCGCCGATGGTACCGGATTGACAAAGCATCTGCCAAGGAACATTAGGGGGGTAAATTCCGCTAATAGTAGTTCCTGTATTGATAAAGGATGACCCCGAAGAGAATACTATATTATCATTGTAGTATGTGGTACCAGAAGCAAAGTTTCCTTGAAAATTATTACTTAATGTGCCAACTGCGCCAGAAGCTCCTGATGGTCCTCCCGCTGGTAATGGAATCCAAGGCTGAGTTATTCCATTCGCTAATTGGAACTGAATATAAATATTATTACCGACGCCAGAATATGTATATCCAACGACATCCGCACCATTTTCTCCTGTTGCTCCAACTGGTCCTATATTACCAGTTGGACCTATATTTCCACTTGGTCCAATTGGTCCTTGAATTCCCGCAGGACCAGCTTGCGAAGAGAAAATAGCATTACCAACCACAACAGCAAACCCAGTAGATGTTGATGAACTCAAAATCATTGAATCTGTCGTCGTATCTTGACCTAATGTATAAAGTACAAACCCATATTGATACTGACTCTGTGCCGCGAAGCTAGTGGTAAAAGAAATCTGTGTCCTATAAGGATTATTGACTAAGTTATAGTAAACCACGCTATTAGTCGTTTCTACAAATAAACTTGGGGTAGTATTAGAGTTATAAAATCCAGTTGCGGTACCGCTCGGAAAAAAGACTGGCCTCCAGTAACCTGTGTTATAAGCGTCTTCGTAATAGTTAATTTTATTTCCGGCTTGGAACGGAAGGGACTGTCCAGAGAAAAACCCAGACATAATAGTAATATCTCCAGATGTCAATGTGTGAGTATTTAATCCACTAGAATTTAAGGTATAACTCATCCCGCGCATCAGAGTAATATCTGGGAAACTATTACCACTAAAATAAGGATTGATAATTACTTGACTTGGAAAACCAGAGTCGGGAGGATTAGCGCCAGAAGTATAAGATGTACCCGATTGTTGGAAATTAAGAGTAACACCTCCGGGCATACCCTGTGGTCCAGCTATTAAAGAAATCGGCGCACCCAACCCCTGATAGTTACTAAATTGAGGAAGAATATAATTACCACTTTGGAAAAACCCAGTAACTGAAGTACCAGTAGCTCCACTTAGTCCTTGAAAATTAAAACCAGTTGATGTATTATTAGATAGGTAAAAAGAAAGTATATGACTGGTAGTGTTATAAGTAATTCCAGTAACACTTATGCCTGTCGCACCTGTCGGCCCCTGCACCCCAGACAAACCCTGTAATCCACTTGGCCCCTGAATAAAAACATAGTCACCATTAAAAGAAAAAACATATCCACCAACGTCTATATATGCCCCGCTTCCAGAAGTATAAGCATTAAAACTCGTATTGCCAAAATTTATTCCAGAACCAGAAGCCAAACTTAGTTCATTAGCGAATATTTGAGCATAAGGATATAACGATGACCCAATATTGTAAACCCCTGAACCAGAAGGAATTAGATTACCAGAGATATTTTGAAATGGAAATAGTGCAAGAATCCCAGACACGAAACCAGATAATTCTGATTGGTTTAATTGCTTTAGCCTAATTGACGAGTCATATGCCATAATCCCTTAAGGTATTACACTATAATAAAGTTGGTTCGAATGTGTTATTTTCTTCTGGCATATTTTGTAGGTCATAAAATTGTTTGAGTGCCCAACAACCCAACATTAATGTTGTGTATGAGTCCTTTCTCATTCTACTTGATGTGTTATTTCTCTTCATAACTTGTGGAAGGTCAAAACTTTGTGTTCCTTTGGCGGTAGTCTTTACTTCAATAGAAGCACATTGATATTTCTGCTGCTTAAGAAGAAACTCTTGGTCATCAATCATTTGTATAAGACCACCACTCTTTCTTTCTGAGTCGGTGGCCTTCTTTTCAATTTCTTCAACACCAGTAAGAGACAAATCTATCTCAGAAGCAATTGCCTTATCGAACGCCGAGACATCTGATTTTATACCAGCGCCAAACCAAATCTTCTTATAGTCAATACATCCTTGTAAATATTCATTGCCCTTTCGAATGAAATCAGTAGTAAAATATTGTGTAAAAACAATCTTATGAATTGTGCGGTTGTAATCTCTACGGGCATTTTTTAGTTCTTTCTCAAGTTCTACTCCATCTTTTTCTGGATAAAATTCGAAAATCTTAAGTTCGATTCCTGCCTTCTTAAATAATTCGTGTTCATTACATGATTCAATAAATTGATATCCGGCATAATCGATACAAATCATATGAATATCAAAAGAAGTATACAAATAAAAGAAATACTTGATATGGTCTTTCAAGTCTCTTCCGAATTTGGCATAATTATGGACCACGGTACCGCCCACCTTGCCTTCCTTGAATTTATCATTGTCCGCTTCTATGATTGTCATAGAGAAATTATCAGAAGTAGCAGAATTAGACCAGTTGGGGTCAATGGAAGCAATATACTTCTTTCCTTTTTCTCCTCTCAAAAGAAGCGTTGGAGTTTCTCCGTCTGGAATGGTGCATTCCATCATCTTTTTCATTGAATAGTAACTATCACTTCCATCGATGAATTGCGCCCCATATTCGCGTTTGAAATTAGCCGAACTTGAATTTTCACTTTGAGCTAATTCGATAATAGACTTTTCCATTCTATCAGCAGGAACAGAATCCCAAGCCATTTGACTCACAAAATATTTAGCACCCTCTTCTGGCATATCAGGGCTATAAATCTCTTTTACAAACTCACTATACTTTTCATAAAGATATTCACAAGTATAACTGGCAGACGAAAGAGCTATAAACTTCGCGTTGTTTTTAAAATTCATTCTTTCTTCTTCCTTCAAAACACCCCTTCTTATTAATTCTGTTTCCTTGGCTCGAATAATTTGGCGTTCTTTAATATCTTGAGGAGCCACCAAGTACGGAATCAAAACCTTTTCGACCATGTCTTTATTCATCAACAAGAATTCGTCAATGATAAGAATGTTGGCACGGAAACCACGAATCTTTTCGCCGTTAAGAGGAATGGCTGTAATTTCTCCACCGTTAACCAGCCAACTAAATTGGTCATTTCTTTTGCTTTTAACTCCCATGGCCTGAAATAATAATTGAGCATCAGGATTATCACATATCTTTTCTATATAATTAAAAATAAGACGTGCTGTACGGAATGTCGGACCAGCTATAAGAATCATTGAACCGGGAAAGAAAATACACTGAAGCAGACAATACACGGCGGCAATATAGCTCTTACCACAACCACGACCCCAAACACAAAGGGAGTAATTTGCGTCCATTAGACCTTTGATATTTATTATTTGGTCTGGATAAAGCTTGATACCAGCAATCATATCCGCCGTAAATCCAAGGTTATAAAAAAGGAATTTAGCCAAAGTAATTCTGGCAGTATTCTCATCCATTTCTCCATGGATGTTTAATATTTCTTTATTTATATCTGCTTTCTTTTTTCTGTATTTTTCGGGATAAAAAATCATAGTTGATTTATGTCATATAATAATTGTAGGTCTACTTTTCTAACTTGTTCGTCAACTGAGAAAAGTTTTTGAATAACTTCGCTGGCCTTTTTCCTATTGTCTACGAATAAAAATTGTAAGTCATCATATTTTTGCATTAGTTCTCTAATATTATGGTAGACTAATTCTACTGGTATTTTAATTTTGCCGTATACTTGTCTTTGTTTTGGATATTCTTCCAATGTATTAAATGCGCTTTCTACCAAAACAATCAAATAAGCACCAGCCTCTTTTGCGCGAACTATTTCTCTTTCAAAACGCTCATATCCTCCAGTTAATGTACCCCACGCATCCCCCAAACTCTTTCTCTCGATATAAATATTAGAATTAGTCATGCGGTAGTCTCCAAAAGATAGAGTATCTTTTCTCGTTTGATTATCAAATTTCAAAGGCGTCTGTTCTCTGGAATCAGTGAAGATTACCTTCTTAGATACATCTTTAAATTTAGAACTATCAAACCCGCCCTGAGAAAATCTATTAATCAAACCTAATTCATTGCACAATTTTTTATATCCTCCTAATTTTTCATTGATGTATCTTATTCCGGGCATCATCAATGTTCGCAACTCAATTTGAGATGGAGCATAAATAAGTGATTTTTTTTGTTTTCTTTTAATTAAGAATTCACGAACATAAAGTTTTTTAACTTCCAAATCAACCGAACCGAACCACCGTTTGAAATTATCTTTTGAATTAAAATCAGTATTAAAATAGTGCTCCTTGTTTTTGTAAAGAATAATGGATTTATCATAAGCATCAAAACGCGGAAAGTATTTTTGATAATACTCGCATTGGGTAATTTTATGAGACCTAAGATGCTTATGAAAAAGCGTATCAGAGTCAAAAGTTTGAACACATAATTTGCAGGAAATCATTTTATGTTTTTCTTCCATTTGCAGTACACCATAATTGATATAGAGGATGTAGCGGCGTTGGTCGGCCAAGACCTTCAAAATATTCCGGCTTACTATTTGGAAAATCCCTGACGGCATGAGCCATGAATGAAGCGCAAGTGCTATAATTACCACTACATCGGCAGTTACCACATTCGTATTTATGTTTCTGTTTCATTAGTCCTTTATATAATCATCTTTATTCAAACCTAGAATCAGAGCACGTACTTCTGCCATATTCATTAATTTTTCAGCTTCATTACGGTTATTCTCCTGTTCTAATTCACCGAGTTTTAAAAGTTTAATACGATTTTCTTCAAATCTCCAAGCTTGAACTAAATTCAAGATAGAAGCATTCTCCTGAATCTGTTTTGATAATCTCTTACTCCTCTTTTCCTTCAAATCATCCAATAAATCATTAATTCTTTTTAAACATTGGTCCTGCTCAGTTCCGGCTTTACCTATGGCCTCTACCAATGACATAGAAAGTTTTTGGTCCCCACCAGAGTTTTGGATTGTTTCCTGCTGGCGTTGCATTCCCTCACTTCGTCTTTGTATGCTAATAGCGCGAACTCCTTGATTAGCCAATTCGATATATTGGTCAATTTCTTCTTGGGTTAAATCAGGTTTGTCATAAGTATATCTAATAAAAGCATCTTCACACGAATTGCGGTCTTCCTCACTTTCATAAGTATTCATTTGGCGAATAAAACGAAAAGTATGAAGATAATTAATTAACATTTCAAGACCCTTCTTTTGTTTGCTTGTTAATTTATCTTTGTCAAGAGAACCGTTAACGTATTTATTGGTGCGTCTTAATACTTTATCAAGAGTGTTTGGCGGGATATATTCTCCAGATGGAATGTCGTCATTTCCAGCCGAATTAAAAATTACCTTAGTATCTAAAGTTTTTATAAATTCATTTACAGCACGTACTTCGGCATTAAGATTAGAAAGAAGATTATTATTAAAAATAATTTTAGCAATTTCCAATGCGTTCATTGTCGCCACATTGTTAGTAATAAATGCCTGATGTTCGTCGCTCAATTTAATAACAGAAGTCTTACTGGGAATTTCATGTACGCCTTTGGCTTTCAGATTAAATTTCGCGAGAGTGGTTTTTATGGCTCGTCCGAACCCACTTCTGCCATCGTAGTTCATTCCCGGAAAAAGGTGTTCGGTGATTTCTTTTAATCCCGGTGGATTTGACGGAGTACGATTCCAGAAATCTAATATTTGTTTATCTTGTTCGACTGTTAAGACTATATTTTCTTTTGGGTCCATATTACTCTAGTCCATGTTCTTGAATATATTGACGAGCCTTTTCTTGAATAGATTTTGTTAATTCTTTAATATGTCTATATCCCGGAGAACGCCCTTTTTCGTTACTTACAAAATTTAAACTTTTAGCTACCTCTTCTTCTTCTTTATTGTCTATATAAAGACCCTTATATACCTTATATTCTATTGGTTTTAGAATCTTTTTCATTATAATATGAAGTTTTTCCTCATTACTAATTGAATAATGAGAGGAATCTTTTATTTCGTGGACTTCATTGGAATGATTTTCTATTGAAAGGGGGAGCTTTACGAAGGTCGCCGGTTGTTTATTTTTTTTCCAATGAGCGTATAGAGGACAGGCTTCGCATTGTTCCTTGTAAATTTTACACCCATCCTCCCCAATGGACGCATCACACCTCAAACAGGGTCTGGCATAATTAGTATAGTTGTTCCTTACTAGATTTTTAATTTGATTTGTAATTATACGATTAACCCAAGGCTTTAGTGGTTTTGAATCATCGTACTGGTCCCATTTATTCCAAAGATGTATTAGAACAATCTGGCTAACATCTTGGAAGTCCATACTGGCTAATGAAGTAAGCGTCCATCGGTGTTTGTGCTTTATTATTTCATCCTGAATTTCGGGAATTAATTTCTCGAAATTATTAATATCGATTGGAGTCTTTTTCAAGAGGTTTAGCCTTTAATTTCTATCGACTCGCCCTGTCTAAGAGAAGCTCCTTCTTTTAAAATTTCTTTTATAACATTTGGGTCGGAAGAAAAACGTCCTATACGAGCCGGTTCTTTATATCCCTGTGGTAATCCTCCCCCCGCCGCTACTACCGATGCGATACTCTCTTGATTTCTTTCCAATCCTACAACAGAAATATCAATATTATTTAAATCAATACCAAGTTCGGATAAACTGTTAACGCGGTCAGCACGAATACTGTTATCGTCATCATCTCCCCCTCGTCCGATTGCTACTGGAGTAAATGTATTCTGTTGGGCTGCTTTGGCGTTTTGTGACGGTGGTTTTGAGTCAATAGACGTTAATGACGTTCCGCACGACCCGCAAAATTTCGAGTCGATGGTTGTTTTTTTACCGCAGTTATGGCAATATTTCTCTAAGGCGTTCATATGACTTATTATACAATTAATTCGTATAGTTAATAGATATTTTTGATATAATAAAACATGCCCATTCTTTTTAAGTCACTCAGCCAGAACGAAAAGGTCGAATTTTTCATTCATTGTCAAGAGTTAATGCTTAAATACCACCCCAAAAGTTCTTTTGTTATTAGAGAGGGTAGCTTGGATAAGGCTTTAGAAGTTTTTCAAGACAATATTAATAAATATCAGGGCTATTATTACTCTAATGATAATATTTGCGTTCTATGGAACAAGATTGCCATTTCTGACCCTATTAATGTCAAGCGGGTAATTAAAGAATCTGCCTATCAGCCTCCTAGCGAGCATTATTCTGGTGTCTCAATAGACTTCGCGACCTTTAAGAATATTACAGACGTAAAAGAATTTATAATTAAAAACGACGAAGAAAGAATAAAGTACGTCCTTTTTATTAAAGAAGGTAAACCTAAAATTTACAAAAAAGATGAAATAATCAATCGTCTTCCGGCGAGTAGATAAAAATATAATTCGCGGGTTTGTTATTCGGGTCTACACCAGCCAGTTTCTGCCAAACTTTGTGTTCTGGCGTGTCCCACCATCTCATTAAATACAACTCCTCTGGGGTCATTATTATCATTGATTATTAGAATTTTATTTTTCCAGTCTTTTTCATTATAAACCTAACAAAACCCGAGCGGACAATATCTTTTTCCTCATTCATTCCAAAGGTAAAAATACCATTTTCTTTACTTTCAGAATCCGACAATAAATCAAACATTTTCTTAAAACCAGATTTACTTCCTATATCATTTTGGTTAATACTATCTCCAATAAAGAATATTTTTGTATGTTCTCCGCACCGACTAAGTAGAAGTAATATATCATCATAAGTAAGTGAAGCGGCTTCGTCAACTATGATAGAGGCAGACGTAATTGATAAACCACGAGCAAATCCTAATGGAAGGCAATTGAGTTTATTTTCTTTGGTTAACCTATCTATCTCAGATTTAGAAAGTAGTTCAGATAATTTATCAAAAAATATTTGATTGAATGGTAGCATTTTTGAGGCAATATCTCCGGGAATGTAACCGATACCAAAAGAAGAAGATTCTACTGGATTTCTTACATAGATTATTTGGTTAATTTTGTTTTGATATAAAAGCTTTAGAGAAATTAATACCGCTAAATACGATTTTGATGTACCCCAAATTCCATTTATATAAATGCATTTGCACTCTTTGGATAATCCCGTTTTTATTATTTCTAATTGTTTTTCATTATAAGTAAACCTTTCTTTAATGATTGGGTTTTCTGAAGACTGGCGGGATTGCTGTTTTTTATTTTTAGTACTCATATATTAAAGACCGCGAACTAACCAAATGTTAATCCTAATTACACTAGATATCAATAATAATTTTAATATTTTATTGAGTGAATTCGGAACTTACTAATCCCACGTTTACTAGATTTGTAAAAGCTAAAATATCATTTGGAGAAACGGGGATAGAAATATCACTAATATCATTACCAGTATTTGATGTCAATGGCGCGTTGACCAATCGTTTTCTAAATTGACCAGATGAATAATTCGTTATTAAAAATGATGCAATTGGTGAAGAAACAGAATTTGTTATAGCGTAACTAATAGTTAAAGTCCCACGACCGCCATAAGTATTTGTCCAACAAGACGTAATTGATATTGGATTTTCTATTACAAGTAACTGACCACTAAATATCCCACCTTGAAATACGTCTGCCTTTAAAGTGTTTGGATAATAAGTATTAGTCGCATTTTGAATAGGATTAGTTCCTTGCCCATTCCAGTTGGCAAACCAAGTCAGCATTGAAACATTATTATAAATATAGGCATCCAACCCTCCGTAATTATTAAAGTAATTTCCTGTTACTACGGTATTCGTCGTATTATAAAGTAAAAGTGCTTCAGTATTTGTGCCTACTGCCCCTAAATAAGCTGAGGACATGTTATTTCTAATCGTTACATTATTTAGGTTTGTGGAAGTTAATCCTAAAATATGAATTCCAATTGAGTTTTGACTGCCAGAATAGAAAATTGTATTATCATGGATATTTAAATTATTTTCAAGATAAGAAGTTGTGGAATTTATAAAAATACCTTTAAAAACATTAACCATGTAATTATTACAGATTTCCCAGTCCTGCCAAGCATTAGACTCAGAGTAAATTCCAACTGCGGCAGAAGCGAGAGCGATTTGGTTAATATCACGAATATAATTTCCGTCTACCTTAAAACCTTTGATAAACCCAAAATTACAAATAAAATTAAAATATCCCGGAGTCATTAATCCTCCTGTCGTATCTGTCGTAACTGAAGTGTCCATGGAACAGTTTTTAATCTCACCGCCCAACAGCCAGCCATTTGTAACGGTTAGAGTGTCTGGTATGGAAAGTACTGGTGGTGAATTATTTGAAGCATTGCCGTTAAAACCATATCCACCCATACTAAGAAAATCCACTCCAGCATTAGGAGCCATAACCATATTAGCACAAGAACCCAAAATGCAACCATCAATTAAAGCATGATGAACAGCGTTCGTTTGTACTGAGCCATAAAAATTACCGCCATAAGTCCAAATATTAAGTATAAACTGTTCTTGATTTGTAATAGCTAATCCCCAGTTAATTACTTCGACGTTCTTAATCGTAGCATTATCACCAGTTAAAGTAACTGCTCTATAATAAGTGTTACTCCAAGCTTGATTTTGCTCATTCATGTCAATAGTAAGATTCTCAACCATCATATTACTACGACCAAGTGGCAGATACCCAACATTCCCACCAATAATATCATTATTATAACCACCAGCACCGGGGTCACGCTGGATAATTGTTTTGTTTCGTCCAGCCCCATCAATATCATAACCAGTCTGCATAACCAGTCCATTAGTGTCATGAAATGTACCGGCATTTAAATGGATTTTCGTATTAATTGGAAAAAAATTAGTCCAAGGAAATAAACCGTCAAATGTTACAGCATTAGTGGCTATATAAGGATTTGCCTGACTACCGTTGCCAGAGCCATTAATACCAACAGGAGAAATCCATATTTCATTAGCATTAGTTGCACTTTTTGTAAACCAATTAAATAAATTAGCCGAAGTAATTTGGTAGGTTATAGAATTGCTAGCTTCCAAAAACGTCTCGTTGCCATTTAAAACGCCCGTTATTGGATAATTCGTCCAATTAAGACCAAAACATGTCCCTGTTACTAGAAAAGTCACCGCCATTACAAAGAAAAATCTTTTAATATTCATTATACCTTATATTACACTATTTTTTATTGTGATATAAAAGTATGGACTATTAAAGTACTTATGGTTACTTTTCCGCCACCACCGCCACTGCTGCCTCCACCAGACGTAGTCCAAGTTCCTGAGTTCCAGTTAAATACTGTCGAGGTATTGTTCGTTAGAGTTATCACTGCCCCAGATAGAGAATTCTCGTATATGAAATCGTTGCTAGGCCCGGAATTATAAATTATAATCTGAGAATTGACGGGAATAGCGTTAGAATCATTGTTGATGATTACTAACGGTCTATTCGGGGAAGTTAAATAATATTTTGAACCCAAAGCATAACTGACATAGTTTGTGGAAATTCCATTTGTTCCTACTATACCACCGCTGTTACTTATCTCAGTCCAGTAGTTATTGTTCGTGGAAATAGAAGGATAGTTTATTTGAAAATAATTGCTGGAAAGTATAGTGTTTCCAGAATTCGTAGGAACAACATTATTAGTGTATGTGACGCCATTGGTCATATACGTATAAACAATTGCCTTGTACACTAGATTAGTAATCAGCGAAGAGTCACATGTTAAACCGTAATTGTACAGGGCTGGAGCTACTATGACACTGTTTGAACCGGGAGAATTGAACTGGCTATAATTATTATTGCTGATGAATATATTAGTCGTCCAGCCGTAGGTTAACCACAAGGTTTCAATTGGATTAGCTATATTCGTACTTTGCATCGTATTACCAGTGACGTATATATTCTCTGAGTGACTTATATCCAGAGACGGATTAAGAGATGTAAGGCTAGGAAATGAAGATACAGCAATGTCAGCATTCACGAAAAGGTTGCTTGTAATTAAGATGTTTGATTGACAGGTAAAGGCAGTTTCTGCACTGTCAGAACCAGTGACGATAGCGATATCATTATTTCCAGAATTAAAGAAATAGTTGTTAGATACCACGCAATTAACCAAGTGATTGAGATTAAGGAAGATATTACCGCCCGCAGGATTTGTATAGTAGCAGTCGTTATTAATGAAATAGAAGAATGGTATATTACTATAACTAGCTGAGAATCCAATAGAGCATTCGCCAAAACAATTAGTTATAAGGCAATTTTCCAAATAATTAGGTATAGTACATCTGTTTCCATACCATTCAATTGGAGCCAATACATCATTGAATGTGCAATTTGTAATAATCATATTAGCACCAGCATTAGCGCAGTCTGCTCTACAATCATAAAACGTGGTATTAATATAAGTAAAGACATTAGCGTTAGTTGAACCGTCTGGATTCTTTAATACTTCGCCCTGCCATCCTTGCCACAACATATTAGTAGACAAAACGCTAAAATCAGTACTATTCCAATTAGGAACATTTGTAGTCCATTGGAATGTCGCCACAAAAGCATCGTGGGTAACATCCCATCCAAATCCATCCACTTGATTTTGTCCACCAACACCATAACTATTATTCCTAAAGTTATCCTCCGTAGCCACATTAGGAATTCCACCATCAATATTAATCCCTGTAAATATAAGAGGAGTATTTGTCCCTACTAAATTTGTCGGTGTAAATTCATCAAACATGAATCCTCTTTGTGGAGAATTCGTTCCAGATGGAAAAATTCCCGGACCTTCACTACCCATGGCAACAGGTTCTGATATTCTAGCTCCTTGACCTATTAGATGAGTAAGATTAGTTCCATCACCCAGAATCGTAAATCCACCCTGACTCAGATGAACTCCATACCAGTTATATGTAACATCTTGATTCGTGGCTAGAATTAGATAATTTCCAGTAGGGATGTATAGAATGCTAGAACCAGTATTATTTGTATATAAAGCAGTGAGTGCAGTGTTAAATGCAGATTCATTATCATGGCCTAACGTAGCGAAAGTATGAGTCAAAGTGTTGGAGCATACCTTGGAAAGATAGAGGTTTGTTCCATTAACCACGTTGGTAACGGTAGCTACAAGGTCTAAATACCCGTTGGTATAGATATTAAAGCTATTCGTTCCAAAAGGAGTAATTGGTCCTGCGTTGAATACTTCAATGGCGTCTCCAATAACACTATTCGAGATGATATTTGTTGTAGTTACCAAATTTAAATTGGAAGTTGTATTGACGTAAAATTGAACTGCGTCTCCTAACGCTCCATAGTTAGTTACATTAATACTTAATGAAGGAGAGTTTGATAAATATTGCAACGAAGCCGTGTATATTACTCCGGGACTGGCAGAATTATTTGTCTCGTTAAAAGAATCAATCTGAATAGTATTGGCACCCGAATTAACATACAGTACGTTTGTATATCCTGAGATATACCCTGAAGCATCTCCCTCATTAGTGAAAGTCACTGAAGCTGAGTTAGCTCCAATAGTTACTCTGCATAATCCGGGATTCCCTAAATATCCGTATCCACCGTTAACTATAATTCTGTAGTATCCACTATTCGTAAAATTAAGCGTATTCTGTATGCTGCTATACTGATTTACTAAAGTCCAAGAATACTGTCCTCCATACTGTTGAGAGTAATCTGACTGATTATAACCACCATTTGCTCCAAAATAAGGATTTCCTGCTGTAGTTGCTATGGCTACGAAGTTACTGCTTTGCAATGTTTTAATAGAATTAGTGCCTACTCCAGCGAATACCGTAGGATTATTTAAATTAGTTCCAGTTAAATTTAATTGTTGAAGTATCCATGCAAACTGATTCGATACGGTATTTAGTCTGGATAAAGTTACCCAATTAGTACATTCAGTATATGCTAAAGTAAGATTAGTCTGCATCGAATATAATACTGGAAATGTAAAAGTACCCGGAAAAATAGATTCAGAATATCCACTGCTTAATCCATGAAGTGCTATATTATTAGTTACAACACTCTGTTCAAAGGCATTATAAAAATTTAACATAGGTACTGACGACTCAGAATAATACCCAGTAAAAAACTCTGTTAATACAGTAGATTCAGTCAGCGTGTTGTTCCACCATGTACGCGGGTAAGCATAATAATCCCAAGGATTATAAGGTATCTGGTCTGGATTGCCCTGACATCCTGCCTCAAATACTCCTTTGCTTTGCAAGAATTTTATTCTATCAATCAAACCGTTTACTTCAGGAATTATTAATAAAGGATTTTTCTGGGCGTAATCAGTCAATAATAAATCATACCCATACGACCCGAGATTTGTAGTCATACTGCTCCAATTTACCCAATTATTAGAAATGGAGGCATTATAGGAAGATGACGTTGGGAGTACGGGTTGACCATATACACATACTTGCATGTGTAAATTACTAGGGAGTTTACCAAAATTAGTTGGCGCACTATTTAAACTAGCATAGGCTAAACCGGACACAATGGCATTAGTATCACCTAACTGAGTTACCTTATTAGCTACGTTAGTTAATAAATAACAATATTCTCCTGAATAAGAAATAGGCAAACCCGGATTACCAACCCAAGCATCACCTGTTGATTTAAATGGAGTATTTAAAGATACTTCGGCAGCATTAGTAGAGAATGAAGAATCATCAATAGGATATATACCATAATACCTAGAGAAAGACTTATACGTTAACGCGTAGTTAACATCAGGAGGACTTGAAGTGTCACAATTATACACTTTATTAGCCAACCAAGTGCTTAAATTAGTATTTGACTGTGACCAAGTTAATACAATTCCACTATATGAACCCAATCCAGCAGCATCATAAACTCCATTAGTCGGATTAACTAACTGCCCTCCAAAATAACCCCACCAATTAGTATCAACTAAGATTCCATTAATCACCTGATTAGTCATCTCTAATATCCTTGTGGGAACTACTATATTATAATTATGAGGATAACTGCCGAATCCTTCAGTATAATTTGAATTGATTATTCCCAGTGCGGCCTCATACTTAATTTCTGACCCTGAAAATAAATATGACCCACTGTAAGTACTAGTCCAGTGATTCCTCCACCAGTACAGATAACCTTGTCTGGTAGGTCCGTCTATTCTCGTCCAAGGATAGAAATCACCTATTGCAAAATTAGCATAGATACTTTTTACACTCGGGTTTAAATTGTATGGCAAGGAAGATAAAGAAACTCCAGAATTATAAGGTATATAATCTCCATCTTCATCAGGATATACCCATCTAACCCCCTGAGATTCCAAGAAATTCAAAACCCCATACCAAACATCCATATATGGCCACCCAGTAAAATCAACTTCTCTTGTTCCTTGTATTGTTGCTGTAATATTTGTTGGCAGTACTCCATTTAATAGATTACTGCTCTGTATGGCGTATGATGTTGCGTTGTTTTGTAAATCTACTACTCGATAAATAGTTCCGGGATACGAATTAGTCTGAGAAGGTAAAATGATTGGTACGGGTCTTCCTTCTAACTCTGACAAATAATAACTGAGGTCAGAAGAGCATTGTAGTAATCCTCCACCTAAGGAATTGGTAGCAGCCACGACGGCGTCCAAGTTAGTATAACTACCTAAAGAACCGTGAATTTGATTAGTAAAACAATCCCAAATCAGGTTTGCTGGTGGAGAAATTAGTGTCCAATAAGCATTTGTAGCTGACCAATTTTGGTTAGTAAGTAATGATAGAGTAACATATCTTCCTACTATTGGAGTGAATCTTATTGATGTCTGACTCTCTATCACACTTCCTGCATTGAATGCCCCATTAGAAAAGTTAGCATCATAGGGAACCCATTGAGTTCCTACTAAATTAGTAGCCGGAGAACTATTTCCTACATAAACATTGACAACACCTATAGGATTAGTTTGCCATGTAGTATTTACATTGTTTGGCCACATAGGAGTATATGAATAGTTGGTACCTGAAGTAAATACTCCTACTATAGTATTAGTACCTCCCATATCAAGAGTATACTCATTAACGGCATTAGTAATGACTGCTGAATAAGGCAAGATGCTGGACTCAACACTGATACAAAAAAACAGTAGACTTAAAAAGATGGCTAAGAGTTTGGTCATAATTACCACGAATTTGTCAACATGGCTGGCGTGGTTGATAAGTAGGTAATTCCGCATTTACTTCCGGGTTGAAGAACGAAGTAATCGTCGCCCGCAAGTGATTGGTAAACCGCCACACCGTTCTTTGAAACACTGTACGCTGCCGCATCGCTAAAATAGCATTCCAACGCAACAGGTGCATTGTTCGTGAAATTGAATGTTGACGCTCCAACGGTGACAGCAACTGGAATATGAGCGGTGTATGACGCAATTCCATTCGTTACCTGAATGCTGCCATTTAGTGTCAAGGTAATAGGAAGAGAATATCCTAATCCTCCGCTAGTAACATAACTAACATTAGTATTCCCTCCAGTTAATAATAAATTGTATGCAGAAGTTCTAATCAACGCCATTTCATTAACCGTTGAATCACCCGGAGTATTGACACTTGACCAAGTAATTGGACAAGTGCTTGCAAGTTGAAATCCTCCCCAGTAACTGCTAACATTGAATCCGTAAGGTGCGCCTATACTATAATTATTGAGAGAAGGGAATGATAAACCTCCGTTAAATGTAGTATATGACCCAGTAGCTCCAATATTAATATTACCGCCGCTATTAATTCCTAAATTAATATCTAAATTTGTATCTACAGATAGGAACGTATTTGACCCAGAAGCACTTAAAACTGAGAAATAAAGAATATCACTTGAAGCAGCCCATAAAATATCATTAGTATAGAGAGAGTTAGTAATGGATAAACTAGGAAAAATACTGCCTCCACCTCCACCGCTCGCCGCTATCATATTTGTTCTCTGGCCTGTAGAACTATTCGTAACGCTGGTTATGGTCACATTCGCACCCGCAATCAAAATGTCGTGCTGCCAATTAGTCAACCCACTAGCATCTCCAATTATCGGAGAAAGAAGAACAAAATTAGTAGCCGTAACATTAGAGAAGGTTGCATTTGAAACTACTGTTAAACTATTTATGGTGGTATTTCCAGTGAGGGTTGCGTTTGTGATGCTAGCGCCAGACACAAGGTTGGAGGATACACCGGCTGTCAAGGCAGTCGTTGCGCTGGTTGCCGAGGTCGCATTGCCAATGAAGGTGCCAGTGATATTATTTCCAGAATTTGTCAACGTGACTGCTCCAGCATTATTATTAGTAATTCCACTGGTGGAATTGCTTACAATGAGGTTCTGATTAATCCAATTCAATAGATTACTGGACATAATTAGATGGTTTTGGGTATTATTTGAATTTCCAATCAAAAATGTTTCACTGCCAGTTAAGTTTGTTACCTGCGAATAAGTTAGCCAAGACCCCGCGAACGAAGTCTGATAGAATAATAAAATACTGGCTATAAAAGAGAATAGGGATGTTAATTTTTTCATTTTTAATATGTTATAAAAAAACTCCAATCAAAATAATCATGAATTTACTCATATTAGAAAGTACCGACACTGAGGGGGAACCCTCCGGTATTTGTATAGATAATTCCGTGCGTCAACGCGGAGTTCGTGCAAACGTACTGTAGTCCGGCGATGCGACTGAGGATGGCGAGGGGTTTGGTCATGTTACCAGATAACCGGGGTGGCGTTTGTGGTAAGATTAGCCATAACAAAACTGATGATTTGCTTGGCGTAATAAAGATGCCCTGCCGCATTCGGATGCGGTCCGTTGCCGGAGTAATAAGTGTAGGCCGTTCCCGAGCCGGGGACTAAATAGCTTCCCTGAATCCATGAGTCCGCCGCGTTTGGCTCTGGAAGAAGCACCGGCAATCCACACGTCGCCGCCGCATTGCTAATAATCAGGTCGGATGGCGCTTCCGAACCAACAGGGGAAGTGATTCCAGGGAATGGCGCAATGACGATTTGCTTGCAGTTTGGCAGAAAAGATTTGGTCAATAAATAAACGTTGGTCGCCGCCGCGTACAAACCATTTGTGGGGTCGTTTATGCCTTCCGCCCAAATAATGAAACTCGGGTGAAAGTTCAGAATACAGTTTGTTAGCCGCTGAATGATTGGAAGCCCGACCACTTGACCATTGTAAATATTGGTCGCAATGTAACCCGTCCCGCCTTCCGCTTGAGGCACTAAGTTTATCCCTTGAGGCATCAGAGTATCCTGTAATATCGAAGGGTAAGCATCAGGACCGTCAGCACCCGAAGAACTACCGACCCCCGCAGTGATGCTGTCCCCCCCAATAATGCCGGTCGAATAGGGTTTTTGAACTGAAACAAAGGAGTTTGTCACCGGCTCAAACATTCCCACGATTGTTCCTCCCACTCCATGCACTTCAATGTGGTGAAATCCAAAGTTCGGCCACGTCAAAACTAATGAGAGAATATTCCCGCTTTGGGGCGTCAGAGTGACCCAATTTTTCTGGACTTCGGGAAGTGTGTCACTATTAAACCAATAAGGGCCGGAATACAGAAGCAGACCCAGACTATTGCCGATAAATTGCGTTTCACCCCTTAAATCGTGATTTTGTGGCGCGTATGGAGCACCCGGTGGACCCACATCAGACCAACCCGTTAGGCCATTAACCGCGCCAAACGCAAGATAGTTTGTTAGATAACCACACCAGTACGAAAAATATGGTGAATTTGTCAGGCTTAAATTTCCTCCGTAAGTATTGCCGCTGATTGTATAACCAAACCAGTTTGTATTCCCAAAATAACCGTATGTGGTATAGCTCGCGTTCGTTTGTACCACCGTTACCGTTACACCGTTTTGTTGGCCTAATTGTCCAACAAGGTTATAGCCGCTCAAGTTCGTCAACCCGCCGCCGTTGCCACTCACGTTCAGCAAAACAGCATTCGTTATTACCAGCGTGCCTATTCCTCCCACCAGAGCGCCCGCGTTCACATTTGTAAGCCCGTTGCCGTTGCCGGTGAAGGTGCCATTAAAACTACCATTAAGGTTGGCCACACTATTTGTAGGGATAAATAGCTCAGGCCAATTAGCCATCATTGCTGCTTTAATTCTTTGAGCGATATTATAATGACCTTCGACATTAGGATGCGGAAAAGCTGAACCATAATAAGGGTCAGTAAGTGTAATGGCGGTACCGTTTACAATTGAACCTACATTAGCATTACCCGTTATTAGTGCTGGACTAGTATAGTCAATAAATTGATTTGAAGAAGTTATAAACCCAGAAGCCAAACCAGCGGCTCTTATAATCTGAGTAGCTAACCAAGTATTATCTCCCGGATTTGACTGTTGACCTAAAGGCATTTCACCGCCAAGTAATCTATTTTGATTTGGGAATAAGGCGACAATATTTGTCATAGCCATATAACAATAGGTATAAAGAGTATTGTTTGTTAGGATACTATTAGTTGCATAACCCCCATCATTAGAAAGGGAAATTATCATATATTTAGGATTTAAAGTTTGCATATCCACAATTCTTCCCCACAAATTCGTTCTTGGTCCTGATGGGTCAGTATTTACCCAACCAGTACCACCTTCTCCCATATTATTAATCCAAATATTTTTACAATCAGGGTCGATATTCAAATAATCAAAATAAGAACCATTACCGTTAGGTGCTCCAGTTCCTTCTGTTACACTATCACCCCATACATAAACGGGTGTTTTTGGTAGCAACGGTTCAATGGCAAATTGTACTGGGGTTTCAATCCCGATACAAGTACTGATATTTTTAATTATCACTGTATGCCAATTAGTTGTATTTAAAGTGACTGTAGTTAGCCATTCTAATGCACCATCGCTTGGTATAGCATAAGAGTATGGATTGTTGTCGGCGTACTGTACAATTCCATCTACAATTATCATAGGTGTGCAATTCCCAGTAGGAAAATGGTCTATTGCGAAAACATTTCCATAAAATCTAAAACCTAGTGAAATCTGAGATATATCCTCAAGACCTACACCAACAAATTGTAGATATCCAGTTATGGCATTTGTATTTGGATAATAAACTCCATTTTTTCCATTTCCCGGCCCTCCATAAACAAACCATCCATAAGAACCCAAAATAGTAAATGGATTTGTGGCTAAATTATATGGTGTGATATAATACTCGGTCCAACCAGACGGAATAGTGGATGTCGCGTTGGTGACAATTGAAACTATTTCGGGGGAATAAGAAGGTAAACCAGTTAAAATCAAATTAGTTGACTTGTTTTGTACCGCCCAAGTACTTAAATTTCCTCCAGTGATTTGTTCTGTATTCGTACCGCTCGCAACTAAAAATGTCTCGTTACCATTTAAAGAACTTACCACTGGATAGTTCGTCCAAATACCCCCAAAACATATTCCCGTTAAAAACAAGGTGGCAAAGATTGTTGAAAAAATTTTTCTTATATTCATATAGATATAATACACTGATTTTGATTTTTAATTGACATTTATGATTGGATTGCCATTTCCATCCAAGATATACTGTCCATTATCATCAATAGAAAACGCCCCCACAAACAAAAAGCCTTTTTTAATGAATTCGCGGTCCCATCTCTGGATAAGATATGATGCATCAATAGAATTCACAAAAGAATAATAAGAAGCCGCTTCTTGGGCAAAAGATGGCCAATCTGCTGCTACAAAAAAAAACTCATGCAGCCTTGTTTCGAAATCTTGGAATGTCCCAGAAATATACATATTTTACCCATTCGTAGGAATAGATAAGGCGGGGGTTGAATAATATTTTTCACTATTAAGAATGGTTTCGCCTATCTTCTGGAATTCGTTATTCCATTTTTTAAGTTGGGCGGCGGTAATTTGGCCCGAATACCCCGACCCTTCGACTAAAAATCCTGTTGTGAAATCACTCTGGCCTGTTGGCAACTGGTGAAGCCTTTTCTCGAAATCCACGATTGAACCTGTGATATACATTTTTTCAAGGGTATTTACACATATTAACGCGGGATTGACATTTAAAGTATAATTAGGAGAACTATACAAGGCAAAAAAGATGATTTTCGTATAATTAGATTTAGATTTTGATATTTTTTATGTAATTAGAATTTTCGACCGATTGGAATAGGGTCATCCCGGAATTTTTGTCTCTTGATTTCTCAAAACCCCCAAAGCCTCCCTAGATTTCAGAAATTGCGGGGAGAACGAAGGCTTAAGATTCCGGTAGTGGTTAATTTGGCTTACCTCCCCTAGATTATTTAAATCGAAATCATTTATAGGACGGATTAAACGAATTTCCCAAACCTTACCATAGTTTTCCCAAGTCATTTCGGGAAGGAATAGTGATTCAAGGTAAACCTTTAATTCTTTGGTTTTTAGGCCAATTTTGCTTTTGAATTTAGTCTTGTCGGCGAGGCGTTTCCTAAGATTATGAGGGATTTTTGTCCAAGGCTGTTTGTTATAGATTTTAATATAAGCTAAAAGATAAGGTTTGATTTTTTCTTTGTTTTTTAAATACCGTTCCGACAAATATTTGGTTTTTTTTAGTTTGGTTTCTAAATCTTGGGTTTTGTATTTTATTTGTTGTTTTGTTTTCGTACAAGTGATACAGTAGCAGGCCATACCATCAGGACAAGACATTTGAATTCTAAATGAATCATATGCCATTTCTTTTTGACAACAAGTACAAATTTTAAATAAAACAAATTGTTTAGGTTGTTTTGGTTTGGACATATGTATCACTTTTCTTTAGGTTGTCTGATGCCCACAAGGGCTGTAAATTAGTATAATGATTAATAGCTAGTAAGTCTTCTTGTTTGGTAACATCAAATAATGAACAAGGTTTTATATGGTCCACGTGCCACATTTTTCCATAATTTTCCCAGTTCATACCATCTACAAATCTAGCTTCCAAATGATTTTTTAATTCTGTATTATTACAACCAACTAATTTATTTTTACCTTTATAATGTTTTTTAGTTGGGTTATTAATAGCTTGTTTGAGGAATTTTCCTAGTCTTAACCTTAGAGATTTACGAATTCTTTTTATACCAGAAAGGTTTTTAGCTCTTTTTCTGTAATATTCTCTTCGAGCAAGATATCGTCTAACACTCGCAAGTGTTTTTATACTCAAATTAATCATACATCCCTCACATTCAGATTCAGGTTTCCAATAACTCCAACGATAGTAATAAGAATTTTTTTTTCTTTTCCCTAATCTTTCTTTTTTAAGGCATTTTGGACAGTAATCAAATAATAGTAATTGTTCCATATCATATTATATAATAACCCCCTAATTTTATGAAAAAATACTTTTAAAAATTTTACATTGTCGTCCATTTTTTGCTCGAATGGATTGAATGACCTCCAAAAAGTTAATAGAATTTGACATTTTACTTCGGTAGCAAAATAGGTTTGTCCATTTTTTGGTCTCGTTAATATTACTTTCTCCTAAATTCTTCGGGGAGAGCTAGATATTACCCGTGGGGCGCTGCGGCGACGATTAGTTTTTCTAATTTTTCAAGATATTCGGGGGGGGTTATTAGTTGGCATGATACTTGTTTTATGGCAATAAGAAAGCCTGATAGTTTCCTATCAGGCATGTTTTAAAATAATACGGTTTACAACGACATTAAATTTTCTTCATCGTCGCGCAAT